TATCAAATTTTTTTTAATTTGTCAAGCCGGTTGGGAATTTTTTTTATAATTTTTTTCCCAACCGGCGTGGGCTTATTTCATTATCTGTGAAAATTCTTCTGTGTGTCCGCAACTATCGCAAGTATAGTAATAGTCTTTTGAACCGCGATAATTTGTAGCACTTGAAAATTGATACTGACCACCGCATTCACAATATCCATTATTCCAGCGGTCATGATTGCTTTCTTGTTCTTTGTACAATAGAGTTGCAACGCCAAAACCAATAGCAATCGCAATCAGAACAGCAACAACTCTGCCGTGCAAAGTTTCAGGTGCAACAATGGCAATCATCAGAGGAAGAATGGTCAAAACTAACCAAGCAAAATAAAATCCAGGATTTGTAAGCATTTTATATTCTCCTTACAGCCAAATAGTTCCCTGACCACCAGCAGGCGGATTCAGGTTATCGCAGATAATTTCTGCTTCGCCCTCTCCATCTTTGTCTTCGTATTCAACATGGAATGTCAAATCTCCAACATTATCCAGATAATCCTGAATAGCGGCGATAATTGCGGCCATGTATTTTGCTTCTTTCTCTTGGTCTAACTGGTTAATTCTTTTCTGTGCTAATGCAATCAGGGTCTGCAATTCTTCGGGCTTCTTCTTGTTTATGTAGTTGTGCAAGTCCTGCAAATTCATTGCTTCGACGATAGCGGCGTCCATAATCATTTTTATCAATTCCTTTCTTAATTTGTATCTTAATTATACACGATTTCAGGATTTTTGTCTATTGGCAGAATAACCAAATTTGTGAATAAAAAATTGTGCAATGTGCTAAAAATCTAAAAATCCTCGCGGCTGGACGTGGCCGCGAGGCTCAAAAAAATTAAGGGGAATTTTCCCCTTAATTATCATCTGTATAATCATCAGGCTCGCAATCGCCCCACATGCTGTAGAAATCATCGCAATCATTCATCGGGTCTTCCAGAGTGCAAACGCAGGTTTCTTTCTGGCCATTGATTGTGGTTTCATTTTTGAAGTAGGGGCAATCCCAACCATTTACTGGACAGTGGAAATGTTTCATGGTATCAATTCCTTTCCTTTGATAAACCTATTGTATCATAATAGGGCTTGTTTGTCAAGCCCTATTTTTATTTTTGCCACAAAATCTTGAAGAGGGAGCTCAGAGCCATACGCATAGCAAAGATTTCCATGTATCCAAACTGCGGCAGGTTGAAATGCCATGCAAAGATATTCCAGCCCCACCAGATGAATGCGGCAGAGGCAAACCAGCCTGCGATTGCTACAATGACAGCACCAATAATTGTACTTGCACTCTGGCCCTCAAACTTTTTGAAATCCATTTTTATCAATTCCTTTCCTTATTATGGTAGGCTATTAAACCTACCATTATTTAACCATCGGGCAAACAGTCATTCCATTGTCTTTCATCCAGCAAATGAAATCTTCTGCGGGGAGTTCTTCGGATAATCTCTTGAAACTTAAATCAAAATCCAGCGGCTTATAAACTGTTTCGCGGAAAATTGGATAGCTGATTTTTTCCGGCTTGTAATCTTCGCCTTTCCAGTATTTCATGTTTTCAATGTGGATTTTCTTGATTCTTCTGTCAAAAACGCCACGCTTGATTGAACCATTGATGTATCTACTGACGATTTTAACCGCAAGGTCTGTTGTATCTTTGACTTCTTCTCTTGTATCTCTTGGAGTTTCAGGACAATAAACAAGTTGCGTACTCCAATTCAGAATAGGCTCTTGGCCGTCGTTCATGTTCATGTAAATGCGTTTCCAGTACAGATTTTTCATTTTTCATTCTCCTTTAACCAATCAATAATCTTTTCACCACATTCGATGCAGTCAATGCCATAGATATCTTCATCATCTCGACACTTGAACATCAGAGGACAACAAGCACAATCATCAAAAGTCTCGACCCATTGCTCAATGCAGTATTTCAGTTTTTCGTCAGTGTTCATTAGGTGTTTCCTCCCTTAACCTTGTACCAATAGTATAACAGGTATCGGGAAAATTGTCAACTGTCATTTTGCACAAAATTTGCGGGTAAAAATTGTGAAAAGTGCTGAAAATCTAAAATGCCTGCCGCGGCGTGGGATCGCGGCAGGCTCAAATCAATTTTCCATTTAATTCCAATAGACAAGTAAGAAAATGGGAACCCAAATCTGGATTCCCAAATTTTTCAATATTCCTGCAAATCTTCCATAATAAGGCCGCCGTTAATGGTATCAATACTATGGAGTTTATGGCCACTTTCTCCAATTCCTTCCAGGGCCTTACAAACATCATTGTAAAAATCATCCGAATTTTCATCAAAATAATCATACAAATGATCGCTCAGTACTTCTCCCCAAGGAATATCGCCATAATCTTCCATTGGCTTCCACTTGTCATCAATTTCCACTTCTACGGGAACGATTTTTTCAACATAGGCTACAACTTTCATTTTTTACCAATCCTTTCAGCCCAAGGCAATCAAAATTTTAATGTCCGTTGCTTCTTCCAGCAAAATGTCAAGCTGTTCGTCATTCATTTGATTCTTCTCCCCAAGTGATAATTTTTGTGTAGGTCTTTACTCCGAACATGAGTCTTTTCATGTCCAAAATAAATGAATCGGCATCACGTTCTGTGCGGAAATCTAATTCATTGCTATAATACACTTTTTTTTCATCATAGCCTGAATATTTGACAGTAATTTTTTTAGGAATCATCATCTTCATCGTCTCCCCAAATGGCAACAGCCAAAGTATAACAGTCATACCGCAAATCAGATTGAATCTTAAACAGTTTATCACTTAATTCTTGTGCTTGTGTAAAATCATAAGGGTCTGAGATATTTTTCTTTGCACGGTAAACTTTTCCAGATAATTTTTCAATCTGATTTGCCAAGTCGGTAAGCTCTTTGAGAATCTCTTTCATAATTTATTTCTCCCTTACCCAAGAAATAGTTTTTGTAATTCGGTTGACATCTGTTCTATTTTTGATTTTGTTAATAAAACGGTCTGCTTCTTCCTCTGTATCAAAAATCAATTCTTCAAAATAATTTACGTTCCAGAAATTTACACCAGCGTAATAAACTGTAATTTTCATTTCCATTTTTATTTCCCCTTATTTGGATGGGCTTTATTCAAGCCCATCCAAAATTTCTTTCAGCACATCAAGGATATTTGTGGTCGTGGGGTCAATCGCCCCGCCCAAGTTCCAATCCCGACGCACTCTTGCATCATCATCAAAAATCAGGGCTTCTTCATCTGCGGCAAGTCGTGCGGCTTCAATCTTATGCTTCGGCGTTCCATAAGCTACACATCTTAGAGTATCAAATGGAAAACCATATTCTTTCAGCCAAGCCCGTTTTGCTTTTCTGACTTCATCATCATACTGCTTGTTCGGCTCTTTAGACAGCCAAGTGATAACTGCAACATTGACGCCGCAATTCTGCAAGCTACGGAGCAGACAGGCAAGTTCTGCCATATCAACCAGCGGTTCGGCGGTCTGATAGGGTGTAGGGTCATAGGCTCGAATTTTGTCAAGCCAATCTTCAACCCCATAGAGGTCAACCAGAGTTCCATCAAGATCGAAGCACAATTCCTTAATCATTTTATCATTTCCTTTCTCTTTTGGAGTATCTTTATTATAACAGGTTCAACCAGATTTGTCAAGTGTTTTCTTCAAATTCTTTTTGATTTCTTTTAAGCAATTCTTCAAGAATTGCTTTCCGAATATCTCTACCGTATTTACTTATATAAGGGGCGTCAAATGTATCAAATGATAACCGCAACATATCAATCAATTCAGCCGTAGTAGCTTTTTTAATTTCCATTTTACACCAGCTTGATATTTTTATAGTTTTTAATGACGCAGGCACTTGCGAATGGCATAATTGACATATCTTTTACACCATTATTTACACTGATTTGGATATTTTTTCCATGGGCATAAGCATATCCAATTTCCCAAGCAGTCCCAGAATCAGAATACAGACCATCATATACAACAAACAAGATATCGCATTCTTGAATTGCGGCAACATCCATTTTGAAAACTTCTCTTGCCCAATCCTCTTGCGACATATCCCAAGCGTTCGGGACTGTGTGTTCTTGCGGAACATATACATCATGCCCAAGCCGCCGGAAATCAGCCGCATATGAATCAATTCTTGATTTAGTTTCGGGACGGAAAAATGCACCCGCCATGTAAATTTTCATTTTTATCATTTCCTTTCCTTTTGTACCCTTATTATAGCACAGGGTAAGCCAAATGTCAAGACATAAAATGGAAAATGCTTTCGTCAAATTGCACAAACATTTTGGGAAAAATTTCCAAGGGTTGGGCTGGAAGGATTTGGAAAACTTTTTTACGTTAGCACTTTAATTTGCGAAATTCCGGCCGCGGCGTGGGATCGCGGCCGGCTCAAATGAATTCCCAAATTATGGGATTGCCAAAATTTTCCGCATTTGATTTTTCAACTGGAAAATTATAGAATTAAAACAGAAATAAAAAATTATTTTTTTTATATAAAAAATTATATTATTTTTTTCTATAATTTTCAAATAAGAATTTCCTCCCAAAATATGGGAGGAAACTCAAATTGTTTTTAGAATTTATAATGCGGAATTTCGGAAGAATCAAGAACTCTTGCTACAGGTTCATCATTTTCGACTAACATATAGTCTTTCCCGCAATGCTTCTGAATATGGGATTCAGCTTCTGAGCGGCACGAAGCCTCCACAAAAAACAGACGCGGCCAGTCTTTCGTAGGGAGGAAGTTAATTACCAGATACTTCCATGTTTTATATCCTTCCATTTTTTACCACTCCTTAATATTTAATGTAGCTTCTACGGCATAGACTTTTGCATCATCGGGGAAACAGTCAAATTCTCCGGTAGCCAAATCAATCGCATTGATTTCATCACCTTCATTGTCAATACATTCTGTTTTCATATGAATTGTGTCTGTTCTTGGGTCGCGGAAAACAGTTCCAACTTCCAAGGAAGCGAAATGTCTAAATTCTTTTTTCTGTGCAAATTCAATTTTCATTTTCATTTTTCCTTTCTATCTTTTAACTAATTTTTTTGCCATGTTCTTCTGAATTGCTTCATATACCACTTTCGGCATTTGCATTTGCCCATTATGTCTGAAAATGGCTGTTGCTTTGTTCATGTTGACATAATACAATGTGATTAGAAATTCCATTCGGCTATCTGTAATCAAAATCACACCTGTGTTTGTAATAATCTGCCATTTGTCTTCATATCTGAATTTTGCTACAGGTTCGCCGATTCCTGTATTCATTTGAATTTCAACATATCTGTCTAAGCGGTCATCCTTGATATGCTGACTAACTTGCAATTTTGTGATATCCATTTCTAATTTCCTCCTTTTGGAAGAGGGCTTTTCAGCCCTCATTCCTATCATCTTCAATGTAGCGATTCAGAAATTCTTCGCAGGTTTCCGCGGTTTCATCCATATGACAAGCGGAATAGAACGGGCAGGTGGCACAGTCGCTATGACCTGTAATAAGGTTGATAAGCATTTCCTTATCGAGAATTTCATTTGCAAAAGTAGACATTTTCATTTTCATTTCCCCCTTAATCAATATAAGTAGACATTAGACAAACCCATTCGCGGCTCTCATACTTCGGGCTTCTCTCCCTAGCGTCTGCTAGGGAGTAGCCATATGCAGTCTCAGTTTCGCCCGTGTTGACGTTGTACATCTCAAATTCAAACATGATGTTAGTCCTCCTCGATGCAACCGCAGACTGTGTACCACAGACCCATATACTCGTCATAGTTGCGGGCATATGTGTTGCAGAAATCATTGATAGATTCCGTACTGAAATCATGGTCATTATCAATCCATTCGTTCAGCAGTTCAGCGATTCTTTCAGTAGTCATTTTTTGTATCTCCATTTCATTTTTTATTCGTTCCCTTGGAACAATTATATATTAGCACACCCTATAGCAAATGTCAATAGGAAAGTCAAATTTTTTTATTCGTCAATATGCACAAAGATTCTGGAAATAAATGGTATGGAATTATATGTCATAAGCTGGTAGGATATGGGAAATGGAACATAATGTCAGATATGGTAAAATTTGACTGGAAATATTCGGAATTGGTATTAAATGGAAAATGCGGGGCGCGGCGAGCCTGCTGTGGATATAGCAATTTCGCCGCGCCCCGGTCAGGCACTTCATTTGATTAAAGTGCTAATGATGTAAAGAAGATGATTTGAAAAATGGACTGGAAACTGTTTCCAATTTCCAGCCCTTGGGATTTCAGGATTAGACCGCCTGGTGTGCCAGATTATTCCAATCGTAAATGATGCCCTGAAGATGCTCACTTGCAACTTCTCTTGCTTGCCGCCGCGTATAGGTATGTTCGGTCAGGCTGACATAATACTTTCCATCTTTGAAACGAATCTGGCAGCTCTTTCCAAAATTTCGAGTCAAATGCTTCATCCATTCAACTGCTTTTTCTGGAGTGTCAAGGATAACTGTGGCGGTATTCACTTGAAAACCGCCCTTGTACTTTTTGATATTGCCGTTCTTAAGGTTCAGGGTATCGCCATCCTGCATTTTCCGAATAGTTCTCACGTTAATCATTTTTTATTTCTCCTCTCAAATATTAAATATAAAGGCAGGCAGGATTTCCACGCCATCTGTAAATTGAAAGCTGGTTACATTTCTTGCCAATTTCAACTGCCTCGCGTTTAGTGGAAACTCGTTTGGAAATGTCAATGTAATATCTGCCATTCTCAACCCAAACGCCGCATGTGCCCTTAAACTCTCGAACCGCCTGTATTGCCATTTCAGGGCTTATGACTTCAACTCCATTAGTGGCCACCTGGTAGCCACTCTTGTACCTCTTGATTTTTCCATTCTTAAGGGTCAGACCATCGCCGTCAGCCAGCTTTTTGATTGTGCGAATGTTAATCATATAAGATTCTCCTTTTCAAATTTCACTTGTAAGAACAGCACACATTTCACCGTTCATATGCTTATAGACATTGTACTCGATGCCCTTAAAGGAATCAGTATAGAGATAATTCCAATAGATACCATATACATAAGAGAATGGCTTTACTGGCAAGATGCCATCCAACAGGGTCTTGATGGTTTCCATTTTAATCCTCCATCATCACGAAGAAATTCCAGCTACTGTATTCAGGTCTGCCGCCAGCAGGGTTATTATGGCGGACCACCTGACAAAATGAAACAGAAATCCAGAGCATAATGATAATGCCGGACAGAGTTAACGCAAGTTTGAGATTTTTCATTTTGAAATTTTCCTTTCGACTTTTGGATTCATGTGCTCGGTTGAATTGTCAGAGAGCGGTAGAGGGACTCAAATGTCCCTCACCACTAACGTCAGGTGGTCTGCCGTATGCTCGATTGCCTGTACAATCTGATAGCTTGTGAAATGGTAAGTTGTCAGCAGGCCAGAAGTAAATACCGCAGACCGACTGCCGAACTCTACAATTTCCAGCTCCTGCATGATGTAGAGCTTTTCTTCGAGTTCACGGTAGAAGGCAGGCTGCCAAGGGCAGTTGAATGTGCTGGATAATTGCCATCTGCAATAATCAGTTTGAACATTGTTCTTATCAAGAAAACGGATTTCAGCATAGGGATTTCGTGCAGTTGCCATATTGTATCATCCTTTCTATTGGAAGCCAAGGGTTTTAACCCTTGGCTCTGTAGATTTCTTTGCCTTTGGTGAACTGGCTCATGACTTCACCAGTCTCCATGTCAATGACATCTCTGTCATTCCGTGCCCATAAGCTGTAGGCATGTGCCATGGCTCGTGCTGCGGTCAGGCTATGGTAGATTGTGCCATACTGACCAGTCGTATGATTATAGATAGAGTACATGATGTTATCCCCTTTCTGATGTTCTGGTTGAGCTATTAGCTCAACCAGATCTGTTTGCTCGTTGCGATAGACCAGCGACGCCGACTTGCTGCCAGCCGCTCGACTTCCCACTTGACCCATTCAGAGCAACCGCATTCGTCCATATCAGCGAAAATACGCTCCAGCTCCATATGGTCGCTCTTCATTGAGTGCTCGGTATAGTTTGCCTTAGCAATCTGCCGTGCAATATAGTCCTTCTGGTCCAGCAGCTTGTGGAAGGTGGCCTTGCCATCAGGCTTAGAGAAATTAACCCTGTTCATGGCGTCGTTGATGTGAAGGATAGTGTTCATCATCGCTTCCTTCCGGATTGCTCTTCGGTTGATACGGTTCATAGTTTTACCTCCATATATTGTCAAAAGTGTTGTTAGGTGTACAGGTGAAGAAGCTTATGCTTCTTCACCATATAGCAGGTCATGCAGTTTGTAGAAGAAGTCTTCGAGCATATGTTCAAAGATATCTGTCCATTCCTCGGCTTCTTCTTGCAGGTCTGTCAGCTTTTCATAGGCGGCTTCCCATTCTACGCAGGGATTCCCAGCCTCGGCGTCCGGTCGATAGTCGATATGCTCAAGGTCATATTCAGCACTATCGATAGCCCAAGTCAGGTTATCCCATGCGTCGATATTCTTTGCCGCATACTCATGATACTTATCCAGCATCCCATCATAGTCGAAGCTACTGCCAAGCATATGGTACCGCTTGACATATGCTATCAAGTCCTGTGCCTGCTCTGCTAACTCTGCCTTGATAGCCTTTTGTTTGTCCTGTTCGCTTGTTTTAATTGTATATACCATAATTATATCAATCCTTTACATATTATTTGACTGTTAGTTGTCAGCTGTCCGTGTCGCTATTTGCCGTAGGCGTTGGACTGCCCTACAGCTTGCACCGCACCTTCCATGTTCTACCATTGCGTCCGCGGTGCGGTGCAGACGCTTGGCTTAAATTTACTTTTCAAGGTGCAAGCGGTTCGGTGCTGTCCGCGTCTGCCGGTCATTTTACGTCATTCAAGAGAACTTGCTGTGTTTGTCTCTGTCCTCTTGACATTTTGAATTGTACCACACGCGGTTCTGTTTGTCAAGAACTTTTTTTCATTTTTTCTTGACTTTTTTTCGCTTGCCTTGCGGCTTGCTTTTCGTTGTCCCGTGGGTCACTTTCTGATTCTAATTATAGCGGCTATTTCTGAAAAGTCAAGAACTAATTTTGAAAAAATCGAATTATTTTTTTAGGGGGTTAGTCGTATCTAACTTGCTTCACTTGAATAAAGCAAGACAATAGACTTTGATCCTTTAGTCAAATGAAGTGGGGGGGCGGTGTTTCGTGAAAAAAAAATGGAAAAAATGGAAAAATCTTCCTGCCTGGAAAAATAATTTCTAAACCCATTTTCAATTCTAAAAAACGAAGATAATTTCTAAACTAGAATACGGATAAATTTATAAAAAAAAATAAGCGGGAAAATAATTTCCCGCTTTAATATTATTCTTTAATCACTCGATATCCATTCTATTCCAAGGTTTCTTTTGCAAGAGCTACGGCATCACTGGCTTCAGGACATTCAATACATAAAAAAGTTTTACCATCTACTTCGTCAATATAAAATTCATAATTATGACCATTTACCATATGCAATTCTTCACGAAGTTTAGAAGGAATCATTAAACGTCCAACTGTATCGAGTTTTCTTGTATAAGCTGTTTTCAGCATTAAACTCACTCCTTTCTTTTTAATTGGGAGAGTGCGAGCCATCCCACAGATTTTATAACTTATTTTACAAAATTTTTTATCTCATGTCAAAAATTTTTTTTAACAAAATCTTAACATAAATTAGTCAAAAGGAACAATACCTTCATTAGGGTCAATTACTCCTCGTTCTTGATGGAACCGATAATTAGTATATCCATTTTTAAACTTATAAACTTCTACTTCAGGTATAATATATTGGTCTTCTTTATCTACAATTTTAGAACCAAGAGTAATACCGATTGGATCGCCTTCTTCTTCATATTTAGATAAATCAATAGACATTAAATCTTTTTTGTTTTTAATAACATGGACTATTCCAGGCCCAATATATTTTTCTTCTAGCCCTTTATTATATTCAATATATTTCTTATCGCTTTTAAAATTCATAAAATCTTCAAGCGCTTTAGTATAATCTTTATAGATTTTTGCTTCAATAATTTTATCATAAATAAATCTGGCCGCGCATCCTAATCCAAGTACCGCACCACTACCTAAAAGAAGCCCATGAACAAACTTCATTAAATCACTTCCCTCAATTTTCAAATATAATATATTTACTTTTTCTTACGCTCTTTGGTAGGATTATAAGCTCCTTGCTGTTTAGGGTTTTCGCCCCACATAATTTGATAAATAGCTCTTGTTGCACTATTAGTCGCTCTACGTTTAGCTTTAGAAGCCATACTGCCTAAAATACCACGAGGTTTTCTCATAAAATTATCTCCTTTAATTTTATATAAATATTATATAAAAATTTTCTATAATTGTCAATTTTACATTTTATATAATTTTTTTACCAAATACCGTAAAAATTTTTGGCCTTGGTTGACTTTGCAAATTTTTTGTGTTATAATTTTTTTAGAAGGATTGGAGGTATTAATCTTGATAAAATTAGATTATACTCTTGAAACTCCTGAAGAAAGAAATGAATTAGTAAAAAAAATCTTAGAAGAAAATCCAAATCCTAATGAAAAGTATTTAGAAATTCTTGCAGATTATCTAATTCTATGTATGGAGAAACAAGAAAAAAAAGAAAAGAAAATATTAACTGATAATAGATTAATGACAGTTAATAAGCGTGAAACTTCATTTGAAGGTCTTGTTTCCCAGTTAGAGAATGGTGAAGATGGTATATATAATTTAATTAATAGTGATAAAAATATGATATTTTAGCCAAAAGTTACAATTACAAAAAAAGATTTAGAAGAAATTCCGAGCTTAAAACAATTAAAAGACGCTATTACAACTTGGGAAGCAAAAATGAAAGTAGTGAGTGGTAAAGATGCTTTCACTATAAAAAAAGCCTTAATAGAAATGCGTAAAGACCAATATGTTATTAAAAATGCTTATCGGAAGCCAATAGTACCAGTAAAACTTACACGGTCCAAATATAAAATTAAGTTAGATGAAGATGTAAAAATATTTGATGATGATGGATATCCAATTCCAGAAGGCGTCTCATTGATGAACCCTGAAATTTGCTCTTGCATTTTATGCAATTATTCTCGGTTAAAAGAAGACAGTTGGGACCGTTTTGAAGATGATACTTGGTATCTCATCTATGATTTTGAAAATATTTGTGATGAGGCTTTGGCTGAATATCCTATGTTAATGCGTATTGTAGAATGTAAAATTGATGGATTACAAAATATAGAAATTCAAAAAATTTTACAAGAAGAATTTAATATTACTCATAGTTTAGAATATATATCAAGTTTATTCCGCAATAAAATACCAAAGCTTATTGCCGATAAAGCTGTTGATAAATATTTAGAGTGGTATTATACAACTCAAGAAAAAGGCAAATATAAAAAATGTAGTCGATGTGGGCAAATCAAATTAGCTCACAATAAATATTTTTCCTATAACAAAACAAGTAAAGATGGATTTTATAGTATATGTAAAAAATGCCGAAATAGTTCTCGCAAAGAAAAAATGAAATCCTAAAGAAAGGAGAAATATTGATTGTCCAGCGAAGGTAAACAATATTATTGTGAAAAATGTAATAAAACTATGGATGGAACTTAGTTTTATACATCTAATAATTTAGATAAATATCCTAATGATGGTAAATTACCAAAATGCAAGAAATGTATAACAATGCATGTGGATAATTGGAATCCGGATACTTATTTATGGATATTGCAAGAATGTGATGTTCCTTACATTCCTGAATAGTGGAATTAGTTAATGGGTAAATTTGCGAAAGATAGAGCGAAAGTCACTGGAATGACAATATTGGGTCGCTATCTCTCTGCAATGAAATTAAATCAATGGAAAGATTATAGATGGAAAGATAGTCAATTCTTGCAAGATTTACAAAACAAAAAAATAGAAGAAACAATGAAGCAATAGGGGTATGATATTCAAGATATTACTACTGCTATTCAACGAGCTTCATTCTCTTTGCCGTCAGAAGAATTAAAAGAGCCGCCTCCTCCCACCCCTCCTCCCTTAGATTTTGGGAATTCTGGGGAAGATTATTTTAAAGATAAATTAGATTTTGATGTTCCTGACTTAGGTGCAGAGCTGACAGACGAAGATAAACGATATCTTTATTTAAAATGGGGAAAAGGCTATAGTCCCGATGAATGGGTACGCCTAGAGCAATTATTCAATGAAATGATGCAATCTTATGATATTCAATCGGCAGGTCATATTGATACATTAAAACTGGCCTGTAAGACATCACTAAAATCTAATTAGCTATTGGATATAGGTGATGTAGATGGCGCACAAAAGATGATTAAAATGTATGATTCCTTAATGAAATCGGGCAAATTTACTGCTGCTTAGAATAAAGAAGAATCTGGTGATTTCGTTGATTCTGTTGGTGAATTAATAGAAATGTGTGAGAAACAAGGATATATCGAAAGATATTATATTGATACTCCAAATGATAAAGTAGATTTTACAATTAAAGATATGTAGAAATATACTCGTACTTTAATTGAGCGAGAAACTAATCTTGGCAATATGATTGATTAGGCATTAAAACAAAACGCTAAAGAAGATAAAGAAGCCAAAGAAAACGTCGAAGATACAATTGTTGATGATGTTGATATGTCTATTGAAGATATTGAAAAAACTTTGGAAGATAAAGATATTGAAGACTTTGGCGAATTTTTAGATAACGAGACAGAGTTAGATATAGATGCTTTCTCTGACAGAGAAAATTAATGGCATTACAAGACTTGCTTGACCTATCTACTAGTAGAAAAAAGATAGGTCTTTCTGAAGAACGTATTAATGCTGTAATTCCAATCATCCGTAAATATACTGCCTTTTGGCGTGAATATCCAGATTTATTTGTAGATTTTTTAGTGCGAGGAACGCGCACAGAACCAAAAGAAGGAGAGTTTAAATTCTTTTTCTATTAGCGCGTTTTCTTACGCTGTGTTATGCGTTATCAATACGTTTATGCAGTTTTCCCTCGTGCTTATTCTAAATCATTCTTGTCAGTTATGGCATTGATGGTCAGATGTATTCTTTATCCTGGAGTCCATTTATTTGTTACTTCTGGTGGTAAGGAACAGGGTGCGAGCATCTTACACGATAAAGTTAATGAAATTTGTGATTTAATTCCCAGTTTTAAACGTGAAATTGATTGGGGTCGTGGCAAGAGCCAAGAGAGCAAGGATAAAGTTCGCTATGTATTTAAAAATGGTTCTGTCCTTGATAACTTAGCAGCAAGAGAAAGCACCCGTGGCCAGCGTCGTCATGGTGGTTTGATGGAAGAATGTGTAGGTATTGATGATTAGATTTTGCGTGAAGTCATTATACCAGTTATGGCAATTCCTCGTAGAGCTAAAGATGGTACAACCCATGAAGAAGAAGCAGTTAATAAATCTCAGATTTATATTACTACTGCTGGTTATAAAAATACATATCCTTATGATAGATTGATCGGCCTATTAGTTCGTATGATTACGCAGCCTGATAGATGTATGGTATTAGGTGGTACGTGGCGAACTCCTGTCGCTGTTGGATTACAATAGAAAACATTTATTACTGACCAAAAGAATGAAGGAACTTATAATGAAGCTTCTTTTGAACGTGAATATGAATCAATTTGGTCTGGTACTGTTGAAGATGCTTTCTTTAATGCCGAAATATTTAATAGAAATAGAATATTGAATTAGCCTGAGTATGAAGCTTCTGGCCGTTCAAGCAAGTTATCTTATTATATATTAAGTGTTGATGTAGGCCGTAGAGTATGTGATACTGTTATTTGCGTATTTAAAGTAACACCGCAACCACATGGTGAACCGATTAAAAGCTTAGTTAATATTTATACTATGAATGATACTCATTTTGAGGATTAGGCTATTAAACTTAAAAAATTATATTATAAATATAAAGCTCGTAGAATTGTAATAGATGCTAATGGACTTGGTGTTGGTTTAATTGATTTTATGGTTAAGCCATAGATTAATCCTGAAACTTCTGAAATAATTCCTGATTTTGGAGTTTATGGTGGAACTTAGGATGATGCGATTTAGGAATATAAAAAGTATAAAACTAATAGTACAGAATTAGATGTTTTATATCTAATGAAAGCTAATGCACCAATTAATACTGAAGCTCATAGCATTACTTAGTCAGTACTAAATTCTGGCAAAATTAAATTTTTAATAGATGAACGAATGGCTAAATAGAAATTATTAACTACTAAAGTTGGTTAGAATATGACCACAGAAGCGCGGTCTGATTATTTAAGACCATTTAGTTTAACTACTTCATTACGTGAAGAGATTATGAATTTGCGTGAAGAAAATGAAGGTTTAAATATTATTTTAAAACAAGCTAATAAAAGTATTAAAAAAGATAAATTTTCTGCATTAGAATATGGATTATATTATATAAAAAAAATAGAAGAAGATAAAAAGAAGAAAAAATTCCGGGCTGCTGATTGGATGTTTATGAATTAAGCCGGGCAACTCTTATTATTCTTTTAAATTAATTTTTAAAAGAATAATAAGAGGAATTTATTTGTAGATAAGAAAGGAGACTTAATATATGGATGCCAGTCGTGCGGAAATTAAGATTAGAGAAATCTTAGAGGAAGCCGGCCTGAATTTTAAAATGGAGTATATATTTCCAGATTTAAAAACACATAATGGTCGTCCTTTACGTTTTGATTTTGTTATATTTGATGATGATAATAATATTGATTTTTTAATTGAATATCAAGGTAAATAGCATTATGAAGCCAGTAATAAGTTTGGCGGAAAACGTGGTTTATATCAATAGCAATATAACGATAATCAAAAACGTAGATTCTGTGCTTTACATGATTTACATTTAATAGAAATTCCTTATACAGAAGAAAATTTAATTTCTTACGATTATATAATGCGAAAGGCTGGATATTAATTGAAAGAAGGTGAAGTATGGAATTAGAAAAAGAAGAATTAACCAGAAATGAATAGATACATAAAAAAGGTTTCGATATAACCGGCGGAACACGAGAGTATTCTGCGGTTGGGCCTACTGATTATAAAAAAATTAAAGTAGGAGTAAAAACACTTGATGATGCTGTTTTAAACCTTGGTTCATTTAGATGGGATACATATGGGCGTCGTAACGAAAAATATAGCCGTGAACGCATTTATACTAAACCAATGGTTATGGATGCTTTAATTCGTAATGATGTTTAGGAGTTACGCCGAATATCGCGTTTCTTTTTTAGAGTAAGTGGTATTTATCAAAGAGTATGTAATTATTTTGCAAATATGTATCGCTATGACTGGGCTATTGCTATTTAGTCAAATAATACCGATGGAACTACAGTCAAGGATATTAATGAAACTAAAGCAGTAAAAGATTTCTGGCGAATTTTAAATTATTTAGATAATTCTTATATTAAGAAAATTTGTGGCGATATGGCTCTTGAAGTTATTAAATGCGGAGCTTATTATGCTTATATTGTTCCATCAAGTACTGGTCTAATTTTACAGTAGCTTCCTATTGATTATTGCCGTTCAAGATATTCTGTAGGTAATTTACCTGCTATTGAATTTGATATGAGATATTTTGATACTTTTATAGATACTAATTACCGTAATAGAGTATTAAAATTATTCCCTGACGAATTTACAGTAGGTTATCGTCTTTATAGAGCTGGTAAGCTTTTACCAGATGTGGCTGGTGATAATAGTGGTAGTTGGTATTTATTAGACCCACAAAGCACAATTAAGTTTGCTTTAAATGGTACTAATGATATTCCATTATTTGTAAATGCTATTCCAGCAATTTTGGATTTAGATGCCGCACAAGATTTAGACCGCCGCAAGTAGATGCAAAAATTATTAAAGATTTTAGTTTAGAAATTACCGCTTGATAAAAATGGTGATTTGATTTTTGATATTGATGAAGCTCGTGATATTCATAATAATGCTGTTGAAATGTTGCGTAGAGCTGTAGGTGTTGATGTATTAACTACTTTTGCCGATGTAGATGCTATTGATACTTCTGATAAAAATACTTCTGCTACTACAGATGAATTAGAGCGTGTCGAACGAACTGTATATAATGCATTTGGCGTTTCGCGCAATTTGTTTAATACAGATGGCAATATTGCATTGGAAAAGTCCATCTTAGATGATGAATCTACTATGCGCAATTTAATTTTGCAATTCAACATATTTTTTGATAGAATATTATCAGTCCTGAATGTTCAGAAAAAATATAATTATAAGTTCTATATGTTAGAAACTACACAATATAATTATAAAGATTTATCTAAGATGTATAAAGAGCAGACTTAGATTGGTTTCTCTAAAATGCTACCTTAGATTGCTCTTGGACAATCATAGAGTTTTATTCTTAATACAGCTCATTTTGAAAATGAAGTTCTACATTTAAGTGAAGTTATGATACCGCCTCTTATGAGTTCTACATTAAATGGTGAAGATATTTTGGGTAAAAAAGATTAGAATAGTTCTAACACTTCTCAAAATAAAACAAGTGGAAATACCACTACTGTAAAAACAGAAACAAAAGAGAGTGGTCGGCCAGAAAAAGCTAATGATGAAAAGAGTGAAAAAACAATCGCTAATCGTCAAGCGGCTGGTAAATAAGGAGGATTTATAGTGAGACATACAAGTGTTAAGTTAGATACTCCTGTTGAGTTTATTAATATCACTAAAATCAATCCTTTAATTTCTAAATGTTAGATTAAAGTTTGTTATGTTGGTGATAAACCAAATCGCAATAGAAGTGTTATAACAAAAGAAGTTGCTAAAGATTTAGCGCAAAGTTTACCAGGTAGTCCTATCGTTGGTTATTTTAATGAAGCCAATGGTGATTATGAAGAACATAATCGTGTTATTGATATTTCTAATGGTAAATTTGATATTAAAGATACTACTGTTCCTTATGGTTTTGTAGACTTGGGAGCTAAAGTATGGTTTTAGAAATTTTTAGATGATGGAAAAAACGAGCATGAATATTTAATGACTGAAGGCTATATCTGGACAGACATCTATCCAGAAAGTAAACGTATTATTGAAAAAGGTAATAATCAATCTATGGAATTAGATGATGAAAAAATTAATGCGTATTGGTCGAAAGATAAGAATGGAATGCCCGAATTTTTTATTATAAATGAAGCAATAATTAAGAAACTTTGTATTCTTGGAGAAGATTGTGAACCTTGCTTCGAAGGAGCTAATATTACTGCACCTACGATGCATTTCTCATTTAGTGATAAATTTAATGAGCAATTATTCTCTATGATGAAAGATTTAAAAGAATTATTAGAAGGTAAAGGAGGAACAAAAGTGTTCACAAGATACAATGTGGAGATTGGTGATTCCATTTGGACTTCTCTTTATTCTTACATTAAGGGCTTCGGTGCTGGTAATGCAGTGATTGAAGAAGTTTGCGAAGACAATGGTAATTTATTTGCTGTTGTCAAGGAAGATGATAAGTTCGTTCGTTTAGATTTTTCTATGGAGAATGACACTTTCACTCCTGGTGAAATTTCTGGATTAACTGATTATTCTGTTTCTGAAAACCCTCAATTCGATCCTGAAAAAGTTGCAGAATTTGCGAAAAAAAAGGACGAAAAAGATAAAGACAATAAAGAGAATAATGATAATAATAAGAAAGATTCTTCTGAAGAACAGCCAAAAGATGGCGAAAAGAAGGATGGTTCTGAAAATAAACCTGCTGATACTTCTGATGAAGAAGGAAAGCCAACTAAAGATGATGAAGAAGAAAAAAAGAAAAAGAAAGCTAAGTATTCTTTAGAAGATGTAGTTGAATATGGTTTATTAAAAGATGAGTATGCCGCTCTTGAAACTAAATATAATGAATTAGTTGAAAAGCAGACACAGCTCGAACAAGAACTTGCTTCTCTTACTTAGTTTAAAACTGAGGCAGAAAGAGAAAAGAAGCAAGAAATGATTAATAGTTTCTATATGTTATCTGATGATGATAAGAAAGATGTTGTTGCTAATATTGATACTTATTCATTAGATGATATTGAAGCAAAGCTTTCTATTATCTGTGTTCGCAATAAGGTCAATTTCGATACTAATGAAAAGAAAGAAAATGACCCACTTACATATAATATTAATAATGATGTAAATGAAGATAGCATTCCTGCTTGGATTAAGGCAGTATAGGATGTTGCGAAAACTATGGAATAATAAATTTTTAAGGAGGAAAACCTAATGCTTTTAAAAGATATGCTTAAAGACCTAAGCGGCGTATCTGCTGTTAAGGGCGGCTACGTTGAATATGGCTATGGTCAGGTTGAGCCTAATCATTTAAGTGCTCAGCGCACTGGTCAGATTTATGCTCAATTACCTGCTAACAGAAATATCCAGCTTCTTGAAAATGGCCAGTTTGTTAAGTATGACTATGCTGCTGGTGAGCTTGGTGAAGTTGATTTCACTGGTAAGGGCGAATGGATGTTAGTTTATAATGAAATCAAACTTTATCGTGAGGAACAAGCTGATTGTGAATTTGCTATGCGCAAGGATGATTATCAGGCTCGTTTCTATAGCCCATACGATGGCAAGCAGGAAATTGGTACACGCCAGGCTCGTTATCTAAATGGTAAGGATGCCGAAGGTAATACTTCTATTACTATTACAGACAGCCAAGGTGTACAACATACTTATGAATATGACGATGTTACTGCTGGTCCTGATATTCGTGAACTCTTCTATGAAGAAGATCCTTTACACTTTGATGGTCCTTATCAGCCACGTAAAATGCCTGCGGGCACAAACATGGTTCCTCGTGTTTTCAAGACCAATGTTGGTGATATTTTTACGACTAATACTATTGCTGAAGCTACTCTTGTAGTTGGCGATATTTTAAGTCCTCGTGCTGCTGACGGTATGCTTTCTAAGACCGGTGATGGCTCTATCCAGTGGTAGGTTGTCAAGGTTTATGAAATGCCTGACCATCAGAAGGGCGTTAAGATTATGCGAATCGCGTAAGAAAGGAGAGAAGAAAAATGTTAGATAGAAAAAATCTTGTTCAATTAATGAAGACTGTCGCTAAGGCTGATCCTTCTGCTCCTACTGCTTACAGCTTTAATGGCGAAAGCCTTTCTTATGATGCTCTTAATGAAACTCTCCGCAGAGAATTAAATGAACTAGCTGGAACTTATTCTCTATATCGTGATAATAAGAACCTTATTTTCTCAATGATTGAAGAAACCATTGATGAAGTTCTTCCTAAGAAAGTTGAAGAGCAATATAATCAGTTTGCTGAAGTTAAGACGTTTAAACAGGGTGACAAGCCTATTTTCCGTAGAAAGTTCAGCAACAATACTCGTGCAAAGCAATTCATCACTCGTGTCGGCCTAGCTGGTATCTATGAAGTATTTAAGCTTGGTAAGACTGAAGAAAGCTTTGAAGTCCGTACAAGCGCTATCGGCGGAGCTGCTCAAATTGGATTTGAGGAATTCCTTGATGGCCGTGTCGATTTTGGTGTTGTTACTCAGATCGTCATGGAAGGTATGGATGAACTTATCTATAAAGAGATTGCTGGTGCTTTAAAGGCTTCTGTTAACCAGTTACCTCCTGCTAACCGTTTAGTTGCTAATGGTTTTGATGAACCCGGTTTTGATAAGTTACTTATGATTGCTTCTGCTTATGGTACTCCTACTATTTATTGCACTTATGAATTTGCTGTTCGTATGATTCCGAAGGATGCTTGGCGTTATACTGAAGCTATGAAAAATGAGCTTTGGAATACTGGTCGTCTTGCTTCCTATAAGGGCTATAAAGTTGTTATTCTTGAGCAGGGCTTTGAAGATGCTACTAATGAAAAGAAAGTCATTGACCCAGGTTATGCTTGGATTATTCCTACTGGTGCTGATAGTAAGCCTGTAAAGGTTGCTATGGAAGGCAATACCATTGTTGATGAATATACCAATTATGATCGTAGTCGTGAAATTCAGGTTTATAAGAAAGTTGGCGTTATTGCTATGTTAGCTAATAACATCTGCTGCTATTGTGATACTGAACTTCTTGGTGATATGAAGACATGGCATCTTGATGGCGTAACTGGTAAGGTCCGTGACTATGCTGGTCAGATTACTGGTTCTCATGATACTATTGATGGCGGTAATGAAGATAAGCCGTAATTGATATTAACTAAAAATTAATATATAATATTTTTAGGGGAGAATGGGGAAATCCCCTTCTCCCCTATTTTGTTTTATGAGTAAAAGGAGAATAAAAAAAAATGAGTAAAAAAATTTTAATAGTTACTAATAGAAGTGCTGGAATGGTTGTTTATACTATTCCTGAAGAAGGTATCCGCAGAGAATTTACACCTGGAGAAACTAAAAAAATTCCTTTTGAGGAATTAGAGAAACTTGCCTATCTTAGCGGAGGCCGCACTTTAATGGAAAACTTCTTAAAGATTGTGGATACTGAAACTACAGAAGAATTAGGTATTCATACAGAACCTGAATATTATTTAGACGACGCTGGAGTTATTAAGCTTCTTACCGAAGGGACTCTTGATGAATTCCTTGACTGCCTTGATTTTGCTCCTATTGGAGTTATTGATATGATTAAGAGTTATGCTGTATCTCTTCCTATGAGTGATTACAATAAGCGTAAGGCTCTTAAGGATAAAACTGGATTTGACCTTGATCGAGCATTAGCCAATAAGGAAGCTGAAGCTGCAGAGGATGAACAAATTACTCCAAAAGCTCCTGAACGTAGAGTAAAGACCGAAACTAAGTCTACAACGCCTCCTGGTCGTAGAACTACTCCTCGTTATAACGTTGTAAAAGAAGGTTAATTATAAATAAGGAGGGTTTTATATGACATATTTTTATAAGATTTATGAACGCTTTTTAGGCAAAGTAACAGATGATATGTATTTAGAACTTACTCCTCATGATACATTTTTAGATTTACGTCAATTGCTTGTTGATAGCATCCCTGGATTTGAATTTCCGCGTAAAAAATTAGATTATGTTTTAGTTGATGAAGATGCTCCTGATTTTATAAAAGGGGAAATTGATGGCGGAAATATTGATATACCATTAGGCGGAGATTTATCTGAAGAAGTAGCTGGCAGTAACATTGATATAGATAATGCTTTTTAGGAGATATTTTCTGAAGAAAATACCTCCTATTTTAATGCCGATTTGGATGATGAAGAAATTAATATCTTGGCTTTGATTATGGTTGAAGCTTGGGTAGAGCGTCAATTGGCCTCTATTGAAGTAACAAGAATGAAATATTCTGGTACAGATTTTAAATTTACTTCATAGGCAAATCATATGTAGAAATTGTTATCATTGAGAACAGAAGTAAGACGTTAGGCCTTTCATATGCAGAGATTATATAAGCGTCGTAAAACTGATGATAATGGATATATTAAATCTAACTGGTCTGTTCTAAGGGAGGTAAGTGCCCTTGATGACTAAATATAATTTTAATATAGATAATGATTTAATTAATACTAATATTAATAGATTAACTAATTAGATATGGAAATTAATTCCTATGCGTGAAAATGAAGAAGATTGGTTATCTTAGTTAAATACTGTAATTATTGAATTAACTGGTCTTGGGGAAATTTTTAATGATAGTTAGTATTTAATTCTTTTAAGTAAATTAGAAGGACTAAAAAATATTGAAATTGAATTTCCTATTTATAGAAAGACAGTGTTTGAAGCTATTACTTTATTAAGGGGGCTTCACATTGAATAAAAATGAATATTTAGATGCAATGTATAACCGTATTCCAAAAGCCAATATGCTTACAAGATATTTATATGGCGATGGAGTAACAGGACAGCAAGAACGAATGATAAGAGATAAACGTAAAACATTAAGTAGAGCTTTACTTTATTCTTATCAAGCTGCCTTGGTAAAAAAATTATATGATGATAAAGATACTATTGAACGTCGTGCATTAATTAATCCTGATAAAATAAAATAGGATTACGATGAAAAAATTATTTCAATTGGTTTTGAAAGTAATTTTAAAACTGGGGATATTTTTTAGTGGTTAGGTACAAATACTTATTGGTTAATTTATTTACAGGATTTAACTGAATTAGCTTATTTTCGTGGTAATATAAGACGTTGTTCTTATGAAATTGCCTGGGAAGATGAAAATAAAAATTATCATAAAACTTATATTGCTTTGCGTGGTCCTGTTGAAACTAAAATTAATTATATTCAAAAGCATGAAATTAGTATAGATACCCCTAATCATTCTTTAAATATATTATTACCTTATAATGATGATAATGTAAAATTATGTTAGCGTTATAATAAATTTTATTTATAGAATGACCCTAATAAAACATGTTGGCGTATTGAAGCTACTGATTTGTATTCTACTCCTGGAATAATTGAAATTAATGCTGTCGAGTATTATTCTAATGAAACCGCTGATGATATTGATAATGGTATTGTCAATGGTTTAATATAGCCGGTTCAAGATCCTAATTCGGGTAAGGAGAATGGCATTATAGGAGATACTTTTATTAAGCCTAAAGTAGTATATGAATATAAATATGATGGAATTAACTCTGGCGAATGGACTTGGGATAAAAAATTACCATTAACAGTTAAAGTAAATGAAGAAACAAATACTTTAAAATTACGATGGGAAACTACATATTGTGGCTAGTTTGATTTATTCTACGGGCCAGAATGTAAAACCATTGTAGTTGAATCTTTATTTTAAAGATGAAGGAGAAATCGGAGAATGAAAATTGATAATGTAAAAAATCCAGAGTCAGCATTTTTAGCCCAAGAAAAAGATATGAGAATTATAGTTGATCGTATGGCCGCGAATCAACGTTTGCGTAAATTACTTTATTATACTACTCCTGATGCGTTAAAAAAACCAGAAGTAAGTGATTAGAATTTCGCAAAAATGTTTGGCAAGAATATAAGGAATTTACCAAAATTATATATAGATAAAGATGTTTTAAATTATATCGTTATTAGTTTTGATAATTTTACTCCTAATGGAGATAATCCTGAATTTAGAGATAATACTATTGAATTTGATATTATTTGTCATTATAATTAGTGGCAATTAGCTGATTCTTTTTAGTTAAGACCTTATAGAATTGCTGCTGAACTTGATAGTATGTTAGATAAAAAACATTTAACTGGAATTGGGCAACTTAATTTCGTCGGAGCATAGCAAATTATATTAACTGATGAATTTGCTGGACTTTGTTTATTATATGATACAATACACGGAGGAGAAGATAAAAAATTTATGCCAAATCCTGCTGATGAACAAATGTTTATCGAGGATTATTTTAAAATGCCTAAGATGAATTAATGGATTATAAACTTAGTTTAATGTGCGGGACAGATTTACCTGTTCCAGAAATTCCATTAACTCTCCATTAGCCTAAGATAAAGGAAATAGCATTAATTGGCGAAAAAGAATTTTTTACTGGTGCTTAGTGTCTTTGTATTAATAAAAATAGTATAACAAATCAGGACAAGAATGATTTGGATACTACTACCAATTTTTAGATATTTATGATGGTAATGCTATAGAAAGATAATAATGAACGGCGTAAAGCTGCGCAATAGGTTCTATCATTACTATTCCCAAATTCAAAGTCTACATTTACTCCCAGATCTATTATTATTCAGTATAATGAGAGCGATATTTAGATTAATATTGATAATAATAACTTTGAATTATTTTAGTAGGTAGCAAGACAAATTTTTTGTTTTGATACTAATAAAAATGGGCAAGATAATTATAATCCTGCTAATAAGAAAGCTCAAGAAATAGCTAATAAATTAATGAAAGGGCGTCAAAGGGTCGCTGAACTTAAAGGGGTTACCGATTCAAGCATTTTGAGCCAATACGTTTCTACATTGACTATTGGATTAGATTCAATGTCATTAGAAGATTGTATGAATTTAACATTGTATTAGTTATACGATTTAATAGAAAGATTTTCTCTTTATACTAATTGGGATATTGATGTAAAGAGTAGATTAGCAGGAGCCAAGTCAGATAAAAAACCTGATAATTGGATGAAAAACATTCATTAATTTTGTATAAATCGCTTTACTAATTTTTGTAGCGAGTTATATAAATAAAATTTAAATTTTATTAAGGAGGAAATAACCTATGAAATTTGGTGTTCGTGAGATATGCGATGTCGTATTAAAAGCTCGTGCTCCTATGAAGGTTGGTAATAAAGTTTTCTATGCGAACGAACCAGTTCTTTATTTCGATACATTAAAGACTTCTAGCCTTGAAGGTGCTTCTACGACCGTATATGCACAAGGCGGACGCGGCAATGCTCGTTTAGTAGCTTGGGACGGCGACCGTACTTTAACATTCACTATGGAAGATGCTCTTATTTCTGCAGAAGGATTTATGATTCTTTCTGGTGCTGGTCTAATTGAGGCTTCTTCTAATAATACTATTAAACAGCATGTTACTGAAAAATCTACTGCTGTTGAATTAGACCAGGATAAGAAGAGTGTTAATATTTATACTACTTCTCTTCCTTATGAGAATGTTAATGAAAAAGGCGAATATGTTGATGATGCTGATCATTATATTTATGCTATGTTAGTAAAGAATGATGAGCCTACAACTGAACCTTACTTACCTCGTATTGAGCGTTATGAAAATGACCATAAACCTGTTATGTACCATTTAGTTGATGGTGTTTATACTAAGTATGAAAACACTGCTGCTGGTGATGTTGCTCGAAAAGCTGGTACTGTTATTTATTATTGCTTACAGATTAAAGCAATTACTAAAACTATTTCAGCTCCTACTACTGAGAATCCAGATGCTACTAAAGAAGTAACTATTTATGATTTAGCTGATACGACTGAAGCTTATTTAGGTTCTGATGGTAAAGAGCATTTTGTTGATGATCATCAGATTGCTAACTTTGAAAATGGCACAGTTCTTCTTGATTATTATATTGAGAAGGTAAGTAAGGTAAAGCAGATTGAGATTACTGCTGAATCCTTTGGTGGTAACTTCTATCTTGAAGCTTCTACCTTATTCCGTACTCAGGATGGTGTTGACCTTCCTGCTGAATTCATAATTCCTAACTGCAAGATTCAGTCTAACTTTACTTTCAGTATGGCTGCGACTGGTGATCCTTCAACTTTCACTTTCACTCTTGATGCATTCCCTGGAACTACTCGTTTTAATCCTGCTAAGAAAGTTCTTGCAGCTATCCAGATCATTGAAGATGCAGTCGATTCTTCTCTATATCGTACTCGTACAATTCATGATCCCACTCATGATAGCTATTTTGATATTTAATAATGGTTATCAATTCGACAGCTCCAAAACCTATTAAAAAAAATCAAGAGCAGAAGAAAGTTATAATTGAAGAATCTAAGAAAAATGTAAAAAAGATTATAAAATCTAAAGATGCTCCTCTTACCGAAGATGAGCTAATTGAAAAAATCATTAAAGGAGAGGGTTAATCCCTCTCCTTTTTTTTATTATGTGAAAAAGGAGATATAATATGGCAAAATTAACAAATGTTTAGAAAAATTAGTTAATTTATTATAAGCCAAAAGGCCGACAATATAAAAATGAAGAAATTACTCCTAAATACTTGAGTAATTTATTAAGTTCTTATAGAGAATTAATGCGTCCTAATAAAACTTTGGAGAAAGAAACTAATGATGCTAAATTATTGGAACAAGTATTAAATGGAATTAAATAGTACCAAAATAATTAGATAGATTCCAAAAATTATTCATTAGAAGATATAGTGGCAGATGCTGCATTAAATAATTTATTATTAAATTTGAAAGAAGTCAATCCACATCTATTTGAAGGAGCCGGATTAATTACCAGTAGTACAAATAAAGCAGCTTAGGGTGCGATGTTAGAAGATTTTATGAATGAATTTATTACTACAGTTAATGCTGCTTTTCAAGGTATTAATTTTGATTCTGGAGATATGATTTATAGAACTGGTGGGATGCTTGATGCTATAAATAATAAAAATTTAATATAGGATATTGGTAATGATGTAATGTAGTAGACAATTGATAAATTTAATAAAGTTATAAATACTGCTGCTTTTAAAAGTGGAAAAATTATAGATAAAGGCGGCGATAGTACTACCAGTAGACAAAAATATATTAGAAAAGGTACTTTTGTGCCGGTCGATATTACTACAAATTAGATTGACAGTAAAGCTATTAAAGTAGATAATGCTGGATTAAACTATGATATAACTATTACAGCACAAGCAACTATGCTAGAAAAAGTAGTTAGTGCTTTATCTTAGGCTACATTCACCGATAAAAACTATTTAAGTACAAAAGAATTACATTTAGGACATACTAATCCTGTCAGAGTGTTTATGACTGTTGCTGATGGAGATAGTTCTTATAAATTATATAGATATGCTCGTATGTTAAATTGTATGGCTAATCATCATGGAACGCATAATTCTCCTGAATTATTTTATCGTATTCGTGCTATTTATGAATTAACTGGCGGAAAGCAAAAAGTTGAATAGAGTTATTTAACATCCAGTAATTAGAGTAGGCTGGGTGATTTAATTACTGGGGCTGGTCATGCGAAATATTTAGTAGTTAATAATCCATAGGCCGGTGGATTTTTAAAAGTCATTCCCACTGCTGAATTAGTAAAAGATATTGAATATAATCTTTATTATAATTAGAAACTTACATCTGGGGAATTTCTTAATTCTACTAAGACTGGTTCTATGTCTATGGAGCAGTCTCTATATAGTGATATTAGTTTAAAATTTAGTAGAATATTATAAAAAATTTTTGACTTTGGAAATTTTTTTTGTTATAATATATTTGTAAAAAAATGAAAATTAAAAAATTTATCTAAATAATTTTTTAAAATATAATAAAGAAGGAGGCGAGGTAATGGCAAAATTGGCATTTTCCAAGCTTACACTTCAAAAAAACTCTTAGGTAAAAGAATGGAGTTTTAATGAGCAATCTATTGAAGTAAAGCAGTATTTGTCTATTAAGGAAAGAATGGATATTGCTTAGTCGGTCATTCAACAAGTCATTGATTTTAATAATGAATTTTTGAATGAATTTGCTTTCCATATGTATATGGATTTAGCAATAGTATTTAATTATACAAATTTATCTTTTACTGATAAGCAGAAAGAAGATTTGTATAAACTTTATGATTTACTTGTTGGATCAGGACTCATGAAAGAATTAAAGAAACAAGTAAATTGTAATCAAACTGATGATTTAGAAGTCTATACTTATGAAATGCTTAATGGATATTATAAATATCATAATAGTGTTTATGGGATTATGGATACTATAAATCAGAATTATTCTAATTTAAATTTAGATGTTAATGAGCTACAAGATAAGATTTCTAATCCTGAGAGTCTATCTTTAGTAAAAGATATTTTAACCAAGATGGGTTAAAATATTATAATTAATTTCTAATTTAAATAGGAATATTAAAAGGCGAGAGGCTTTGTTCCTCTCGCCTTTTCTTTATATATATAGAAATTTATAATGAGAGAAAGGAGCTATTTTATGGCTAATAACAGTGCTAATTATAATGTTAATATGCGATTTACAGCTGATACAGGTCAGGCTAAATAGCAATTACGAGATTTACAAAGTTCATTAGATACTTTAATGAATTAGATAGCAACAAAAAATGTTAAATTTTTTGATGTTAATGCCACTAAAAAAGAAATAGATGAAGCCTCAGCGGCGGTTTAGGAATTAAAAATTGCTTTAGATTAGGCGACTAATGTTAATACTGGGCGTTTAGATTTATCAAAATTTTCAAAGAGTTTAAGTTAGAGTGGCTATACTCTTTAGGATTTTGCTACGCATTTAGAGAACTTAGGTCCAACAGGTGATAAAGCATTTGTTGCATTAGCATAGTCTGTTATTAATGCTGAAGTTCCTTTAAAAAGAACTAATGCTTTATTAGATAATTTTAAAAAGACATTAGCTAATACAGCCAAATGGCAAATTTCATCTAACTTAATGCATGGAGTATAGGGTTCTTTATAGAAAGCTTACTATTATGCAGAAGATTTAAATAGATCATTAAATGATATTCGTATAGTTACTGGATAGAGTAATGATTAGATGGCTGAGTTTGCTGAAAAAGCTAATAAGGCTGCTCAAGCATTAAGTACAACTACTACTAATTATACTAATGCTTCTTTAATTTATTATCAATAGGGTTTAAGTGATAAAGAAGTTGCTGATCGTACTGAAGTTACTATTAAAATGGCTAACGCCGCAGGTGAAAGTGCTTCTAAAGTATCTGATTAGTTAACTGCTGTTTGGAATAACTTCTATGATGGTAGCAAATCTCTGGAGTATTATGCAGATGTAATGACTAAACTTGGTGCGTATACTGCTTCTAGTACTGATGAAATTTCAGAAGGTATATAGAAATTCGCATCTGTTGCTAATACTATTGGTCTTAGTTATGAATATGCTACATCTGCATTAGCTACATTAACTGCTAAAACACGTGAAAGTGCGAATACAGTAGGTAATAGCCTTAAAACCTTATTTGCTCGTATTTAGGGTCTGACTCTTGGAGAGACTCTTGAAGATGGCACTGATTTAAATAAATATTCTAAAGCCCTTGAAAAAGTTGGCATTAGTATTAAAGACCAATAGGGTGAGTTAAAGGATATGAATACTATCCTTGATGAAATGATGAATAAGTGGGATAGTTTAAGTCGTGCTGAATAGGTAGCCTTAGCTCAGACTGTTGGTGGTGTTCGTCAGTATACTCAATTAGTTAATCTTATGGAAAATAAAGATTATTTTAAAGAGTTAGTTGGAGTAGCTAAGACTTCTGAAGGCACATTACAAGAGCAAGCTGATATTTATGCTGAAAGTTGGGAAGCTTCTAAAAAGCGTGTATAGGCTTCTCTGGAAGAAATTTATAAACAATTAGTTAACGATAAATTTTTTATTGGGTTAAATGATACATTAAGTGATACAATAAATCTTACAAGTAAATTAATTGATTCATTAGGTGGATTGCCTGGGATATTAAGTGTTGTTTCCGCTTTAATGTTAAAGAGTTTTGGTCCTGATATTGTAAATAACATGTAGCGTATAGCTTCTAATTTATTTATTGATAGTGGAGCTGCTTAGAATCAGGCGGCTGTTATGAAAAAATAGATGTTAGAAGCTTTAAATGCTTTTAACCCTAAAGCTGACCCTCAAGATATGGGAGCTGTTGAATTTTAGACTAAAAGTTTAATTGATGCTACTTAGCAATCTTATGATTTACAAATGGCTTCTAGTAAATTAAATGAAATAGATTTATAGAGATTAAAAACTTTAAAGTCTATTTCTGATTAGTATGCTTAGATTGCTATTAGAGCTAAAGAAGCGGCTGATGCTCAAACCACTCAAGTAATTGAAGCAAGACAAACTGGATTGGCTGCTATAAGATAGTTATCTAAGAAAAAAGGCGGCGGGGATAAGGGAGTCTTAGCAGCTGAAAAAGTCTTAGATAGTGGTTAGAAAGTTATATCTAATTTTAATGGATTAATGAATTTAGATGTAACTAAAGGGACAAAAACCAAAGATTTAGTATAGCAAGTTCAAAGCCTAAAATTAGTAGGTGATGAATATAAAAAACTAAATGGTTTAGCTAATAAATATTCTCAAACTTAGAGTAAGACTGTAGCAACATCATTTAGAAATGAACTAAAGAATCTATAGAAAGAATATTGGTCTGGTGGAAAAGCTATAGAACAATTAACTAAGCAAACTGATGCATATATAGACAGTTAGGTAAAAGCTAAAAATATTAGCCAAAGTGCTGGAGATATAATTAAAACTATTATGAATGTTCTTAATGGTTAGGCTATAAAATAGGGAGAAGCGGCTAGGGCCACTAGAGAACATAGTAAAGCTATTGACGAATTTAATAATACATTAGCCCGTAGCCAAGGAGCTGTAGCTACTTTCTCTCAAGGTTTAGTTACATCAGCCCAAGGAGCTACATCTATATTAATAGCAATTAATAGCATCAAAAGTGCTTTAGAAACTTTAAATAACGAAGATTTAAGTTTTGGCGATAAATTTTTATCTATGATGACTTCAATAAGTATTGCTATTCCTGCTTTGATCAGTGGATTTAATTCTTTAGCTACAGGTATTCCATAGATGGCTAATAATTTTAAACTATTGGGCAATAATTTGGTATAGCTGGCTTTAGGAGTTAGTGAATTAAAAGGAGCTAATATTGATGAAGCTATTCAAGGGTTAGAGAGTAGTGGAATAAAAGCCAAAATTTTAGAAAGTATGAGGTAGGCCATTAAGAATACTACTACAGAGACAACTCACTTAGCTGGAGCTGAATTAGCAGCCGCATAGTCTTCCGCAGCTATGTCCGCTGGGTTTAAAGCTTTATTGGGGAGTATTGCTCCTGTGGCAATAGGATTAGCTGCTGTGGGAGTGGCTATTGCTGGCCTTATTGCTTATCATAATTGGAAAGAAACTTTTAGTGTTGAAGCTTAGATTGAAAGGTCTAAACAATCTTTATCAGAATTTGAATCTATTTTATCTGAGACTAAGACAAAAGCTGAATAGTTAAAATCTGTTTTTAATAATTATCAAGAAGTGACAGATGCTTTAGATAAATGTACTGTAGGGACGAAAGAATGGCGAGATTAGTTAGCTAAAGCTAATGAAGAGGCTCTTAATATTTTAGATACTTATCCTGAATTAAAAAATATAGAAGGAGCTTGGTCTAAAAATAGCAGTGGTCAAATTATTATCGATGAAAATGCTTTAAATCAAGTTCAAGACATTTATGATTAGCGGGTAGCTGCTGTAGATTATGCGATAGATTATTAGAAAGCAAAATTGCAATAGTTAAATGTTCAGCAATTGGGAGAAAATTTTGCTGAGAGTAATTTACTTGGAGTAATGCAAAATCATGGTACAGCTTTTCCTAGCTTGACTATAGATACTTTAGGTCGATTAATTGCCGAGAATATTGATTTATTTAAAGATGCTGATGTACAAGAATTTGCTAATGGCTTAGAAACGGTATTTGATAAGGCTGGTATATTATTTAATAATCCAGAAGATTTAAATGGTTAGAAACAAGAATTTGAAATGTTAGCTTACTAGATTTTAAATGATAGTGAAATAACTGACGGACTTGATTAGTTAGTTAGTGCTTTATTGGATAATACTGATGCTACAATACAAGCTTCTAAAGAAAGTAAAATTCAATAGGGGCTTGGGAAAGAAACTATGGAATCTGGCGAAGTCACATTTACTTCTAATTTCATGGATGCTGCTATTGATGAAAAAGTTAGCAAAATTTTAAAAAATAATAAATTTAATTGGACTTATACTGATCCTACTACTGGAAAAGAATACACTGAAGCCATTGGTTAGACAGGAATTAATAAAAATGATAATAATGTAGTATTAAATGATATATGGAAACGTTATTCTTAGATTGCTGGTTTTGATTATGAATTAGATAAAAATTCAGTATAGGGAACTGGAGCCAATAGAGCATTTAGATATAGAGATGCTGATAATGAAGTACAAACAGTATCTTTTGAAACTGTAGCAAAAGCTTTAGCTACAGTAGAAGTTTATGCTAATGCTTTAGAAGATAGTTATGAAAAAGCAACAAATTTTTAGGGATATTTAGATGGTACTGGGAATAATACTTATTTAAAAGATGAACAATTTAAAGGTGCATCTTCTGACACTGGCAAAAGTATTTTAGAATTCTTAGGAAATAAGGGAGACTTATCTGGTTTAAATAAAACTTAGTTAGAAAATTATAATAGAGCAATTCAAAATCTTGATGAAAATACTTTTAATAATTTAATGTCTAATGCTCTAGGATATGGTAATTATACTGAATTAGATGATGCATAGTTAAAATAGTTCACTAACCAATTAACTAATTTATATAGCGAAGTTGGCGTAACAAGTTTTGATGCTTTTAAAAGAGCTTTTGGTAATGAAGTAAAAAGTGATAATGGTTAGTCTGAAAAAATTTTAGCAGATAATTTTTTTGCTCATTTATTAGAAGCAGCTAATACTTAGATTGCTGGTTTTGATTAGTTTGCTGTCAATATATAGTCTAAATTATCAAATTTAGTTAAAGATGTTTTTAAGACTGCTGGATATGATGGTGTAAATGCTTTAGTTGAAGCTATTAATGCTAGCGGGTCTGATATTACATTAGATCAATTAGATTAGATTGAAAATATATTTAAAACATCTTCATCAATTGATGATTTTATTAAATAGTTAGAAAAGTTAGGAGTAGTAACTGATGAAAGTAAAGATGCTTGGGTTGAATATTATAATAAATTAATTGAAGCTGGAAATAATTTACCTATTACTTAGTTTGAGAATTTTAGACAAGTTTTATCAGACATTTTTTCTTTATTAAATGGTAAAATAGGTTCTGTTATTTCTCAAGAGGATATAGATAAATTAGAAAAATTTGGAATTGATTGGCAAAAATACTTTGTTTAGACTGGACCAGATAAATATACTTAGACTCAAGAATATTCTACTGATGATAAAAATAAATTTTTACAGGGTTCTATTAAAACTATTGAAGAAAATGGGCAGATGGCTCAAGAAAAAGAAGAAGCTTGGAATAATTTTAAATATACTGATAGCCAAGATAATGAATAGACTTTTGATAGCTCTATTGAAGCTATGAAAAATGGTTCATTGAAAGATTCTAGCGGAAGATTATTAGATGAAGCTATTCATATTTTTGGCGGAGTAGATAATTTAGCACAATTTACTTCATTAAATAAAGATAAATTTGATAAAGAAGCTTATTTAGCAATGAGTGAAAGTGAAAAGGCAGATTTATTATAGATTATATCTGATGCTTTTACTTAGAATAAAGATTATGTTAATCAAGTATAGTCTAGTAAATAGGAGTTTTATTCTAATGCTAATTCTGTAAAAGAATTAAGTTAGATGGATGGATTTAACATAGGAGATGAAGCAAGTTAGAAAGGATTGCGAGCTTGGGCAGCCAATAATCAAGACATTGAAGGGGTAGTTAAAGCTTTAAGTAAATTAAATTTAGAATTAGAAAAAGCTAAAGATGATCCAATTAAAGCTAAAAAAGCATATGAAGAATTCTTTAAATCATTAAGAGATGCAGAAGTTAAAGAAACTATTGATGAAATTAAAGATATTAAAAAAAATATTCAAGAATTAGAAAAAGATGGAAAAGATTCCACTTCTGAAATTAACAAATTATATACTAAGGTTAAAGAGTTATTTAATTTAAGCGATTCTGATTTAGAAAAAAATAAAGGATTAGTTGATAAGTTTTTATTTGGTAATGCAGAAGAATCTCAAAACGCTGGAGAAGAATTAGAAAAAATTAAACAACAAGGAAAAGATATAGGAACTGCTTATGGAAATGCAATTGTTGGAGCGGCTCAAAGTGTTGCTAATACACATATAGATTTTTCTTAGATGTAGGCCGATGCAGTTTCTAAATTTAATCAGATAAAAACTATGCTTGAATAGGACAGTCAATTTCAATTAACTGGTCAAATGTCAATAGATACATCATAGGCTATTGGAGCTTTAGCACCTGTAGATGGTACTATTCAAGAAATGTGTGGATACGTCAATGCTCTTGGTCGAGTGGGTATTCATTTTAATACAGCACAATTAAAATAGCTATTTTCTACAATGGCTAAAATACAGCAACTTATGCAATAGGGACCTGGTGGGGCAATGCAAGCTGCTGCTTTAAGTAATCAATTGCAAAATAGAATTTCAGTATGGTCTTAGAATTCTGTAGTTCCTAAAAGTAATAGAGATTATACCACGACTGTAGATGGAGATTCTACCGGAGGGGGAGGAGGAGGAGGTTCTGAATCTAAATCCGCCAATGATATTGGTAAAGAAATCCAAGATGAATTATTAAAGACCAAAGAAAAGAAACGTGAACGTCTTGAAGCTTTACGTGATGGAGCTAATCCAGAAGATTCTGCTAAATATATCCAAGAAGAAATAAAGTTATTAGAAGAAGAACAAGATATTCTTGAAGATTAGATTAAATCTTGGAAAAAGTTATTAAAACTTAAAGTAGAAGAATTTAACAAAGAACATCCTGAGTTTGAAATTAAGCTTACTGATGATGGTGAAATTGCTAATGCTTCTGAGCTATGGGGCAAAGTTTGGGCTTAGTATCAAAAAAATCTTGAAGATGGCATGAGTGAAGAAGATCTGAATGAATGGTTTACTAAAATCAAAGATAGCCTTGATGGTCCTATGGGTATCCAATAGAACATTGATGAAAATGTCGCTCTTATTGCTCAGAAAGAAAAAGAAGCTGCTGAACTTGAACTTGAAGCTATTACAAAATAGATTGACTGGAAAGTTAAGTAGATTGATTTTTAGATTAAACGTCTTAACTATTATCAAGAAAAACTTCTTAAATAGGCTCATGGTAATAAACAAACTATTGAAGCAATGCTTGAAGGATTTGCTTACCAAGAGCAAGAAATGTTATAGCTCTTTGATAAAGGTGCCACATTACGCTAGGGTATTGATTAGTTAAATGCTGCGAAAGCTAAATATCCAGGCTATGAGTAGATGTTTGATGAACAAATACTTGAATACCAAAGTGATCTAATTGACGTCAATGAGGCTATTCTAGATTTACGTAATGATATTGAAGATCTGGTCTAGAACGTTTTAGATTTAGCCCTTGATGAAATTGATAAGTAGATAGAACGTCTTGATACTTATACATCAATGCTTGATCATCTTAATAATATTATTGATTTATCTGGCCGTTCAATGCTTGATATGGGATTAAAAACTTAGATTGGTGCTACTAAAGTAGAAACAATGTTAGGTAAAATGAAATCCTTAAAAGGTCAAATGGATGGTTTGACTAAAGCTACTAAAGAAGCATAGGCGGCACTTGCTGATCGTTAGGCTGATGGAGATACATCTTCTGTAAAATTCTGGGAAAATCAAGTTGAAGTATTAAAGCAAGAAACTGAAAAAGCTTCTGATGAATTTTTAGCTTCTTGGGAAGAAACTCTTGAAGCCGCTTAGGATTTATTTGAAATGCGTGTTGAAATGGCTGTTAATATATTAAGCAATGCTTTATCACCGTTTGAAACTCTTGAAGATTTCCAAGATAAATATGAAAAAGCAAAAACTATTAATGAGCAATACCTTGATGATGCTGACCGTTTATATGAGTTGAATAAATTAAATCGTTAGCTAAATTTATAGTTAGCTGATGCTAATGACCTTTTAGCTAAACAAAAACTTAGAGACATTTAGCAAGAAATTCACGATCTTCAGGCCGATGGCGTCCAGATGAGCCAATATGACCTTGAATACTTATAGAAAAAATATGATCTACAGCTTGCTGAGATCGCTCTTATGGAGCAGCAAAATTCAAAAACTTCAATGCGCTTAGTACGTGATGCCGCAGGTAACTGGACTTATGCTTATGATGCCGATGAAGAAAAAATTGAAGACGCTACATAGAAATATGAAGATGCTGTTCATGAATTAGGATCACTTAGTAAAGATTATATTAATGATGTAAGTGAATAGTTAATTTAGAATCAAATTGATTTTAAGGAAGCATTGCAAGATCTTGATAAGAATTCTGCCGATTATTCAAATTAGTTATTATCATTACAAGAATATTATGTTGAAAGACAAAGATATTTACTTGATGAATTAAATAAAGGTGTAACAAATAGTGGGTTAACATTCCATGATACTCTTTATGGCCAAATGACTGATTTGTATGATTATAATGATGCTTATATGCAATTTGTTAATAATTCTAATACTACAATTAGTGAATTACAAACTAATTATAAGGATTGGCAAAAAGTGGTTGAAACAGCAATGGGAGTAGCTGGTACTTCTTGGGATAACTTTGGTACTGATATGGGTGGTACCCTTGATAGTCTTGAAGAACATATCCAAAAATTATGTGATGAAATTGAAGAGCTTGTCAATGTATTAATGCAATACATTTCTCAATCTATTGGAATGGTTCTTGATTGGGAATAGAAATATTCTAAACGAACTGATTAGGAATTAGCTAAAAATGAACAATATATTGATGGTAATTTTGCTTCATCTGGTGGTGGAGCAGCTTATGATATTGGAGTTGACTATAGCGCTGCAATTATTTCTTTAAGTAAAAATGGCGGTACATATACTGATGAAAGTGGCCGTACTTGGACTACTAATGATATCAATACTTTAAAAGATATTCGTAATTTAAAATTATCTGATATGGCGTAGGAAGGTTCATAGATTTTAAAGAATGGTTCTTCTACAGATTATTGGTCTGAAGCAGAAAAAAAGGATATTACAACTAATAAAAATGAACAATGGTTAGAAAAAGTCTTAGGTAATGGTGCTGCCTCTGGCGCTTATACAGGTGATTGGGCTAATGGTCAAGGATTTGGACCGGACAATGGCAGAATTATTAAAGTTCATCCTAAAGAATTAATTCTTAACCAAAAGGATACTTCTAATATACTTCGTGCAGTTGATATTGTCCGTAATATGAATGACTGGGTTGATAAGCAAGTTTAGTCAATGGTTAATTATGGATAGACTAAATTAGGTAATTTAATTGATAAAGCCACTCCTCCTGTTTATGAAACTCAACCAATTAAGCAAGAAGTCACCATCCAAGCTGATTTCCCAGGAGTAACTGATCATTATGAAATTGAAGAAGCATTATCTAATCTTAGTAATAATGCTGCTCAATATATAAGTGCTAATAAATCTAAATGAGGAGGATTAATTTCCTCCTCATTTTGAGGAGAGAAAGGAGTTAATATGGCTTATAATAGAAAAGAAGAATATTTAGCTGTTGTAAAATAGCCTAAATAGATTACTAATGAATTATTAGAGACTATTGATTATATCGCGCGAGCGCGTGATGCCGAGTTATCGTTTGATAAAACTATAATTGCTGAAATTGTAAGCCTTAATAATGCAGATACTGGTGAGTATTTTGTTGAATATCAAAAAGGTAAATTTAGAGCTTATGCACCTATTGGAATTAATTATACTTATTCTAAAGGAACTAACGTTTATGTAAAAATTCCAGGCGGAGATTTTACATAGAAAAAAACAATAGAAGGAAAAGTCTCAGCATCTTCTTACACAGAAGAAGAGTATGAAGATTTATCTCAATAGGTTATTGAAGTAAATGAAATTCATAGTGATGGTAATGAATATGGTATTTTAGCATATGCGCCAGAAGGCAATACTTATTATGAAAAAGTAATTTATAGTAATGAAAAATTAGAGGACAATTCTATTTTTACCAGTTTGATTAGTACCTATCCAAATATTATGATTTCCGCAAATTTTAGGACTTAGTTTTATGGCACTATGGTTGCTGGTAATTATGGTTTAAAGATAGAATTTGAAGAAAAAGATACTGGAGTTATTTTTACTCGCCGTTTAGATATTACTAATTTTTCAGGTAGTATTTATAACTATGAAGTATTTTCACCTTAGTATGCTATTTATAATTTTCAAGGAATTAATTTACTTGGTGTAAGAAAAATTACATTTTTCCAAGAACGGTTTATTGATTATGATAAAGTATATAATAGCAAGAATGAATTAATTCAAACTTATAATGAAGATCCAAATATTTTTTGTAAAAATATAAAACTTTGTTTTGTAGATTTACAAGATACAACAAAAGATTTGTATTATGTAGGTATAAGTGCGCCTCAAGGCTTATCATTAATATATGATACAGACTCTATTGTTTTAAAAGGTGTATTTTATTATGCTAATAAAGATATATTAGATAAAAAAAATTGTGTTTGTTATTGGTATAAACAAAATCCTGCTGTTTTATCTGGTGATGAAAAATATGATAAAATTGCAGGCCCAGGATGGGAATTAATTAATGATAAAACAAAAGTTAATTTTAATGAACTAACTGTTTCTGGAAAAGATGTTTATCAATAGATGAGGTATAAATTAGTAGTAATTTATAATTCTTCAGTTACATTAAGTAAAGATGTAAGAGTTGTGAAATATTATAATGAACGTTTTACAATAATTCGTAATGATGTAAGTGATACAGAAGTTAAATTAGAAATAGTTGATGGACGTGAAAAAACTGAAACGGCAGATTGGTATGTTGATCTCATGGATGGTTCATACGTTGCTTTAGATAAAAATGTCAGTTCTATTGATGTATCTAAATATTTAGATTATGGTACTGTAATGTTTTATACAGTTAGTTTGTTAGAAGACGGCAAATATGTACCTTGTGAATATAAGTTAACTAATTATTAGTCTGATATTCCAGTACGAGTAATATTTAATGGTAATGATACTTTTTAGTATGATAAAAATAATAGTATTACTGTGGATCAGTCAGAATCAGAAATGATTATTACTCCTACTATTACAGTTAATAAAGATAATGTAGGTATTAAAACGGTTACTTGGTATTCACCTGATGGAGGTTAGTTATTTGAATATGCTACTACTAAAATAACTAATTCAATGATTTCTAGGCTATGGGTTAATCCTAAAGATAATTCAGTACATTTTAATATCCGACAAAAACGTATTGCTAATTATACTAATAATACATTAATTTTAAAAGTTATTACATTAACTGATAAAGAATATTATTTTAATAAAACTATTTATTTTAGTAAATAGGGTGAATATGATTTAAATGGTAGAGATTATACATTTATAATTAAATAGTGTGATGAAAATGGGAATGAAGTTTCTAAACGACCATTAAATAAAATTGGAGATAATTATAGTCCTATTTATTTTAAAGCTGAATTGCGGCTTGATGGAGAAATTATTACTGTTGATACTAAATATAAAGATGAAGAAGGAAATGTATTAGGTAGTTATAATTTAAATTTAAAACGTACTGATATCCATGTTTCTAGTGAAAAATTAACGGATACTATATATAAAGTAAATAATTTTACTGAAGACAAGCAAGGACAGTATTTTATTAAGTTTAGTCTTACTGTTGGTATTAAAGGAAAGACTGAAGGAACTAAAGTATTAAATTATTGGTAGCCTATAATGGTTAGTGAGAATATTGATATTAATAATATAAAAGAAATAAATATTCCTGATCGAATTACTTATGATAGTTCTGGCACAGCAAGTTATCATTCATTAAAAGCTATTTCATTTATATATTATTATAATAAACGAGATACTTAGCTTATTAATTCTTAGACTTATTCTATGACTTCTAATTTATTTTTATATCCTTTAGAAGAAAATAAGAAAAAAACCAGAGAATACAAATTAGTTCCTACTTCTACTTTTGGAGGAGCTTATTTTGCTAAAGAAACTGACACTGTAAATACCTCTCCAATGGGTGCTATTTATATTGCTATTCCTGGTAACAGATGGGAAAGCAGTACTAAAAGATATTTAATTTATCCAATAGTAATGTTAATAGAACGAGATGGAAATGTTAGCAATGTAGAAGAAGAAGATGACGGTACTAATATTACAGTAATAGATGAAGAAAACCCAGAATTTACTAAACCTATGAAACCTAGTTTTTCTCATTAGGGTGGTAAATATGATTAGATAGCCAGATCTTAGGAAAATGAATAGAAAAAATACTTGGGTGGAAAAACTTATATAGGAGATACTTGGGAAAAACGCCGTAAAATTCCTATCACTAATCCTGTAGAACCCACAAACCCTTCAATACGAAAAGTACGATCTTTAACAAATGAAATAGATACTAGCGGTTATGTATCTGGATTATATCAATATGACAATGATGATATTCCTACTAATATTTTACGAGCAGATGGATTAGTTAAATTAGGAGGAGATAAATTAACTATTGATATTGATGGTAATTTAACTTTAAATGAAAAAACTCCAAGCAATATTTTAACTATAGCAAGATTGTTAAATGAATTAACCTCTAATATAGAGTTTAGATAGGAATTAACTAATAATATAGTTCCTCCACCTGAGAAAACTATTAAAATACGTGATTGGTATATTGAAGAATGATGGATTTTTATCCATCATTCTTTTTTTTTATTTGGACCAAAATAGTATGTTTACAATATATAATTTTTAAAAATTAATAGAAATAAGAGTTAAAGGAGGTCAATAAATGGCAACATCTACAATAAATGTAAATAGAGTATATCCGCCAATTGTGAATAGTTCAATACCAGCGTATTTAGCTACTGCGGAATCTTTAAATATAAATTTTTCTTTGCCTAAATCATTGAACTATGATGATGTAAAAAATATTTCAATAAAATTTAGCCAATAGTCAAATAATAAAAGTGTTGTAAATACAGATATTTATTATGATGGAATTATTTATATGGAAAAGCCTACTACCTCTACTAATGGAATATATACAGTTACTGTAAAAAATTCTGATATCAAATTAGGAGATACCGTTGGTTGGGTTTCCAATACTTTTTATAAAATTCAAATTCGATTTGGATATAGTAAATTAGATTATGAAAAAAATAAAATTTCATTTTTTAAATGGAAAAAAACACAAACTTTAATAAATGGATTTTCAGAATGGTCTAATGTTATAATTACTAAGGCAATAGAAGAACCTATTGTAAATATTTTAAATAATAAAGAAATAACTAATCTTGATGTTGGTTTTATATTAACTAAAAGTGAAAATGTAGAAACTACAAGATTCCCTAAATTTCAAGGCGGTTATCATTGTGCGGCTGAAGAGCCTATGGATAAATATCGTTTTAGATTATATGAAGGAGCTTATAATAGTTTAAATTAGCCAACTCTTGATCCTTATTTATCTAGCGGATGGCTATAGTTTAATGGAGGCGGCCAAGATTATTACACAGGATTGGTTGAATATAGTTTTAATAGATAGTTAGACTATTTAGGTCATAAAACTTATTCTGTCATTTTAGATGTAATAACTGCTAATGGTTATTAGAAGTCTTCTGAATTTTATAATTTTACAATTACTGAAAGTTATTTAAAATAGTTAGAATCTTTAGTATTTATTATTAAGGATAATACTGGAGATACTACAATTTAGCAAAGACTATTTAATACAAATGAAGTTAGCTTTGAAACTTATAAGAGTTATTTTAATATTGAAGGTGAAAACCCTACTTATCTTAGAGGATACTTTGATAATTGTATTGAGAATGGAATAAATTATCAAGCTGGTGATATTGTTTATAGAACAGGCATTGTTGGTATAGATGCCAAAGAACATATTTTATCTCGTAATACCAGAGTAAAAGCAGTTGAAAATTTTAGTCATAATATTCGTTCTGATGAGAATGCTAGTTTAGAAATTTATATAAAAAATAATCCTTATAAAGTAACAGAACATACCACTGATACTACTATTACTGGTGAAAAAATAGAATACGATAAAGTAATTTTAAAATATCAACCTCTTGATGGAACTTTTATTTTATCTAGGGCTTGTGAAAAAGATAATTACACTCAATGGGAAGACATTGCTCAATTTGATTGGTATAATGAATCTAACTATGATAAGGAATTAACATTATTATATGAAGATTTTACCATTGAAAGTGGAGTTAAATATAAATATGCTTTACAAAAGAAAAATTTAACTGGTCTTAGAAGTGCTCCTAAATATGAAGCGTCTGATATTGATACTTCACCAGCTCACTGGTCTAATTTTTAGTATAGTTATATTTATAATAATGGTATTCAAGTTCGTTTAAATTTTGACTGTAAAATAAATAGTTATAAACATACTACTTTATTTTAGAAATAGGATAGTTTAAATTCTAAATATCCCATTATATTGCGGAATGGTCTTGCACATTATGCCGAATTTTAGTTAGGTGCTAAAATTTCTTTACTCAGTGATGAAGATTCTTCTTTCTTAATGCGCAATGATACCAAGGGTGGTTATTATCACAGTTGGTATGGTGATATAGTTATTTCTAAAGATAAATATATGGAAAATTTTACACGAGATTTACAAACGCCTTATAATGATAAGTTAACATTAGGCCAATATACAAGTATTGATGCTTCTGTATTTAATACTTCACCAACTAATAATAATATTTATATGGAACGTATTTATCGTCATTGGGTAGAAGAATTCCTTAATGATGGTGGATATAAATTATTTAAATCAGCCACTGAGGGTAATCATATTATTACTTTAACCAATGTCTCTTGGACTCCGCAAGCTTCTTTAGGAAGAATAATTTATGATTTTAATTCTACAGCTTATGAAGTAGCAGAGTTTAATTGTGATAATATTAAATTATATAATATTAATCCTTTAACGACTTTATCTAATAATTCTAAATTGGCTATACAAGATGCTAGTACTAAGAATAAAGTAATTATTGGTTAGGTAGCTAGAACATTTAATGGTCAATTAGATAAAGAAGTAAATGGAAATTCTTTAAAAATTATTTCTAATCCTAAATTTAATAAAAAATATGATAATATTTATGAAGCTATTAAATTATAGGAAGAAGTTGAAATTAGTGAAGAAAAAAAATATACATTAATGAAAGTTCGTGCAATTTGGATTGAGTAGTATCCTAAGTTAAGTTTAAAAAATAGGATTGAGTATTTAAAACATCAAAATGGTTTATCTATGATTGAATAGTTAGAAAATGCTGTTGAATTATTACGTTGTGAATAGTTATTAAAAGAATATGAAAAAAATCAAACTAATATAATAACTATGATAATTAATGGTAAAGAAATTTCGATGATGCCTAGTCGTATATACCATATTGATGATATGAATTTACAATCTATGTATTTAAAATTTACTCGACCTGTTTTAATTAATTATATAGCTGAAATAGAAGAAGAAGATTATTTACAAATGGTAACAGTAGCAACACGAGAATTTGTTCAATGGGGGCAAATAGGAGGAATATTTACTGATACTAAAGATATATTAGATAATCATTAGTTTTTTAGAAATGATGATAGTAATATAGTTAATGAAAATTATAATTATAGTTTGTATTCTACTCGAAATATTATGGAAGTATTGAAAGAAAAGATACATACTTCTATTTTAAATGATTATAGTGAAGAAAAAATAAATTCTTCTTTTGAAATTTTATATAATAAAATAAATGAGTTTTTAGATAAAATAGATGATGACACAAATTCTATTGAAGATTTGTTAATTGAAGGAACTGAATTATTAGAAGAATATCGTCCGCTATCTGGATTAGTTTTAAATGACTAGACTGATGCTTGGATGAACGGTTCAAATCAATTGGTAGTTTATAATTTTAATGGTATTGAAAGCCTTGAAATTGAAGCTGACGCCAATACAGATATTGTATTTGGTAGAAACAATGAAATTGATAGTAGTACTGGTTCTGTCTCTCCAGCCAATGAGGATAATCATATTCGAGTTGGACCAACAAATAAAATAGTATTAAATCCTTTAAAAAGCACAATTAAATCATTAGAGTTTGCTCGTCCTTCTTATGCTATTATTAATTACAAAGCTGTTTCTTCCTTAGAACTAAAAGGATATATTAATACAAATGAGGAGTAAATAATATGAGAGAATATTTGACTGATTCAAAATTCTTATCTATGTTAGATGAGATGCGTATAAAAAATCATTACGCCAAAATTACTGTATTATCATTTGTAGATGAAAAACCTTTGCGTGAAATTTAGGGAATAGCTACGGCTGGATCTATTACTGTTAACGGGCAAGCGGCATTACGTCGCACGATAAGCTTAACAGTAAGTGGAATAGAAAATGAAAATGATATTAATAATATTGAAAATATAATTTCAATAAATAAAAAAGTAAAGATAGAAGTAGGGCTTGAAAATCCATTTGAAGATTATAAAAATTATGGAGATATTATCTGGTTCCCTCTGGGTACTTATGTAATTAATCAAGCTACTACCTCTACTACTGCTTCTTCAGCAAATATTTCTATTTCAGGCAAAGATAAAATGTGTATGCTTGATGGAACTTGCGGAGGTACATTACCTTCGGCAGTTACTTTTCATGAAACATAGTATGAAGATGATAATGGAGATATTTCCATAGAGCAAGTACCTATGTTTACTATTATTAAAGAATGTGTAACACATTTTGGTAAAGAGCCAGAATAGAATGTTATAATTAATGATGTGGATATGACAGCTAAACTTAGTACAAAATATGTAGGTCAAAACCCTATATGGTTTTCAAAAGATTATAAAAGTTTTGTAATTAGTGAAAATGCGCCCGAAGATGAAAATTTTTTATAGCATAAATTTATTTATGGACAAGATGTTGGATATCAAGAAACAGATTTTACTTACCCCGGAGAATTAGTCTTTTCTGCGGGAGATACAGTAACTTCTGTTCTTGATAAAATTATTGAATCTTTAGGCAATTATGAATATTTTTACGATTTAGATGGTCATTTTGTATTTTAGCAGAAAAAGAATTATTTAAATTATTATTATACTCCAATTACTTAGATTAATGATAATTATTATATTAAAGCTTTTTCTGATAGTAAGTATTATTATACTTTTATTGATGCTAAAGATGCTTTATCTTATTATAATAGCCCTAAATATGAAAATATAAAAAATGATTTTATTGTTTGGGGTGATAAAACAAATGCTAATGGGGTTACCAAGACTATTCAATATCATTTAGCTATTGATGAAAAACCACAAATTGATTTAGCTAATTAGTATATGTGGGATATCACCAGAGGCAATGGAGATCATGCTTATTATTTATTTGAATATGAAAAAAATAATTATAACTAGACTCCGGAAAAAAAAGCTATTGAAATAATTTATACTGAAAATCATAGTGAAATTACTGATAGCTCAATAGAAACAGCCATCAAAAAAGATATAATGGATAATATTTTATAGAATTATTCTTTTTACAATGGTGATCAGTTTATCTTATATTATAAGGTTATTTTTTCTGACTAGATAAGATATTATAAAGTAGCGTTATTAAATAAAGAAATTATTGATTTTAAATATCTTGAAGATTTAACTGACATTATTGATTTTACTTATTTAGCTTTTGGAGTTTATCCTAAGAAAGACGAAGAAGATGTATCAGATGATAGCAGTTCTTCTGATGACGAGCCAATAGGTTATCCTGATAGACCTAATGCTCCTGATTTAGACCCAGGCTTTGGCATCCCTGATTCTTGGCATAGAGGTACTTAGAGAGACAAACAAAATTAGCTAGATCCTGATTTTAGTGTAGATCCAGATGGATCTTCTAAACCTCCTAATGATTCTGATGATAAAAAAGATGATACTACAAAAGTAAAAAACAAAGAATTTTATTTAGTATAGAAAAGAATTATAGATAATGTTGATGTTTTAGGATATTATAATAAAAAGGGCGAATGGATATAGATTTTTGAATTATCAGAAAAATTAAATTTAACTAATATAAATAATTTAATAAATAAAGTAAAATAGAATTATTATCTAAAAATTATAAAAGATATAAATTTTGATGAAATTAATAAAGAATATGATTTTAATTTTATTAATCAAAATAATGTTTTATTAGTTTCAAGCACTGGTCTATTAATTTATAAATTAAATTCTTATGATTCTAAAGGTAATAAACAAGAATACAATTATAGCATTCCTGATAATTATTCTGCTATTAAAGATTCAGAAAATAAAATATTAATATCAGAAGAAGAACATAAAGAATTAGTTAAAGTTTTATTAGAATATTATAAAACGAATAAAGATGATCTAATAGATGATATTACTTTAATTTATAACTATACAGATATAAATGATATTCCTAGCGGTAATCCATCAGGCGATGGTCCAATAGGCTATCCTGACAAACCCAATACTCCTGATTTAGATCCTGGGTTTGGTGTTCCTGATTCTTGGCATAAAAATACTAATTCTATTAAATCATAGAGCTAGCTAGACCCTTACTTTGGAGTAAGCTCTAAAGGAGAAACTTCTTCAGATACTAAAAAAGATAATAATTCATCTAGTTCTGATAATAAAAAAGGTAGTGACTTGCTTCTTCCATTTTTAGACCCAGTAGAAGGAAAAAAAGATTAGCTAAAAGTTTTAAAAGATTAGGAAGATATAATAAAAAAGATTTTTATTTTACGAGATAATGGAAATTATACTTTAAATGAAATAATTGAAGAAATTACAAATGCTTATAATTCTAATGTTATTGATTTTTCAATTTTACCAGAAAATAGTAAAATAAAAATTATTACTTATACTCCAAAAGAGCCAGAATTTGATTATGAAGATAATTTTTATTTTACGTTAATTGGCACTCCTTGTCATGAATGGCGCGAAGAATTATTTAGATAGGCTTTATTAAATAGCGAAAATGGGTCTCAAAAAGGAAACTATGATGATGAACTATTAGCTAAAATTAATAATGAATATTTATGGCGCAAACAGTTATTTGATCCATAGAATGAAACTTGGCATGAAGAATGGAATAATCAAATTGATTTAGCTAATTCAGATAAAGAAAAAATAGATACTTGGGATGGATGGAATCCGGCAATTTACATTGATCCTAGTTTAATAACTTATTGGTTAGATTTTATTGATGTTGATTAGTTAGTATCAAAATATTCTGTTAATAAGATAGGCCGACGTACTAAAGCATTAACTAAAACTAATATGAGCCTATTATATAAATTAAATGTACCTGATATTATTTTCTTCGAGAATACCGGCGAAGCAGATTTAATTTAGAAAATTGAAGAATACACGCTAGAAGGACAAGCCTATTGCGCTTTAAAACCTGGGCAAATGAAATTGTTTAGTTCTAGTGGAACAGGTAGTACGGCTTTTGATTATATAAGAGAAATGCTATATTAGTATTTAATTTATAATTTAACTGTTACTATTAATTGCGCGCCTAGATATTATTTAGAGCCTAATAATTTAATTTATATAGATGATAAAAAAAGTAATATTAAAGGTGAATTTGTTATAACTCAATATACCCTTCCTTTAATTTATAATGGAAATATGTCGATTACAACAAATGAAGCTTTAACAAGAGTATAAGGAGGTAACAATGAGTATTGAATTAAAATAGATTGTTTATAATCTTGAAGATTATGGAGGATCTGGTGGATTAATTTCAACTAATAAAAATAACCATAATGAATTAATATACAGTATGGTTTATTAGAACAATGAGAATGATGCTACAGAAAACACTTTAGTAGGAGATTTAGGCTTAACTGAATATATGAACAATCGTATTAATATTTTTGATAAAAATATTTTAGTTAATTATACCAATGTGAAAAAGATAGGTATTTAGGCTTCCCCTGGAACTAAGTTTACTTTTTCTGAATCAATTACTCCAAATGCTGGATAGTGGTTAATGGTAGGACGTACTGGTATTTATGAATTAAATGATGATATAGTAATTAAATCATTAAGATTTTAGCGTCCTAAAAATTATATTCTAAATAAAGAGCTTAGTTAGGAATTATAGTCTAATGGGACAGCAATTATGAAATAGGCTAGAGATGAATTTTTAACTAAAGTAACTGAATTAACTAAAAGCCAAGGTACAGTTCCTGATCGGACTGAAACAGGTAACGATTATTGGATACAATATAATCAATTGCATTAGGAATATGTTACAAAATATAGAAGTGGATTAGGCCTTTACTTAAAGGGCAAGGCCGGAGTCTATGTTGATGGATCTGAAGATGATTTATATAATATTATTATTGATTTTACTTATGGAGAAGAGGAGGGATAATTAATGTATAGCTTTTATGGTGGACAAAAAGGGCAAGATTTTAAAATAACAAGAATATTTTCTAATCGTGCCATAGATATGGTTGGAGATTTACAAATGCGTTGGACTTCGCCAGTAAATGTAGGAGATTATATATTTATTAATTATGGTGATCCTTCATTTATGAATGAAGAAAATTCTAATTATAATACTAATTTATAGATAGATTTAAAGACCAGCGGCAAATCTTTTACAAATTCTTTGTGGCAAAAAATTTATGTAGATAGAAATTTAACAGTATCTCCTGATTTTCCTGAAAATGATAATAATATTTATGTTTTCTTAAATTTAGATGAAAGTGATACTGAAGAATATGGAAACTCTTTACAAGAAATATCAGATATTGAAAGTGAAGAGTGTTTTGGTTTTGGATATAGATTAATCGCTTGTGTTACAGGTGTCACTCCTCGAATTTAGGTATTCCATTAGACAATAGATATTGAAGATGGAGATCCTTATGTTACTTTAGATTTAACTAATCCTGATACTCCTAAAATTAAATTTTATCTATAGCGTGGATAGCGTATTGAAGATGTTTACAGAAATATTGTAGGGTCTTAGGAAGAGCCTAATGCTTATTTATATACTGATGGTAGAGCTTATATAGACAAAAATGGCGAAACAAAAATTGCTACTTTAACTAAACCTTAGTTAGTTTTTGATTTACCAAAAGCTCCTACTTTTTACTATGGTATGTTATTTGGCACAGGGCCATTAAATTTTTATCATAATTTTGGTACATTATCTAGCCGAGAATATTATTTAAATAAAGATACTTATAAGATTTATAAAAAAGAAATACAATTAATATCAAAAATTAGTGATTTTTTGTATAGATTTTTACTAAATGATAAAGTAACCTATATCTTAGATGAAGAAAGTAAAGACCCTAAAACTGGAATTTATAGTAATCTTAAATTTAAAGATACTAAACATTTTTATTATGTAGTAGATAATAAATTTTTTAAATAGGGTAGTTAGTTAAATAGTTCTTTTATTTATACTTAGTAGGAAAATTAGAATGTACTTTTTAATCCATTATCAAATGATGAAATAGAAATAACAAAATCTAAAGAATAGAAAATTTTAAAATTTTATAAAGAACTGCAAGAGGATTATTAGTTATCAGTAAGGCCTTATGAATATTATAAAGAAGATGGAACAATAGGTATTAAGGCTCAATATATGTGGACTAATGATGATGCTCAAACTGTTGGAGATGAAGTATATACTTATTTATTATCAGCTTCTATTTTTAAAACTTTTCCAAATTCATTATATCCTTTAGGAACTATAATTAATGATTTAATAGAAAAATTATTTAGCATTATTGTAGAAGATAAAAATAAAAAAGTTTCGGTAAAAGAAAATTATACTGATATTTTTTACTCATTTGAAACTTATAATATCGCTGATTATTTAGTTGGTGTATTAGCGCAAGGTTCTTATTTGAATGAGCATTATTATGATGTATCTAAAGCTTATAAAGCAGATTTCTATGTAAATGAGCCTACGGGTAAATTTTATATTTTAACGAATTTAAATAAATTTTATATTGAAGGCAAATATATTGGAGCTATTACTGCTCCTGCTCCTTTAGCTGTAACACAAATAACTCCTAGCTTTTATTTTGATAAAAAAACATAGAAATATGTAAAAAATCAAAATAAAGTTATTAGTAATTTAACAGAAGGTATTGGAGAGAATATTTATCAAGAAGAATTTTTATTCAAATTAGTAAATGATCCTATTACATTAACTAAAATAAAACAAGTTGCAAATAGCTCTCCATTCGTTATAGGGCAACCTATTCCTTAGAATGAAAATGAATAGATGGTAAATATAGATGCACCTATGCCAATTCATATATTTACTCCTGCTAACAGTGGCTTAACTATTTTAAATAATAAAGTAATATGGGATTCTACAAATTACAATGGACCTCTATTTTCTGAAGGAGACTTGTTTTTTAATATAACTCGATTAGAAGATAATAATGCAAATCGAGGGGAAGTCTATCGATATAAAAATCTTCCTAAAAATACTATAGAAGAACAAAAAAACATTTTAAAAGATGAAATGTCTAACAGTTGGGAATTGATAGGTAACATAAAAGGCATCCCAGGTATTCCAAATCCTACTAAAATTGTTAATATTACTTTAGTTCCTACTAATAATGATAGTGATAATTTTAAAATTACCTATCTTGGTTCTAATAATTCAAGCACTTTTAATTATAAAATTAATAAATCTCCTAATAGCGGCCCTGAAGGTAATTTAGTTCCGAGTTTAATAACTATTATTTAGAATATTATTAATAAAAAGGATATTTCTTTATCTAATAATACTTTAGTTTTACCTAATTTATTGGTAAATACTAATAACGGAGAAATTTTATTAATAAATTATTTTACTTCAGAAAATGCAACGCCTGAAAGTTATTGGGGAATCTATACTAATGATTCTTGGAATATAATGTCATTTTCAGGTGGTGGATCTTCTTTTTTAAATAATTAGCCTAATAAATTAACTGAATAGCATAAACAACAAGGATATTCAGTTGATTATTTAGAAACAAAATTTTTAAATAACCATTTGATTTGGCATGATTGGGATTAAGGAGGAAATTTAAATGGATGCTCAATTAGTTGCACAAATATTTCAAATTTGTATTATTCCTTTACTTGGAATTTTAACAACATTTTTAATTACTTGGATTAAATCTAAGAAAGATGCTTTAAAGTAGCAAACAGATAGTGAATTAGCTAAAAAATATTTAGATATGCTTGATAATACAATTACTGATTGTGTTATTGCAATGAATTAGACTTATGTTAATTCATTAAAACAGCAAGGAAAATTTGATAGCGAAGCGCAGAAAAAAGCATTTACTGATGTATATAATAAAGTAATTGCTATTTTAGGTCAAGATGCTATTGAATACTTGAATTCTGCTGTTGGAGATTTAAATGAATATATTTCTTCTAAAATTGAAAAAGAAGTTAGTTCAAATAAAATTACTCCAACAGAAACAAAATAATAAAATGGGAGAATCAAATGCGGTTCTCCCATTTTTTTTTATGCTTATTTATTATATTAAAATGCCCTAAATTTTTTCCCAAAAATTTTGACAAAATTGGAAAATTATTTGACAATATTTTTTATATAAGTATAGAAAGAATGAATAAGAAAGGATTTTAGTTATGAATTTATATCAAGGTTTTGGAAATAATCAAAGTTATTATCAACCACAAAGGACCAATACAATAATACCTCCGAGTTAGTAGCCATAGCCTGCTTTTATTGGATTAAAAGGTCGTCCAGTTTCTTCATTGGAAGAAGCAAGAGCTGCTGCTATTGATTTTGATGGTTCTGTATTTTTCTTTCCTGATTTGGCTAATAAAAGGATTTATACTAAGCAAATTAATTTAGATGGAACAGCGTCTATGAATATGTATGAGTATAAAGAAGTTCCTACTGAAGCTTTTAATTCATCTAATTTTGTTACTCGTTAGGAATTTGATGAAACATTAAATGATATTAAAGGTGCATTAAATATGATTGCTTAGTAGACTTAGCAATAGAAGCAATAGCCAAAAGTAGAAGAATAGCCTAAATAGCAAATTAATTTTTAAGGAGTAATGAATTATGCAAATGAATCCTATGTAGATTATTCAAATGATAAGAAGTGGGTCTAATCCTCAATAGTTAATGATGTCATTCTTATAGCAATAGAATAGTCCAATAGCGAATAATTTACTATAGATGGCATAGAATGGCAATATTAATGGAATAGAGCAAATAGCACGTAATATGTGTGCATAGAAAGGATTAGACTTTGATAAAGAATTTAATTCCTTTAAGCAATAGCTTGGGATTAAATAATATATTTATTAAAGGAGGACATTTTTATGTTCAACACAAGTAATGGTTATAGTTTAGCTGATATTGCCGCAGCCACAGGCGGTAATGGATACCGTAATTGTGATGATGGTATGTGGGGTAATGGTGCATGGTGGATAATTATTCTCTTCCTTTTCTGCTTCAATGGCTGGGGCGGAAATGGCTGGGGTAATGGCGCCAATGGTACTGGCTATCAGGGAACTACAACAAGAGAAGAATTAACTTATGGTTTTGATATGAGCGATATCAAGTCCGGCATCAGTTCTTTACAAACTGGTTTATGTAATGGTTTTGCTGGTGTTAATAATAATTTATTATCTGGCTTTGCAGGTGTTACTGAAACTTTAAACGGAAATGCTCGTACTTTACAATCTGATATTAGCAATTTAGGCATGAATGCTATGTAGAATACTTTTGGTATTACTCAAGCTATTAATGCTGATACTATTGCTAATATGTAGAACACAAACGCTCTTTCTCAGCAATTAAATAATATGGCAGCAACAAATGCTCATTGCTGCTGTGAGAATAAGAATCTTATTACATCAAGCTTTGCTGATTTAAACTATAATTTAGCAAGTCAAGCTTGTCAAAACCGTCAAGTAGTTAATGAAGGAGTAAGAGATATCATTGATAATAATAATGCTAATATGCGTTCTATCCTTGATTTCCTTGTTCAAGATAAGATTGAAACTCTTACTGCTGAAAATGCTACTCTTAAAGGTCAGATTTCTCAAAACTTACAGAATGCTTATTTAGTAGAACAATTAAGCAATAAAGCTCCTATCCCAGCTTACGTTGTCCAAAATCCTTATGCAGGAACTAATTATACTGGATGCGGATGCTAGTATACTGCTTAATAAAGAAAAGAGGTTAAAAAATGGAAATAACAGCTAATGCTTTACAAACGGTAAATGCCAATGGTAATGTAGTGTTTACTAATACCGCTGTTCCAGGCAGTTGCGCCATGGTACATCGTGAAGGTAGCGGATTAGTAACTTTACGAGGTATAACTAATCAATGTAGAGCCAGATTTAAGGTTACTTTTGGAGCTAATGTAGCTCTTCCAACTGGCGCGACTGTAGCTCCTATTTCTTTGGCAATAGCTATTAATGGGGAGCCTGTTGCAGAAACTACAATGATTTCAACTCCAGCCGCAGTAGAATAGTTTAATAGTATTTCTCGTGCTCTATTTTTAAACGTTCCACGTGGATGTTGCCAATAGATAAGTGTTGAGAATACCAGTGCTTCTGCTGTCAGTGTTGAAAATGCCAGTCTTATTATAGAGAGGGTGGCGTGATAAATGAAAAAATTATGTAAAATTAAAGATACTTTAATTAATTTAGTTGAATAGCAAATGGCTAATCCTCAATGCGTTGATACCCATGAAATGGGTGAAGTAATTGATATGATTAAGGATTTAGCTGAAACTTGTTATTATGTATCAATAGTGGAAGCAATGGAAGACAAGGAAGATCATGAAGAAAGTAGCCGCCAAACTGATACTATGTATTATGGTATTGGAACTATGAATGATGATAACAAAAAAATGGGCCATAGCCCAATGAAGCGTAAATCTTACATTGAAAGTAAGGAACTTCATATGGACTAGGCCCAATAGATGAGAGAGTTAGAAGATTATGCCCAAGTTCTAACTTCTGATCTTTTAGAAATGATTCAGGATGCTACTCCTGAAGAAAAACAATTATTACAAAGAAAGATAGCTACATTAGCTACAAAAATTGTATAAGAATAACAAATAAAGGGAAGCAATTGCTTCCCTTTATTTTTTTTATTGTTGTGCATTATGGACAGGTAATTGGACCGCCCGGTCATAATAAGTTTTTGCTTGACCATTTCCGCCTAAGCCAGCGTAAACCTTATAAAATTCTACTAATTGTTCATATTCAGTGTTTGTCATAAATCCTTGCTGAATATAGGCTTTACACAATTGAGTTAATCTAAAACGATAAGAAGTTAAAATTAAATTCATATGTTTATTAGCGACAGTATTGCTTTCTAGTACATACTTTCGCAGTTCTTCAATTTCTTGGCGAATTGGTTCAATATGAGTTTCAATTGTGGTGTCTAAAGTATTATTTTCTTTTTCTTCAACTAGCTTTTTATAAGTTTTCATTTTACCATAAAGACATTTACAGAAGGCTAAGGCGCCTGCAGAAATTAGTCCAAAAATAATTTCAAGCAGATGTGTTGTAATAAATTCTAACATTTATATAATCCTCCCGACATGAATTTGTCGCTCTTTCTCATTATAAATGAGAGAAAGAATTATATAATTATTTAGAATTGCCCGTCATTCCCAATTTAATTCATCTTGCTATGATTTAAAATATGCAGTATATAAACATATAGCATCACAAACATCATCATTAGCATCAATACCGTATGTATCTTTTACATATTTTATATCAAGAGGCTTGAGATTTTCGCGTTTAATGCCGCGGCCAGTCTTAATACCTAAATTTTTACGCCATTCGCTTGCCTACATAAATTCTATACTTTTGGAATTTATATCATTGTTTACAGTGTGTGCCCCAAGGACTATAGAGCCTTGAAGCCACATAAGTAAACGAGCTGTATCTGAGTAGCCATAAGCTTCTGGATGAACATCTTCAGCTATTAATTTTTCTATATTATACTATTTTACTAATTCAATAATTCCACTTTGTATCTTTTGGATACGGCTTACATTATTAGAAGAAGATGCAGTAATTAATCCATAAGTAATTAATTTACCTTTGTCATCTGATATGGCGTATCCAGTAGATTTTGTGGATAAGTCTAAAAATAAAAAATTCATATAAATCTCCTCCTATTATAGAAGGAGATTATTATTTATTGATTAATTATTAACGTCCTTACTGGTAGAACCAAATCCCCCAATTCTTTCGCCTTCAGCTTTATCATCATCTGTGATAAGATAATTACGAATAACACCTTGACCAATAATATCACCCTTAGCAATTTCAATATCAAAAGGTGAGAGATTAATTAATTGAAAATAAATATGACCTTCATTATCAGGATTATTATAATAATCAGCATCAATGATGCCAACACCATTAGCCATAATAATCCAATGCTTTAAGGGTAAAGAAGAACGAACAGATAGTTCAAGGAATTGTCCATTTTCCATATGACACTTCATTCCAGTAGGAATAAGAGTAGGTTTTAAATTAAGTCCCTTAGTAATTTTAGCCATATCATTTAAAGAAATAATATCATTAGTAGCTGCCCCATTTTTAAAAGTTTCTACAATATGTGTATATGAAGGAATTACAACATCTTCAGCAGATGCAAAATCATAACCAGCACTATATTTGGTCTTACGTTCGGGCATTAGCAAATCCCAATCATTATATTTACTTACTTTTTCAAAATAAATACTCATTAATTAATTACAGTCTCCCCATCAAAGTTAGCTTTAGTTGTATAGCAAAGTGAAATATGGTCAGTAGGTTCTTTTTCATCATTGAATTTTTTCACAAGAGTTACTTGATACCATTCATCAATAATTTCGCCTTTCTATTTGCGTTCTTTCTTAGTAGAAGAATATTTAGCTAAATCATATTCTCTATTTTGCTTAGCATTATTAATAAGCTCAGCTGCTTCTTTTTCTGTATCTACTCTATACACTTCAGTAGTATTAATCAAATATTCAAACATATTTTCTCCTATTAATTTACATAAACTTTAATATTATTATTACTATATTTAGTAATTAAAGAATTTTCAATAGTTTCTTTAAGACCTTCACCATAAGTTTGATTGCCATAAAGATGAATATCACTATCTTTATATTGTTCTGATAACTTAGTTAAAGTATCGCTAAGATTGTCAAGGCGGCAAGTACAAACCATAGTGGGTTTCTTATCAGTTGGTCCTTGATAATAAATAATTTGTGTTGTATTAAATAAATCAAAATAAGTAAATAACATAATTATCTCCCTATTACTGGAACAATGCCAGCATCATAATCGAATAGATGATAACAATGAGTTTCATCATTATTTGTAATCCAAATTTCAATTGCTCCAGAGCCACTATCATTAATATCTTTAATCTGCCCTAAATCTTTAATAATATCATAAACAGCAGAAGTCATATTAAGATAAGGATTATCATTACTTAAACTATTAGTTTCAAATACTGTATAATAATTTAGTTCATTACATAAAAGCATAAAATACTTATTAGAACTTTTTTGAACATAGGTATCAATAACTTCTAATTTTTTATCTATCTCTTCTGGAGTTAGTTCTTTCATTTGGCCAATTACACATTTGTTTAATTCATAATTACTCATTCTAAAATCGACGCCATCTGTCAATACATTCCATTCAGTGCCGGACCAGACATAGTTGTGGGTATCAATTGTGTTATAGAATACGTCTCCTACCTTTGGTTCTTTCTATATTGCTTCTTCTAAATTGGCAATCTTTCCTCTGTATCTCATTAATTCATCTCCTTTAAGTTTATAATATTTTGATTTTTACTGCCTCTCATTGATAATGTAATATCTCTTTGAGACTAAATATAAGGACCATCAATTAATACATCAGCTTTTTTAAGAATTTCTTGGAGCTTACCATTAGTAGTTTGCTTAATTAGATCTTCATAGTAATATCCAGTCCAAATATAAATCTTAGTATCAGGAAGTTTTTCTTTTACTGTATTAATAAGAAGTAAAGTAAGTAATTGATTTTGTTCACATAATGGCTCGCCGCCCATTATGCAAAAATTTCTATGAATACCATTAGCTTGAAGAGCTTGGAATATTTCTCCAAAAGTATCATTAGTAAATTCTTTACCTTTTTCAAAATCCCAAGTTTCAGGATTGTGGCATCCTGGACAATGATGTGGACACCCTTGCGTAAAAAATGAAACACATACTCCAGGTGCAGCCGCTATATCATTTTTTATAATTCCTGCGTATTTCATGTATCTTTTATTTCCTCCACTTCTAAATCTAAATCATCAACATCATCTTCATCATCAGTTTCAATATAATAAGCAGAACACTAACAATTAGTATGATAAGGAGGAAGAGGGACACTCTCTCCAGCAGGGTATTCTCCGCCCCATTCATTGCATAAATCATCGCAAGTTCCTGTCTCAATTACTAATATTGAAGCTACAGGTTTTATTTTCATTTCCATTAAATGAGTAAACAAATATTTACCTTCATTATTTAATAGACGAGAATACATATTAGCCCCAAAATTTTTTAAATCATCTTGGAAATCACCAGATAATCTTTTCTTTTCTAAATCATCTAAATATTTAGTAATTCGTTCATCTAATGTTTTTCCATCTTCTTGAAAGGTTAAATCTGTTATATCTTTTAAATTAAAAGGAGCTACTGTTTTATAAATCTTTCCTAACTATATATTAATTTCAGAATAAAGATTTTCTAATGCTTTATAGAATAAATTTATTAGAATATCTCGATGTTCTTTTGTATTAATTTCTTTATCATCAACTATCCAAGAAAATATTATTTTTATAATTGCTTCTAATTCAGAGTCAATTTTTTTATTTAATACTTCAGTAGCTTTTTCTAATTTATTTTTTATTTTCTAATGTTTCCTTAAAGGTTTTTTAGAATAATTCATTCCATAACCTCCCAAGAGCAACAATATAAATTACAACAAGGTATAATTACTTGTTCTAGCATTTCTTCATTATCATAATTTTTAGATATTTTTACTTTGTAAAGTCTATAACCTTTAGTGTTATAGGTTGTAGGTAGCCATATCCATCGTTCATTATTTTCTTGCCATTCTATACGGGTTTTCGATATTCTAATTGGTGTAATATTATTTTTATTCAAATAATCATAAACTTCTTGTGAATTATCCGTTATATAAGCACATATTACTATCTAATTAGAACAAGGATATTTTCTTCCTTCTTCCTAATTAAAATAGTTAGCTAAATCATAAATCGAACGTCTCATTCCATCTACCCCGTATGCTTTACTCGTGCTTCTACTTCTTTTTGCTTGCCATAATTAAAAGCTGTTTTGTAGTTTCCAGTTAAATAACCAGTTACACGGCGTAATTGCTGGATATTAGTACTGCCGCACTCAGGGCATTTATCATTAAATTCATCACAATATCCGCAATCAAGACAAGTGTCATTAGGCACATTTACTGCGAAATAAGGAATATCCTTATCCATAGCATAATTAACGATTTGCTCAAGAGCATCAATATTATGTTTTACAGTAGAATCTAATTCTACATATGTAATACATCCAGCAGAAGAATAACCAGTTAATTGACTTTCAATATCAATTTTATCAAATGGAGACATTTTCTTCCATACTGGAACATGAATACTATTAGTAAAGAATTCTTTATCAGAAACGTTAGGAATAATACCATATTTTTCTTTAAATTTAGTCATCGCTGTATAACATAAATTTTCAGCAGGGGTGTAATAAACTCCAAAATTAAGTTTAAATTGTTCTTTTGCTTTTGCACAATAATCTTTAAACATTTGTTCAATTCGTTTCGCTAATTCCATACCTTCTTTAGTTGTATGGTCTTTACCAATAAGAATCTAAAGAGTTTCTGCTAAACCAATTTGTCCAATAGCTAATGTGCCATGCTTAAGAGCACTTCTAATTCCTTCTTCTGGGATATAGCCAGCCATTAAATTATTCTCATACATAAATTTAGCAGATTTTGGATCTTGTGAACAAATCCAATCAAAACGTTCCATTAATTGAATTCTTGCTTCATTAATTTTTTGATCAAGATTATAGAGAAATCTATCAATTAAAATTGCATTATCATCAAAAGAATGATGATTTTTTACATCTTTTTCAAAATTAATTTTACATTCCATAGCAATAGTTGGAAGAATAATAGTCACTGGGCAAATATTGCCACGACCATCTTTTAGCTAACCGAAACCGTTAATATCATATCCATTGGCTGTTCTACATCCCATTGTAGAAAAATAGGTGCGTGGGTCATTGATGTCGTATCCAGCATTCCCTGACCAATCAACATTTGCGTAGTTGGGATATAATCTTTGGGCGGTGGACTATAGTGCGAGTTTAAACAAATCGTAATTTGGGTCACCTGGTTCACGGTTAACTCCTTTCATGCATTGGAAAATACCACAAGGGAAAATAGATGTTTTATGTAATTTGCCAATACCTTCAATAGATACATCTAAAAGTGCTTTGGTAATCATTCTTCCTTCTGGAAGAGTACAAGTACCATAATTAATAGATGTGAAAGGTAATTGATTACCAGAACGTGATTGTAATGTATTAAGATTATGATACATACCTTCAACTGCTTGATGAACTTCTTTTAAAGTCATATCCATAGCATATTGATATACTTTATCAAAATCTCCAGCATCATCTATTTCATTTGAGTATGCAGAATAATCATTAATTGGAATATCTATAATTCTTTTATAGCTGTCACTATCTTCTAAATAATTATTTAAATTCCAATTACAATTGCATAAATATTTCATACCATCACGATAATGTTTATAAAAAGATTTGCGAACATAAGGAACCATAGTCCAATCAAGATGAGTAGCACTTACACCACCAAATTGAGAAAGACTTTGAATTTGGAAAATAACAGCTACTAATTGGAAAGCTGTATTTACTGAACCTGCCGGACGCACATCAGTTTGACGTGTATTAAATCCTTTAGCGAGTAAATCATCAAAAGGCACACTTAAACAATTATGAGAGCCAACATAATAAGCATCTAAATCATGAGTATAAATTATATTTTCTAAATGATTTTTGCGAGTCATAGGAGATACAATATAATCTAAAGCTAATTGTTTAGTTACTACACTACTGGCTTCACCAATACGACCACCAAATGATGCTTCATCTACATTAGCGTTTTGATTTTTAATATCTTTGCCATCTAATTTTTTTCTAATGGCTTGGATAAAATCATCTTTCTTTTGTCGAGCTACTTCTTTTTTATATCTATATCTAATATAAGCACGAGCAACATCACGTCGTTCTGACTACATTAGATAATCTTCAATTATATCTTGAATATCTTCTACTTCAATACTACCATCTGGGCATTTATTTATCCAAGATTCAATATCATTAGCGATATCAATAGCTGTATCATTTTCATATAGCTATCCATCAACTTCTATAAATGCCTTATTGATAGCATTAATTATTTTATTTTTATCAAATAATACAACTGTACCATCACGTTTAATTATATACATTTTTAACCTCCGCACTAAATATAGTATAAATTTTTGAACTTATACTATATTTAGTGTTTATTATTAATTCATTATCTACTTTGGCTTAAGACTTAGTACCAAAACCAATCATAACCCGTAATTATATCACAGCATTTTAATCTATCTCTTTCAGTTTCATTAAATAAAATTTGCATATTATCAAAATTTATATTTTTAAAATCTTCTTCATCAGCAGAATAACGTCTAATAATTTCTTTAACATCAGGATATTCTTCTCGATTTAGTTGACGAAGGAAACGTTGTTTGTCAGAAGCATGAATATAATATATCCGTAAATCAATTTCTGGAAAATTGATTAATGATCTAATTCCAGAAGGATTAAAAATACCTATATTAATTTTATCATCAGCTAAACATTTAATACCAGTTCCATACCACCAATTGTTAAATTGAACATATTCAAGCATTTGATTATTATTTATCATTTGCTTAAAATCTTCTTCAGATATAAAATGGTATTCCTTTCCTTCTGTTTCTCCTTCACGCATTGGACGAGTTGTATAAGAAACAACAATATTCATAGGTAATTCATAAGCTTTTACTACATCTTTTAAAATAGTATCTTTGCCAGAACCGGCTTTACCTATGAGGGCGACTAATTGATATTTTTTATTATTCATCTTCAGCTTCTCCCTAAAAACGATTATTCCGTAAAATTAAATTTCCATTAGATTGAATTTCATCAATATGATAAAGTTGATGACCAGCAGTTGACGCATATTTTTTAGCGATAAAATCATCACCTGAACGAATACCTTGAACTACAATCATATTGCCGCGATTAAACCAGGATTTTTCAATAATTTTTTTAGTTCCATCAGGTTGTTTTTGAGAAATTTGTTTATCAAACAATGTAAAATATTCTTTTCTAAATTTTACATTTACTACTCCTGTTGGAGTAAGAATAGTTACAATACTTTTATTTTTATTTTTAGCAATACAAGTGCCGCATAATTTAGATAAATAGTAAATATTAATTGTCTTTCCGGCTTTAACAAAACTTCTCTCTACTACTGGATCTTCAGGTAGGCTATAAAAATCAGCAAATCCATATTTACTTTGATTTACTTTAGCTAATTCATGTTCATGATAATAAAAACACAATACTTCCATTTCCCAAGCTGAATAATTTACTTTAGGACAATATTTCTTCCAATCCATTGTAAATACAATTTCATTTAATTTATTTAAAATTTCTTCTTTATTATCAGCAATTTGTTTACGATAAACATCCATCCAGCCTTGATAAACTTTATCATTCCAATCTTTAATATTTAAATAAAAATTAGAATCTTTACTTTGAATTAAATCATCTTTATCAATTTTTTGCAAGAAATCAATAGCTCTATCATCTAATTTATAATTAACTTTATCATATTTACAAATTAGTTTTAAATAACGAGTAAATTCATAAATATGCAAAGCTTGTTGTCGTTCAAGAGTGTCAGCAGGGAGAAGATTTAATTTCATTAGAGTAGCCAAATTTTGAAGATTAAGATTTTTTTTCTTATCACAAGTTTCCCAAATATACCAAGCCATGCAGAGTTTTCTTTCCATCATATGGTCAAATGCTCCACCTTTAATAAGAGAAATCATTGCTTGCTTATTAGGATTAACTTTATTCAAAAAATCTCTTGGAGATTTATAAGGTCTATTTTCAATAATAGTTTTAACTACATCATCCCCGACATTTAGCATACCTTTTAAACCAAATAGAATTTGATTATTTTCCACATCAGGAATAAAACTAAATTCTGATTTATTAATATCAGCAAGGCTTACTTGGATACCAGCCTTACGAATATCACCAATAGCCTTAGCAATCTTTCCATAATCAGTAGAATTAGTTTTTCTTACTTTTGATTTTTTATCTGGCAAATCTTCAAAAGTAACACCATTAGCTAAATCATCTGCTTCTGGATCATAAATATCTACAATTTCTTCTTCGCTATTATCTTCCAAAGAACCACTGTTTACAATCAGACAGGCACAATTCCAATAGATAGGATTATAATGGATAACAAAATAAATCATTTGAATAGCCACAAAAGAATAAGGGAGTGAGTGATTTAAGCTAAAAGCATATCCTAATTGCGGTGCAACTGCTGTTTCCCAGAAATATTCTGCATCATTTTTATTATTAAAGCGACTAAATACTTGTTCTTTTAATTGAGGAATCTTAGCCATCTGTTTTTTAGCAACAACTTTACGAGCTGAGTTAGCTTCACCCAATGTAAAATGCGCTATATCCATAAGGATTTCCATCATTTGTTCTTGTAAAGGACAACAACCATAATATTTATCACAATGTTTATGGAATTTATCAATAAGCTCTTGCGGCAAATGATGTTGTTTCATTTCTTTATCAAATGCTTGAATGCCTTGATGTTGAATACGATAAAATCTATCTTGCTGTGATTCTTTACCTTTTTCAGACATAAGACGCATCATAGCATTAGCTGCGGTCATTTCCATAGGATCTTGCGGTTTTAGTTTTTTAGCAATTGCTAAACCAACACCAGTAGAGAATTGGAAACAGTCTAATACATCACCGGCAGCGAGATGATCCCAAATGTTTTGATCTGTTGTATCTATTACTTCTGGATGAATATATTGATTATAAAAATCTCTTAAAGATAAATCAGGAATTTCTTTAGCTTTTAATAATAATTCATAACAAGTAATAATTTTATCAGAAGCTTCAGTTACAAGAAAATCATATTTAGTATCTCCAGCAGCTTCGGCTTGGTGTAAGTCCCAACAAGTAATTAAACTACCACTTGGAGTTCTCATAAATGCTGCTGTATCATATGGATCATCACCATAAAGAATAACACCAGAAGCATGAGAAGAACGTTTATTAACAATGCCACCAATATAAATAATTATATCAAGAAGACCTGGGTATTCATTTACTTTATTAATAAATGTTTTAACAGGTTTTCTATCTTTTTCTTCATTACCATAAATAACATCATTAATTTCCCATAAAAATCCACGCTCTTGTGGAATAAGAGAAGACATATATTGGGCTTCATCTACATCAATGCCATTTGGATAATCATCAGACCTATAACCTCTACAAGCAGTAAGAATAGCAGATTTAGTAGTTTCAGTACCAAATGTAGCTACCTGAATTAATCCTAATTCTCCACGTTCTTTACGAATAGCTTCAAAAATAGCTGGACGTTTTGAAGGAGCCAAGTCGATATCAATATCCGTTTTTTATTTATTGGACTATATTTTTCACGATAATTTACTGAGAGCATTTTAATTCAATTATCGCTAGAACATCTTTCAGATGGTGCTTATCTCCATCTTACATAATAGTCTCTACACATTTAATCTTTATTTATCTATTTCCAATAATAACCTTTATATAGAGTATTTTCTTTTATAGCTTTATCTAACTAAGTATGTCCTTTTAATCCTAAAAATTCTAATACAGCAGTTTTAGCATTAAAAATTTGAATTAAATTATTATTTTTATCATACATAGCAATTTTTTTACCATTGATAGCTTTATCGCCTTTTTTACCATACATACCATTTTTATTTCCTAATGTCTTGCCAATACTATTAATAGACATTTTTTGTTTTGATTCAATAGTATGATGTTTACCATACATCCCATTATTTTCTCCAGATGTTAATTTGCTCATTTTATTTTTAAATTCTGGAGTTTTATAAATTGAATTATCTCTTTCAAATTCAGCCCAATATGATAAAAATGATTTTGTTTCTTCGCTATGCTATTTACCATACATTCCATTATTTTTACCACGATTTAATTCACTTAATTTTCTTTTTAAAGCTTCTTTTTCTTCTTTGGTGTATCCAGCAGTAGTATTGCCACCTTCTCCGCCTTCATGGATATTATAAAACAATGGATTAGATACTGCATTATATAAGGTTATAAAATATTTTTCTTTTTCATTATTTTCTTCGTTATTATTTGAAATAAATAAAATGGACTTAGTAAAATTTTCTTTTCCATACTTATCAATAGCTCTTTTTAAAATTTTGCCACTTCCTAAATATGAATCATCTAATTCTCCATAATGTTTTCCGATATATTTCATACCATTTATATTATTTGTAGTTAAATAAATATAATGTTGTTTCATTACTAAACAACTCCTTTCATAATTATTTAACTTTTAGAATTAGACAATGACTTGACTTTGTCCAAGATTTTTAGCACGGTATTATCAATCTATCCATTTTCAGGACATAGACTCTCTTAGTCAGTTGATTCGCTCTTAAAATTAATTAAGACTTATTTCGCTGATACCGTTAGCCTGCATTAAGCAGACACCCATTAAGCAATGGTTAATGTTCTTTTTTTACAACTGCCCAATATCAATATTAGACTAGGCAGTTCGGCTCTCTCTTTATTTAAGAAACGCCAATAAGGAAGACCCCATCTTATAGGGTCAAGCTGAGTAATACCTAATAAATAATTAGACAAAAAACCAGTGGCTGAACCACGTCCTGGACCTACTATAGAACCACAATTCCAAAACAAATCAATGTAATGTTTAAAGGTATTAAAATAAGCAAAAAGACAATCATCCAATTTTTCACCAATATTTTTTATAATATCAGCTTCAGTTTCAAGACGACTTAGATAATTCTCATTATAATAAAGTTGCTTTTCTTGTAAAGCTTTAATACATTCGTTTATCCAATATCGTTCTTGAATATTATCGCTATTAATTAGAGAACAAATAATTGGATATTTATTAAACCATTCTACGGGAATAAAACCTTTTTCATAATCTAATACTTCTACTTTTGGAATTATTTGTTTTCTTTCAAGTGAAAAATCTTCAATTTTATTTTGGATTTCAAGAGTATTATTTAAAATTTCTTTTGCAATTTCTTCTGGTTGTTCTTCAATATCTAAGTAAATAAAACAAGGTTCAATTAATTTAAAAACTTCATCATAAGTCATTAAATGAGCAAATTCATAAAATTTATCAACTTCTCGTTCGCCATCTTTTGAATTAAGATAAGCTTTATGAATTGGTCTATCTTCTTTGGTTAAATAGTGACTATCTGTAGCAACCTCTACTTTAATTCCGTATTTACGACCAATTTTATAAATCATATGATTTACAAGTTTTTGGTCTGCTGCTGTTGATGGCGCAATCTCTAAATAAAAATCTTCACCAAATAAATCTTGGCAAAAAGTAAGAAAAGTATCTATTTGTTTTAATGTTTGATATAATTCATATTTATTTTCTTGCTCTTGGTATTCTGCTGCTTTTAATAAACAAGTTCCTAACTCTCCGCCAATACAAGCAGTAGTAGCAATTAAATGTCCTTTATACTTTTCTACTATTGGCTTTAATTCACTCTTTAAAAGTGGAACTCGTTCCATTTTTCTATCAACATATAAATTTTGCCAAGCAATTGAACTTAATTCTTTTAATGCTCGATAACCTATAGCATCTTTAGCAATTAGAATAAAATGATAATATTTTTGTCCTGTACTTCTATCATCAGTTAAATAAATCTCATTACCTAATGCTATTTTAAAATTTGGATATTTTTCTTTAATTTTTTTAGCATATTGGTTTACTGTCATATGTGCAGAAAGACTTTCGTGGTCTGTAATAGCAATTCCCGAAAGTCCTAATTCAATAGCTTTATCAATTAAAGTTTCTGGCTTATTTATACAATCAAGTAAACGGAGGTTCGAATAATCAGTATGATTATGGCAATTAAAATATGTATTCATTTCTTTCTCTCTTGTCTCAACCTACCTGTTCTTTGTCGTTCTAAATAATTATGTTTTTTCTTATTTTCTTCTGTAAAAACTTCTGGCATTATACTTTTATGATTTTGGCCTAACCATATAGCTTGAAATCCTCGTTTTGAAATTTTATCTTTAAATAATTCATAAGCATCCGATACACAGATATTACAATCATTATACATTGTCCTAATCTATATAACTTCTTCTTTAGTTAATTTAGAATTGCTTTTGACAGCTTTAATATTATATCCGCCATCTCCACCACTTGTTTCATTATAACCATTATTTAAAGAATCATAATAAATAATCCAATATTGTTCTCTATTATTTCCAAATTTATCATAAGTCTTTTCATCCATTGGTTCAATTATTTCAAAATTAAAATTATCAATCCCATATTTTCTAAAAGCCTTATACAAAATTTTATCCCATTCTTTAGAGTCATTATAATGAGAAGTATGGTAAATCCATCTATTTTCAACGCTTTTAGATTTACCTATATAAATTTTATTATTTTGTTTATTTGTTATTTTATATATACCAAACATAAAATATCCCTCCTCACTATAGTATAAGAATTGATTTATTTTGAATGCATAAAATTGACCTTATGGCAACCAAAATAAGTATCCAATTCCCTACCTCCTTAATTTATTATTTTCTATAAATATTATATCATATAATTTTATCAAAAGCAATTTTAAAAATCATCTATCTAATTAGCTATTCTATTTATAATACCGGCTAATTCAATTAAATTCTATTTATATGTTGATAAGTTATTTTTTAATTTTTGATTTTCTCTGTATAAATGACTAATTTGATTTTGATTTTGCTATTGTTGTTTATCTAACTCACAACCTAACTAATTAAGTAAATTTTGTATTTCCATTATCCTATAATCTCCAAATGATAATTATTTTTTTCATTTAAACAATCCAAAATAGTATAAAATAAACTATGATAATAAGGTGGAACCCGCTCTGGTGATAAACAAATAAAATGCTTATCATAAGATTCAGCAAATTCAAATTCTTTAAATGGTATCTTATTATATTTAAAATCTACTTCAAAATTTGGGTCACAAGAATTATCATTATGAACCCAAGTATAGTCTTTCAATTGCCCTTGATCGTGAAAATATTTAACCCAGTCCGCACAATTACATTCTTCTAATTTTTTATCTTTGTCTTTAATATCATAAAAAATATCATGGTGATGGTCTATATTAGTAATATTTAAATCATTATCATTTTTTAAATAATCTTGGATGAATGAATGACTATAACCAATAAAGATAGAAGAAGTTTTATCTATAGTCCGTAATAGATATCTAAGTAATCTAGAATAGATGTTTAAATCAGCAGGGGTAGTGGTAAGATTTGGTAAACTCTTTAATAAATCATCCCAATGATTTGCTGGCACCATATTATTATATAAATTAATACTTGGGGCCATAATTATATCAAAATCTATGCTTAATACATTCATATACATATTATTTCCTTATAACAACTAATTTTTTACTGGCTCTTGTAATACCAGTATATAAATATTTCTAATGGTCTAATTCATTAAAGGGATGCCCTTCTTCAATTAGTAATACTTTATCCCATTCGCTACCTTGTGCTTTCCAAACTGTTATTGCATAAGCATAAGCAAAATAATAAGGAGCTTCTAAGGCGTCAGAATTTCTGGCAAAACTATTCATTCTAAATTCTTGTTTTTTATCAAAAGCCTACTCTCCCGTAAGCAAAGCATCATAGTCAATTGGAATAGATTCAAATCTTCCATTTTCAATGTCCATGCCAGTAAACATATATTGTAATTCTTTATTATAAATAAAACTTGGATAATGATAAGGAACTATTTGATAATTAGTAATTGTTCCAATAGAACCATTAGTTAATGGCCATAATCCATTAGTAGATACAAAATCCCAATGATTAGTTAATCCTATAATTTTATCTCCTATTTCTGGCGTAGAGCCATATCCTAATCGGTCTCGAACCTTATTATTTATTTCAATACGTCTTTTGTTAGAAGCACATAAAGTCTAATCAGCCCAATCATACATTTCGGGAATTAACTCATATGGGCGTAAAATTTGAACCTATTCTTTTGCTACTGGAAACTGCCCAAGCGGCTTACCTTCACGCACCCACATAGATAAACGAATAATTTCACTGTCTTGTGCTTGCCGCATAATTTCATCTAAAAAGATATGCGGCTTATCTAATACATGGTTATCTTCATTTTGGTCTACTGGAGGGAGCTGAAAAGGGTCGCCACAAGCAATTACATATTTATGATGAGAGAGAAGTAAATCCCACATTGTTTTAGGCAACATTGATATTTCATCTACAATAATTACTTTATATGGAATAGGCCATCTTTTTTTTAAATAAAATGTACCATTGGGTCTTGGCTTAGCTTCATATAGTAATTTATGTGCGGTTGTTGCATTAGGGCATCCTTTTGTTTGAAGAACAGTAGCTGCTTTACCAGTATAAGCTACATAAGCTACATCAGTTTCAGGATTTAAATTCAATGATTGGACTATGAATTTTACTAATGTAGATTTACCCGTTCCAGTCAAGCGTAGCCAGCAATACAAGTATAAGGTTCATGACTCTTGTATCTGGCTACAGCAATTTTCAATCCAGCATTCTATTTATCAGTTAGTATCAATGGGATTTATTTCTCCTTTCCATATAAATTCATCATTTTCAAAAACTACTTTCATTGGTTTTTCTTGGGCTGTTGGAATAATATAAACATAATCTTCATTAAATGGCATTTTTAATCTGCTATCATCATTTTCATCAAAAATTTCTAAATCGTATTTTTGATTTGAGTTTTCGGTTTCTGCGTTTGACCTTGGTCGGAGCATAGCCATTTTCTTATTGCCCTTGCCGCCTCTAATTTCATAGGCATCACAAGGAACTATTCTATTTACTTCATTAAGTTTAGCTGTTAAATTATTAATAGCATTTCCAGCTTCTTTAGCTGAAATACCAAAGCTGCCCCAATAAGTAGCTAATTTATCTATAAGTTTATTAAATTCATCTTCATTGAACGAAGTATTCATAGGCTATTGTTGCGTATTGTTGTCTAACATAATTTGATTGTGGTAATCCTCTTTCATAACATTTCATAAAAGCTAAAGCGGCTTCTTGTTCATTTTCTAATTCTAAAAATTTTTCAAAATTAAAATTATCTGAATAACAAAAACCAAACATATCAATTTGATATTCAATATCATCACGAAGAAAATCCATTTGACCTTTTAAATCTGCTCCCCACACTTTATCAGTAAATACTTGATTCCATTGGCATAGCCCATAAAATCCATTGCCATAAATGGTAGTTTGCAAATCTAATGTTCCACCACCAACCTCAGCCATCATATTGCCTAAAATACCAGCACATACATAATCATTCCAGCCAAGATTTTTCATATATTCCCAAATAAGAGTAGCATCTTTATATTCAAGTCCATCTAATTCTTTATTAACTTTATCTAATTGATTTTGATAAAATTTAATAATTTCATTATAAAAATGCCATTTACCTTTAAGGTTCATAATTACATCACTATCATCAGTATAACCAGTTGACCGAGCATCATTGGCATTACTATGAATTTCTTCTTTTTTTAAAGTATATCCATTAATTAAATTGATAAGTTCCCAATAATTATTAGTTTCTTTTAAGGGGGTATATTCAACAGTTATTGCATTAACATTAATAGTTAAAATTAAAAGGATACTAATAATTATAATAATTTTTGTTTTCATATTTTTCTCTCTATCTATTAAAAATAATATTTTACATTTTTAGTAATATGATAATCAGTAATAAAAATTTCTGGATTAGTTTTTCCTAAAAATTCATTTATTTTACAAGTACCAATAATATCAACAATTATACAGCCTGTTTCACTGTGTAAATAATTATATTCTTCTTGATTGACATTAAATTTAATTAAATCTAAATCATTTGGTAATTTAATCTTTAATGTTCCAGTAGTTTCTTTAGGGTAATAAATTACATTATTGTTAGTAAGTTTTAAATTTTTAATAACTATATATGGTTCTTTAAAATTCTATCCCCACAAAGGTTCAAGCTCTGGTATTTCTAATATAATATTTACATCAATATTATCACTATCAAAAATATAATCAGCTAAATAGACTGGCTACCCATCATAACCATATAATTTACTATTTGTATCTCTTATGAATTTTCTTATATTATTATCAGCAATTTTCGCACCAAAAGCTCCTTGATGACCTTCTGCAAATTCAAAATATCCAGTAGAATTAAGATAAGCTTTAAAATCTTTTATAGGTTCAAAAAATTCATATCCGCGGCCAGAGCCTTCCCAATATTTAATTCCGTTTTCAATCACTTCATTAAGTATAAGAGTTGGCTTCTAAAATCTATTTGCAAATTCATTTGCAATTAATCCAGTTAAATTTTTATTTACCTCATATTTTTTCTCCAACTAAACAACTAAAATCTAATCATTTAGTAAACCTTGTTCTTCAATTAATTTTTCAATTATTTCAACATTAGCATCACGAATTTTAGTCTATCGTGTTTTTACATTACCACTTACCCGGCATGCTTGTTCTACAATGGTTTCTGCCTATCCTTTGCATCCTCTTTTGGTTGATGGAATTAAATCATAAGCAAGAAAATTTAACATACTCTAAAATACAATTAATCGTTCATCAGTTTCTCCAACGCGAGTAACTGCATTAATAAGTGGAGCGATATAGAAGGCAACACCCATAGGAGTTAAAGTTTCTTTTAATTTAAATTTATTTTTTTCCATCATACCTTTAATATAAGGATTTTGAGGATTTTTTAAACCTTGATTGATAAAGTAACGAGTTTCATAAGGTCTACTATCCATCATATCTCCAATTAATCCAAGAGCTACTAAATCTAAATATTTATTTGAATAATCAGTATTGAGAATTTCATCAATAGCATTGCAAAATTTATATACTATAGCAACGCCAGATAAGGCTTTATTAGGATAGCTATCTAATTGATTATTAATTGTACAAGCATAAGGTGATATTTTATCTACCTCATGATGATCTAAAATTAGTATATCAATACCTTTATTATAAAGGATTTTATGCTCTTCATACTAATTACTTCCAGCATCAGGAATTATTACTAATTTAGTATCTTCTGGAATAGTATCTAAAATAATACCATGAGTTTTCTAAGTATGAACTCTATAGTAAATATTATTTGATACATAGTAAGGAAATAAATCATATAAATAATTAATTAATAATGCTGAAGATGTATAACCATCACAATCAGCATCTACCTAAATAAAAATTTTATCATTTTGTTTAATATGTTTTAATAATAATTTAATTCCCTATTCTATATTATTTAATAATTTATTGGGATATACATCAGATTGTGTGGGATTAAGAAAATGCTAAATATCTTCAGTCTTAATCCCACGATTATTCATTATCGTTTCTAATGGAGTTTTTTGTGTATCATTAATTAATTTATAATTCATATACTTACTCCTTATATAATAATTCTTTCTTTATATAATTTAAGAAATAAATCTGGTCCTTCATCAGTTGGACTATCCTTATAATTAGTAAGCATATTCTTATCAAAAATAAAAGATATATTAAAATAATTTCCATATTTAGCTTTTATTTTTAATAAGTTATTTTTTAAATGATAAAATTCTTCATCACCTATTTTTTGAAACTGTCTATCAAAGGCAATAATAATATCTTTAGCACCAACTTGTTCTAATAACTTCATTTGTTGTGCTGATACACTACTGCCGCAACAAGCTACTGTTATATCATTCTCAAAACCAAAATAACTTTGATATTGTAGAGTAGATTTTTCACCTTCAAATATTATTGCTTTTCCTAATCTACTTATATTTGCTTTACTATTATTTAAATTATATAAATTCATGCCAAGAGGATGAGAATAAAGAATTTTATTAATTTTAAGTGGTCTATATTTACCATATAGAGTAGCTTCTTCTTTCCCTAATATTCTTCCTCTTAGCCCTATAAAATTTCCATTTATGTCAAAATGAGGAATAGTAATGGCATCGCCGCCAGGATAATAACCAATTATAGCTTGGTCTATAGCCTCTTGAGATATTCCTTCTTTTAACCATGGAGTTATTTTTACTTGATAGTTAAATCTACTTAAAATTTGGCTATCATAAATTTTTAATTCAACTTTAGAATTTAAATTTTCTTCAGGAGTATTTTTATCATAATTAGCTAAAAACTTCCAATCTTCCAAACCTAAATCTTCAGCATCTTGTTCAACTGAACCAGCAATATCAAAATAATTAGCTACCCATCTAACTGCATCATTTAAATCATATTCTTTATTAGATTGAATATTAGCTACCTTAATTACTAATTCAAATATATCAAATGTATTATCACAACCTGTATAACATTTAAATAATTGACTATTTGAATAGTAATAAAGTTTTTTACTTCCTACTCCTGGTTCATTATGACATATAGTTTCTGAAAGAATACCGAATTCACTATATTCAGGATTGCCGCCCCAAATATTTAACAATTCAAATATATTATCTAAGGTTAAACTATTTTTTATTTCTATTTTATCATAGTTAATCATTTTATGCCATAAATTAGTGCATTAAAAAAATTTTTATCAATATAATTTGGTTCGTAAGTAAATATAAATGGAGTATTAGATTTTCCGTACATTTCTTTAAAATCTTTCGCTTTTATAATAATTTTATATCCACTTACAAATTTACCAGTAATTGGGTCTTTACAAATAATTAAATCTTTCATTAGAATGTAATTACATTAACGCAAGTGCCTTTAACACCAAATTCTTCATTAACTACTTTAATAAGATATTCCTTTGGATGCTTCTTTGCAAAATCGCCTTTAGCAGTTTTTAGATACATTGCTGCCATTTCCTTCGGCATCTTATATTCAATAGTTCCATCCATAATCTTTTTTTCAAACATAACTTAATCTCCTTATTTTAAAAAGCGCTATCTTCAGCAATTCTAATTTTTACATTTTCCATATCTACTAATTCATAACTCCAATCAGTGCAGAAGATTGGAATAATACGACAACAGCCTAAATCAGCCTTGCACCAGAGATAAATCCCTTTATATTTTCCTCGACGATTTTTATATACTGATAATTTAATTGTTGGACGTTCGAAAGTATTAGTTTCAAGTATTTTTTCAAGCGATTGATAATCATTATCACGAGCTTGAAGAAGAAGCATACCTACGTCAATCTTATCAGCAATTGCTTTTGATCCTCGTAAAACATTTTGGTCTGGTGTTTCACTATATTGATAATCGGCATTTAACTATGTTGCTGACATAATAAAAATACCATATTGATTACAAATATCTTTTAAACGAGTTGAAAGCATAAATAAGATATTATCTTCTCTCAATTTTACGCCACCACTACGTTTACTAATTTCTTCAAGAATCTTCATACTGGTATGAATATAATCATGACACGTTTCTCTCATATTTCTATGAGCGCTGACTATCTCTTACTGTGGTTACTCCGGTCAACTATTTACTGAACCGGGAATCACAGGACACCTTTTTGAAGTGCGTATCAATAGCACTCCTACTCCCCCGTCCATAAGACATAGGGGATAGTCGATACAGGTTCTTTAGACATTTTTCCACGTTCTTTTATTAATTATATCGGCAATAGTTCCTTTGGATACACCATATTTTTCTGCTAATTTATCATAAGAGAGATTAGTAGTTTTTCTATCTTTTCTAATCTTTTTTACAATTTCGGCATTTAATTTTGTATGTCGTCCATTTTGGAATACTTCCGGCATAATTAACGCATATCGTTTTCCAGACCAAATATTTAAAAATGAATTATAATGCATTTTATTTGCATATTTCTTTTTATATATTTCAGTAGGACTTTTTTTGTCTCGATATGCTTTTCGTAGTTCAATAACTTCTTCTTCAGTTAATTTTGCTTGACCCCAAATTTCTTTTTTTCGATGCTCCAATGTTTTTGGCTTAGTAGAATTTTTGCCACCAGCTTCAACATTATAACCATTTGGTGTCTAACAATTGAATTTCTTAATGTAATATATTTCTAATTCATTTAATACATTTATATCATCAATATCTTTTACTAAAATTTCATAAGTAAAATTATTAAATCCATATTTACGAAATGCTCTATGTATTAATGAATTATATTCTATATTATTGGGATTTTGGTAATTACTTTTATGAGCATTATATCGCTATTCTGGATTAATCGTCTAACCCACATATTTTTTACCATTTATTTTATTTATGTAACAATAAATAATTCCCATCACATCAACTCCCTTCATTTTTATATGAAAGAAGTCAGAAATTATTTGGCTAGTTCCGTCCAAAGTTTCCCACGGGATTCCCATGCATTACTGTTTAGGGTTCCCCGTTAGCTTATTATTTCAATAAACCCCGCTGATTAGCGGAAAAGTGTTTCACTGTCCCGTCACCCTCTTCATAGGGTCGAACACATATTTAATTCCATGGTCACGAATATTTTTCTTAATAACATTTTCTACATCACGCAAAGAAAAATCTGGCATTTCTACAACAAATAAATCAGCCTTACGAAGATATTGCGCAGCTTCCCTTACTCGTGCCAATTCATCGCCAACATATTTACCATTTAGAATATGGTCTTCATTTACATTAGATAAAAAGGCCAACATCATAGTTTGAATTTCATCTTTAGTTTGCTCTGTAGAAATAAATAAAACAGGTTCTTCGCCGCCGCCAGACTTAATCCATCCAATTCCCTCTTGGTAGTATTTTTCACAAGAAAGATAACAAGCATCAGCAATCATACTACGAGATTTACCTACACCAGTAGCCGCAGACCGTAAATAAAATTTATTTAATCTGGCTCCACGAGTAACTGTATTAATCAATGGACCAAACAATGGTGCTCCAACTTCAGGATGCTCCAAAAGGTCATCAATTAATTCATCAATATTATTACCTGCTTGATAAGCATCATTTTCCATTTCCGCTACGTATTGATATTTAATTTCTTCAATCTTATCATCAATACGTTGAGCAATTTTTTCTAATGAAGCATTATCTAACCATTCTTCTTGAAGTTGCCGTTTTTTAGTGTCTAAAATATTATCTGGGTCATATATATCACTTACGTCAAATCCATATTTATCATAGGCACGAAGTAATGACATCTTCTTTAAGCGTCCATAATAATAATCAAAAGTAGTATTATCACTATGTAAACTGGCTTCTTGAATCCATTTATTTCCTTTTTGTGCTTCATAAATAGCTTGATACTTTGGACGAGTGCTTAAAAAATCTCCAATAGCATCTAAAGTAATGCTTTCTGCGCCAAGCTCATGTAATTTATATATTGAACCATATACTACTTTATGAAAATCATTATCAAAATCATCTTCAGTAATAATATATTTATCAGTATAATCTAATAACTTAGGATTGTTATATACACAGCCAATTGTCTAAATAATGGCTGTTGTATCAATATATTTCGATGCCATTAATCCTCCTTATCATCCAAAAAAGAAAACAGATGTTTTTTATAAGGCTTGGGTTTAGGCCGAGGTATTATTATTTCTGTTTCTTTTGGAATATAATTCTCAACTGTTTTATTAGTATTTTTTTGTTGAGCTAACCAAATAGCATAATAATAATTAAACGCTTGCTTATAAACCCATGGCACTATGCCAATACCATCATTTGACTTTTCTACTGGATTTTGTTTTACTTCGTAAAAATAAACTAAAGATTTTAAAATTCCGCTATAAGTAAAATTATATTCTTTAATATAATTTTTAATTTGTTTTTGAATACGGGGATCTACATAATCAGTATGGAATAGTTGATTAATATACTATTCTAATTTCATTTTATCTAAATCCTCTTTATTCATAACTTCTTCTTTGTGTTCTGCACATTCAGGATGGGCATAACGTTTAGAACTTACCTACACAAATGGCTATTTATCTCTATCAAAAGTTTTCCCACAATATAAACATTTTACATTATGTGCTATTGGTTTTCACCACCAAACATTATAATTTCTATATATATTATACTAAAAAATAGATAAAAAATCAACCCAGAGTTTCCTCTGGGTTAATAATTACTTATTTACAAGTTCATCCTTAATATCATCAATAATAAGGCTTACAAATTCAGCTTGGTCAATAGAAGTTTCAGAAATCTTCTTTCCCTTACCAAGATATTTTTCAACAATCTTAGTAACACGCGGTGCATAATATTCAGAATTCTTTGCCATAAGTTCACTTGCAATTTGCTGGAATTCATTCATAAGAGCTTCATAATCATAAGTAGGTGCTTCAGGGGCAACTGTCATCTTTTCATCAGTAACAAACTTGCCCTTAGTTTCTTCAGCTTCCTTATCAATGGCTTTATGAATAGCATTTACAAGATTTTCATAACTCATAGGAATTTCAGGCTCAATGTACTTAAATCGGCCACCGCAGTCAATAGCATCAGTACCAGAGCGAAGAGTCAATACAGACATTTGGCCTGGTCCCTTTTGATGGGCATAACCATAAATATCAGCCATGCCAGTAATAACAGTTCGAGTAGATTGAGACAAACTGGGTCTAATAATATTTGCTTCAGTTCCATCAGGACGGTTAATAGTCTGTTCCTTCTCATGGCCTAAGAAGAAAACAGCATAACCAAGACGAGTCAAACCACGGAATACTTCATTAAATTCGTCCTTGAATTTAATCCAACCCTTGCCGTAGCCAAGGTCACCAAGTGATTCAATACCATTTTGATTACAAATATATTTTTCACAATATTTTGCCGCTTCATCAATAGTATCAACAATAATTGCATCATATGCTTCTTTTACTTCTGGACGCTTAAGGTCACGATAAACCTGCTTCATTTCAGTCCAAGAAGTAATATCTGCTGCCATTACACCGGGCAAACAGTTATAACCTTGCTCAAATGCCAGCAAAAGAGATTTTGGCATTTGTGTAGCTAACGTAGTCTTACCAGTCTTAGGCTTACCATAAATAAAGGTAATATATCCACCTAAATCCTTACTAACCTTATGGGGCTAAATTTTTAAAAGGTCAATAGCCATTATTCAATTTTCTCCTTTTTCTCCAAATTAAATTGTTTATAATATTCATTTATAATTTTTTCTATTTCTTCTTGATTTAATAAAATGTCATCACATATTATATTTAGTTTAGCTCGATAACCTCTAATAAGGTCATCATTATTTGGCTATTTATTAGAAATTAAATCCTGCATTCCCATTAGAAGTTGTGGCAGCCTTAGCTCCACCATTATTCTTAGTAGCAAGATATTCATCTCTACGCTGCTTAATAGTAGCAAGATAAGTTTCACGGTCAGCAATTGCCTTAGTAAGTTCTTCAGAAGTATAAGTATCTTCCATATCAAATACAAAAGGCTCTTTCTGAGAACCAGTAATTACATAATCCTTATAAGTATTCTTAAATTCCTGAACTTCAGCATCACCCCAAGAACTTTCCTTAGTGACCTTTTTTACAACAGTTCTGGAAACCTGCTTGCCCCAAACTTCAGTAAGAACAGGATTCTTTTCAGAAGCTTCAAGACCTTCAAAATAATTCATACCGCCTTCATTAAGAACAGTATAAGAAATAGGAAGAAGAGCCTTGCGGAAATCAAATGCATAACCACTAATAGTTACCTTCCCAGGAATTTCCTTCTCAGGATTAGCTTCGGTACGAACAGCCTTAGTGATAAGCATCGTAGTCTTAAACTTGCAACGTTCGATTTCCTTCTCATTAAATGGTTCATTCACCATAATATGAACAAATCCGCCTTCATTACGCTTAATGCTTACAAGTTCTTCCTTACCATCACGTTCAGCATAAAACTCATTAAGACCAACAGTAGAATCAACACGAATACGAGTTGCATTTTCAACTCCATCACCCATTACTGTATTATATTCACCATCAATAATCTTACGAAGAGTAGTAAATGTAGCATTAGTCTTACCCTTAGATGTAGTTTCAGTTACATAAGTAAAATGAACCTACAGAACATTTGTCAAAGCATTATCAGTGACAATACTAATAGTGCCGCTAATAAAAGGAGTACCAGGATTCTTTGAATTAGGACCGCTTTCCTTCATTTCCAGATTATGCTCATATAGATAACCTTCAATATGTGTTTCATTAACAAATTTCATTTAATATTTTTCTCCTTAATTATTCTTCAATTGTAATTTCTTTTCCTTTATTAGTAATAGCATAAACAACTGGATTATCATTCAATTTTTCTACAAATCCATCATTTACCAGTTTTCGCATTCCGCCAGAAACACTACGAGAACTAATACCAAGTTCCTCAGCTACTTCACGTGCTTTCCATGCTTCTTTTTCTGAATGTTCTTGAAGACAAATTAAAAGTCGTTTTCCATTTTCAGTAAATAAAGGATTTTTAATTTCATCATCATTACTATTTTTAAGGTAATTCCAATAGAATTCAGCATCTTCGCTCATTCCTACTGGATGTTCACAATTTTTAATCAAGTCATTTACAAAATCAATAAATGCTTGTTTTCTATTCATTTTATTTAATCTCACTTTCTACTCTTTTATATAAATATTATACCATATTTTATATAAATTTTCAAAGTAATTAATTAATCAACAACTCTTGTGCGTAAGGGAGTGTTTCAATCCACTTACAGAATTCACGCCACTCAGGAAGACGATGATTCTTACGCTGCTTATAAATATTTCTTAAACAGCGGTAATTAGTAGTCATACGGGCCGTTAAAGTAAATCCAGCAGGATTAGAATAAAGAATTTCAAGATATAATTTCTTTAATAATTCAGATATTCTTGTTGCTTCAACTGGTTTATTTTCTTTAACGTATTTTTCTTTTAATGCTACTTGAGTATTATAATAATCAACTTTTTCTTTCATAATCTTGATAATTCTATCATCAACATATTCATTATATGCTTCATCAAGATTAAATTTAGTAATACGATGCATAGTAGACTGAGAACTTACAAATTCAAGGAATCTATAACGTTCTGCTTCAACCCACATCTTATTAGAACAAGTTAAATCAAAATTAACCCGAATACCTGTTAAAAACTATCCGTGTGCTTGATTATCTTTTACACAAGCATTAATAAGCGTATTACAACGCTTAAAATCATTATCTACTAATTCTCTACCTTGTTGAGTTTCTACATCAGTAGACATAGGATATCCAGCCGCGATGATACTTTCTTCCAAATCATAAATTTTTACATTACTTACGATATTCATTATTCTTCATCCTCCGAAAGAGAGTAACCAATTACATTACCAAGGCATTTAACAAGACTTTCAATTTCATCAATTAAAAATTTTTGATTATAACCTCTGCCCTTATAAGCTTCAACATACTCAGCGTAAGACATAAAATTTAAATCTTTAAAACCATAATATAGGGCTTTTTCCTACATCATACGGGGATTAGAACAAACTATTGTAGCTCCTGTATCTTTAGCAATTAAAAATAATCTGCCTGTTTTGCCAGAACCACGTTTATCAATAATTCTATACATTTTATTTCTCCTTATTTAATACTATAACCAAATTCTTTTGCTTGATAAAATTCCTGCCAATAATCTTCTCGACTATCCAATAGGGATTTATCACAATCTTCGAGAACTTCAAAAGTAAATTGCTCCGGGCCTAATTCATACATTGCCGGATAAAGTTTATTGCGGGTCGGTGCTTCAGCACCTACTCCACGTTTTATATGTTGTTTCCAACGGTCAGCTATATTAACTGCCTAACCAATATAACATTTCTAACTTTCTATATTAGTAATTTTATAAATACCTGTACGAATTTTCTAACCAATTACTCGGCCAATTAAATCACTATAAGGTTTTTCATAATATACTTTCCAAATTACTTTATTAATTGGTTCAGCACTTCTTAAATAAGGAATAATTGAACGAATTTTTTTAATTTCTTCAATATCAATTTCACTTAAATTAAGTTTATAAAACTATTCTTTTTGTTTTACTTCTTCAGCACGTTTATTAGCTTCAACAATCGCATCTTGTTTTGCTTTTGCATCAGCTAATTTAGTAAGAACTAATTTTAATTCTTCCTATTTATTATTAATAGTTAGTTCATATTGTTTAGCGGTTTCTTCAATTACTTTTAAATATTCTTGTTGATAATTATCTTCTGCCTATTGGTATTCTTGAGCCATACGTTCTGCAGACTAAGCAAATTTTTCTGTAGCTAAATCATTCGCTTTTTGATAATATAATTCAGCATTTTTATTTGCTTGTTCATAACTATCATCAAGAGTTTGCTTTTTATCTTTTAAATAATTTATATCTTTAATTAGAGAAGTATATTCATTATTTAAATTAGATATTTCTTCATTTAACTAATTTTGTTTTTGAAGAAGTCTTTGACTTTCTTCAATTATTTTTGCGTTTTCTTCTCTTGTTTGAGTATCTAATTCAATTGTGGCTTTTAATTTATTACGCAGGCCTAAATATAAAAGACCAGCACCAAGAAGAAAACATATTACGCAATAAATTACAGTCATACCTAAAAAGAAAAAGGGCAAATTACTTTGCCCTTTTAAATTTTATATTAAATTACTCAGCATCTTCTGCGTCAAGGTCAAGAGCAAGACCAGCATCAGTAAGAGAGAGGAACTTCACTTGCTTATGAGTACCATCTGGAAGTTCAATCTCAGCAGCAGTACGAACACCAAGTTCCTTGCGCTGAATAGCAGAAGTAAAAATGCCATCAACAGTACGCTTCTCAAGACCGAGAGCCTCAGCAACATCAGCAGCGGTGACCTATTCACCATTAACACTCTTTAGATAACTAAAAACTTTCTTAGTATTTTCCTTCATCATAATAAATAATAATCTCCTTAAATATTTTTTATTTTTATTGTTTTTTTTCTTTTAAGCATTTAGCTTATGTAAATATTTTACTAAAAAATTTTTTTAAAATCAAGAATTTTTTAGAATATCCTAAATAAGTTCATCCATAAGCATAATATCTTCCAAACTATCTACATGGCCTGAAAGTTTCATAATTTCATCTTTTGCTTGCTGAACTTGCTTTGGGTCTTCATTACGCTAAATTATCTATTCAAGTTTAGCGATTTTATTGGCTAAATTTTTTAGCTCTTTTCTTTTCATATAGAAAAATTTTTCTTCCTTATTTACGAATATATTATATTATTTTTTTTGAACTTTGTCAAAATATTGTATTCAATAAACAATCATTTGGATTTTTATCATCACGGAATCCTTTGAAGAATGCGTGACGTAAAGTTTTATCTTTTTTATTAACTTCCATGCATTGTAAAGAAACTACTCTATTAAGATATTTTTCAGGATGCTTAGCAAAATCGGCACGCAATTCATCAGTTAAGCCTGAAGAGACTGTTCCAATTTCTACGATATTACCATCATTATCATAAGCTCCAATATGAATTGCAGTTTTCCATCCATAAAAATATCCTTTAGTAACTGGTGCATAATATCTTTCATTATCATTCACTAATTGAGGACCCCAATTAGTATTACTACGGTTTTGAGTATATTTATAATAATAATTACCACTTACTAATTTAGGATTAACCCAACCAGCAAAACAATGATCTTCTTCAAAACAATCATAAAAACTTGGTTCTTTTACTTCCCAATATTGCCAACTCTGAATTTCTTTACCTTCGTATTCTTTTGTCGCATCATCAAAACCAATAAGAATAGCATCAAGATAATCAATCTTTTTAATTTTCATAGACGACCAAGCTGGTCTTTTGTCAGGAGCATATTGAGCAGTTTTTAATTTAAGAACTACCCCTTCTTCTCCATCTTTAAGAGCTTGCGCAGTATAATCATAAATATCTTCATAAACTGCTTTTGCAAGTTCCATAAATGGATATTGACTTAAATTAAATTTTTCCCAAATTTTACATAATACTTTATAACGAGTTAATGCACCATAAGATTGTAAATCTATTCCATTATATTTAATTACATCATGTAAATAAAAATGGACTGGATTATCTTTTTGGCGGTTAATAGCTTCATCAGCTAAACAACCCATTACTCGTGTTACATCTTTAGATGTTTTGCCTGGATAATAAATTTCACCAATTAAAATTGTTCCCGCAGGAACAACTTGTAACGCTTCTTTAATATGAGGAACATTTGCTAATTTTTCAGTAAGAATGCCAGTATTTTTACTAACATTCCTACTGAACAGATACATATAGTTATCAGTTTTTTCAAACTCATACCAATATCCATCTTTTTTTAATTCAGCAAAATAATTTCCATTAACACACATTTCTGGAAACATATTTTCTTTTCCGTCAGGTAGTTTCCAAATTTTCATCGCTTGAATACACTCGGCTTCAGGAGCATATTTATCAATAAGTTCTTGAGAGAAAGACATAACTTATGTCCCTTTCTTTATTTATATTATATTAAAATATTTTTTGAAAAGCAAATCAATTTTTAAAATGAATTAAATTATCAACTTGTTCTGCAACATATCGACCAAAAGAAGAAGTAGAACAATCGATACAAATATCATTTTTATTAGGGGCTGACAAAATAATTTTTTTTATGTCTGGCAACCATACCAAAGAAGGCTCAATACTAACTTCTTCTTCTTTCCCTAAATAATTTTTTATATTTAAAAATTCAATATCATTTTTATAACTTTCTGGATGTTGATATTCATAATCATCACAAAAATGTCTAAAATCATAATCTTTATAAATAACTTTTACTTTCATTTTATATCCTTTAAATCTTAGTAATAGATTTTATTCTACTATTTTTAATTACCGATGAACCAACAGCATATTTAGACCCTAATGTAATTTCTTTTGCAGAAATACAAATACTATGTTTATCTCCGCCAATAAATAAATTATCAGTGTCATTAATTAATGAAGCTCCAATAATAGGTCCGGTTACTTTATCTACTTTATATAGATTAATACCACGGCCAGCACGTTTTTGAGCTGGTAAATCATTTAACTTTACTTTTTTAGCAAAACCATTTTGTGTAAATAAACCTAAATAATCATTGCTATCTCTTAATGGCAATACGCAAATAACTTCATCATCTACGAGATTAATACCCTTAATTCCACTACTATTGCGAGAAGTAGTTCCAATTTCATCACTATTAAATCGAATAGCATAACCATTCTTAGTAATAACAATTAATTGTTCATTTTTAATTAAGGAAACATCTGCTAATGCATCATTTTCTCTAATTATAACTGCTGAAATACCAGTTTTCTTTTTTGTTTTAATATATTCTTCAAGAGTAGTTTTTTTAATTAAACCATTTTTAGAAGCAAATAAAACAAATTCTGCATTAGTATCTCTATAAATAGAATACATTGTAACTGCTTTTTCATCAGATTCCATTGTAATTAACGCTGAAATAGGTGTTCCCGCACTCACATTTGTTCCTACTGGAATATCATTTACCAACAAGCGATACATTTGTCCTTTATTAGTAAATAACATAAGATTATCAATAGTATTAGTTCTTAGCACACAATAGGTAATATCTTCTTGTGATTTAATTCCTTTACCATTTTTCTTTTGGGTTTTAAAACTGGCAATAGGGATACGCTTAATAGTTCCACCCTCAGTCATTACCACAACACATTTTTCAGGCTCAACATTAATAATTTCTTTTTCAGCTTTTTCTTCTACAATTTGAGTTAATTCAGTTCTACGGTCATCGCCGTATTTATCAACTAAATTTTTAAGACGAATACGTAATTCAGGGACAGGATTTTCACAAATTGCTTTTAATTTTAAAATTAATGCTTCAAGTTCACTTTTTTCTTTTTCTAAATCCATTTTATCTAATTTAGATAATTTAGATAATTTCATATCAAGAATCGCTTGAGCTTGAATATCAGTAAAACCCCAAGAAATTAAAGTTTGTTTAGCTTCATTAGAACTTTCTGATTTTTTAATCATAGTAATGATTTCATCAATCATATCTAATGCTTTTAAGAGTCCTACAATAATATGTAATCTATTTTCAGCCTTATTAATTTCAAATTTACATTCTCTAATAATACAATTAGAATTAAAATCAATATATAATTTAATACAATCTTTAAGATTTAATTCAGTAGGAGTTTTATTAACAAGAGCTACTTGATTATAAGAAAATGTTGTTTGAAGATTTGTCTTAGCAAATAATTTACTTAAAACTGTTTTAATAGGAGCATTTTTCTCGCATTCAATGACAAGACGGAAGCCTTGTTTTCTATTACTTTCATTACGAATATCTTCAATCCCAGTGATATCACCAGCATCACATAGCTCACCAATTTGAGTCATTAAATCTTCCGTAGTAATTCCATAAGGCATTTCAGTAAATACAATATTATTATTTTCAAATTTATATTTACCTCTAACCTTTACAGAACCATGACCTGATTTCATAATTGCTGGTATATCATTTTTATTAATAATTACACCACCAGTAGGGAAGTCAGGACCGGGAAGCATTGGTTCTTTACCATCAATGTAATCATAAATAGCTTGAGCAACTTCTTTTAAATTATGCGGTGCCCAAGAACAAGCCATCGCAACACCGATACCAGAATTTGGATTACATAACAAATTAGGAAAAATAGAAGGCAATTCAACAGGTTCTTGTTTAGTTTCTGAGTAATTAGGAACAAAATCTACACTATCTTTTTTAATAGAAGATAACATTCCTTCCTCAGTAATTTTAGCTAAACGAGCTTCTGTATAACGCTGTGCTGCAGGAGGATCGCCACCAATATTACCATTAGCACCATGAAAATCAATTAAAGGATAACGCATTACCCAATTTTGGCTTAATCGAATTAATGCACCATAAATAGAAGTATCGCCATGAGGATGCCAATCAGCCATTACATTACCAACGATATTAGCACATTTAACATGAGGTTTATCATTTTTAAAACCACAATCATAAGCACCGTAAAGGATTCTCTTTGCTACTGGTTTTAATCCATCAGTAGCACTGGGAATAGCTCTATCTGTATTAACGGCAACGGCATACTCAATAAAATTAGTGCCTAATTCATGTAATACATCATTATTCAGCATTATAGGTTGCCTCCTTTGAATGTTCTTTGATATAAGCTTTTCGAGCATTAACGCCTTGTCCCATTAAGTCTTCAAATAATTTATCAGTAGCTTCTATATCTTCTACTGTAATCTGTTTAATAATACGATTTTCAGGGTCAGTCAATGTTTCTTCTGTTTCATCAACATCCATTTCGCCAAGACCCTTCATACGATTAACGATATATTTTTTACCTACATTTTCTTTACGAAAAGCTTCAAGTGCTTCATCATTTTTAAGATATTTATATTTTTTACCAATAGTAATCTTATAAAGTGGCGGCACTCCAGCATATACATATCCATCCTTAATTAATTCTGGACAGAAATTCCAAATGAAGGTATAAAATAGATTTTTAATATGAGCACCATCGCGTGTTATTCTTATGTTTCCATAAGCACTGACTATCTTTTACTTCCTAAATATTAGAAAGGAAACCATTTCGACATTTAACTCACTTCGTTTCCTAAAATGAGACTGCGTATCAATAGCAGCTCTACTCCCCTGCCCATAAGGCTTAGGGGATAGTCGATACAGGTTCAAATATTAATCCATCGCTTTTCTTTCTTTTTATACAAAGGCAAAGAGGAATAAGAACGGCCCCATAATATTGCCTAAAAGCCTTGAAAACTAATCCTGTCTTTATAGTCCTCATATATTTCTTTAGCATTTTCATTTACATATCTTTTTCTAATTTGGATTATTTCTTTATCAGAAAATTTAGCATTAGAACCATTTTCATTCTTACTGTTATTATAAATATAATGTTTTTTATTTTCTATAGTAAAAACTTCCGGCATTATATTAGACCAACATTTTCCAGACCAAACATTCTAAAAATGATTGAAAGAAATTTTATCTTTAAATAATTCATAAATATCTTTCTAACGATAGTGTTTAGCATAAGCCTGTCTAATAATTTTTACATCATCTTCTGTTAATTTAGCTCTACCATTATTTTCTCCAATTGAGGATTGATTTCCTCCTGGATTACAATTATAGCCTTTATTAAAAGTATTATAATATTTAATCCAATATTCTTCTTTGTCATTTAACTAACTGATAGAGCATAATTCAATTATTTCATAAGTAAATGAATTTTTTCCATATTTTTGAATAGCGATATCAACAGGAATTCTACTTTTCTCTCCAACCGTCTAATGTTCTTTAAATCTACGTCCTATATCATTAGACTAACCGATATAAGATTTTCCTGTTTTTTTATTAGTTATTTTATAAATACCAATCATTTTACCATCCTCCTATGAAGATGGATTAATATTTGTTTCCCACGGGATTCTCCTGCGTTTCCGTTTAGAGTTCCCCGTTAGCCATCTTCTATAATTATATGAGAGCCATCAATGTATAATTAATAGAAGTTGACCCGCCTGATTAGACGAAAAGTTTTTCATACGCCGTTTTACTGACGTCTGCATCACTCATAATGATAATTTTACCATATCGTAAATCTTCTGGATGGTAAGTGATTTTCATATTCTTAGGGTCAATAGTTAAACCAAATGCTTGAATCATAGTCATAATTTCTGCATTCTTTTGGATTTTATCAAGACTCGCTTTTTGAGTATTCAAAATTTTACCACGAACAGGCAAAACTGCTTGGAACTCATTATTACGAGCATCTTTTAAATTGCCACTTGCACTATCGCCCTCTGTAATATAAATTTCACATTGACTACGTTTCTTACTATAACAATCAGCTAATTTACTATCAAATTTTAAGGCTTTTTGTTTTTTTTCATTCTGATTGCGGACAGTCTCTCTGGCTTTACGTGCGGCCTCTCTCGCCCGACGTGCATTTAGAGCTTTATCAGCAATAATCTTAATTGATTTTTCATTAAGCTCAAGCCATTTTCTGATACTTTCAGTAATCCAAGGAGTAAATGGAGACATATCCAATTTTACAATTCTGCTCTTAGTCTGAGCATCATAACTTACTCCAGGAGTAGTAAGATTAAATACAAGGTATAAGCCTTCTTGACAATCATCACCTGATAAATTTTCTTCTTTTTCTTTTAACCATTTTTTCTCACGGAAAAATTTATTTAATTCACGAGTAAGAATAGTTTTAATTAATGTAATATGCGGGCCACTATCTGTAAGTCCAGTATTTACATAAGGAACAATAACAGATGAATAACTGTCAGTATAGGTTAATTCAAAATCTAATTTATTCTTTCCTTCATCCTTTTTAATAATTAATCTGTTATTAATTATTTCAGTATTTTTAACTGCATCATTTACTAAATCAGTCAATCCATTAGCAGAATAATATTCTTCACCATTGAGAAGAATTTTTAAGCCAGGGCATAAACATACAAGAACTTTAAATAACTGTTTAATAGTATTTAAATTTACTTCAGTATGAGTAAAAAATTCTTCGCTGGGTTGCCATTGTACTAAGGTACCTGAAGGATTATTTTTATTATTCCAGTCTCCACATTCGCGTTTAGCAAATTCGCCTTCTTTAAACCAGACATGCTCATATTTGCCATCTCGATGAGTAATTACTTCAAGCCAATGAGATAGATATGTAGCTAATTTACTACCAATGCCATTAAGACCGAGGGCAGTTCCTTCGTATACACCATCATCATCATATTTACCAGATGTATTCAATACTCCAAATGATGCTTCAAGGATAGTTTTACCATCTTCTCGCATTGCATTTGGAATAAAACCTTGTCCATTATCTTCAACAATAATTACATTATCTTTAGTAATATCAACTTTAATTGTATCTCCATGGCCTGCGGCATACTCATCGACTGCATTTGATACAATTTCAATAAGTAATTGAGTCGAATATTCAGTAGAACCACAGTAAACGCCTGGCCTAAGTCGAGTAAATTGCAAGGGGCTTAACGATTGTATGCTATCCTCGGTATATACTTTGTTAGCCATTCATATTTACTCCTTTTTTCAAATTAATTGGGTCAGTTTTACCAGAAGCAATCATATCAGCCAATTCATTACCTTTAATGCCTGAATGCCCTGCCACTTTACGCAAATCAATCTTATATCCTTTTTTAACTAAATCATAGTACGCCTGAATTAAATCAAGATTTTCAGGAATTTTTTTATCACTTTTGCGCCATCCATTATTTGCCCAACCATACATCCATTTTGTAAATGTTTGGTGAACATAAGAACTATCTGTATATACGATAGGAATAGATCTGGGATCATTACCATATTGTATCATAGCATAAAGGACAGCTTTTAATTCTTGGATATTATTTGTAGTATTAGTTTCCCAATGACCATAAGCGTCAATTAGTTTACCGTTATCATCACAAACTACTACTCCATAGCCACCTTTACTATTAGCTTTGCCATTACCTTGGCAAGCTCCATCAGTGTAAATAATCATAAAGAAGGTCCTTTCTGCCAATCATGAGGATTATCCATCCGATATTTACGAACTAACTGGTTATAAGTTCCTCTAAGAAATTCTTCATTTAAGATAGCTTTTGGATTAGTATGATATTTTTTAAGAAAAATAAATACTACATCTACAAATTCTTTAACGACAGGATGCATAAGAACCTGTTTACGTTTCCCAAGCCACCATTCGTATTCTTTTGTATAGGTAAAATCAGAACCCATGTAAGCTCTGGCGGCTCCAAGATAATCACAAATCATTTCTACACAATCTTTATAAGGCATAAGAATTGCATTAGGGTGTCCATCACCAATATTATCAATCCAGTATTCCCAATGGTGGGTATTGCGGCCTTTGTGATGCTGCCATGCTTTGCTATATCCATTTTCTTCTTTGCAGTTATCTATTGGACTTCTATAGCCAGTCCAATATTTACAACTTTCTTTAAATTCAATATTAGAGAATTTGGATAGATCATGTTTAAATCCACGCCAAGGGATACCAGCCATTTTACAATATCTATTAACCCATTTTTTATGAGTTAAGACTGTCTTCAAATGGTTGAAGTAATTCATCAAATTCAGTCCTTTCTTTGAAAATATCAATACCATCTATAAATCGACTATGAATAATTATAACTTTATTATCAGGAAATTGTTTTTGTATATTTCTATAAAGAGATAGCGTTTCATCAACTGGAACGTCTTTATTTATATATACTAAAATTTTATCCTATTTATTTAATACTTTACAATCTATATCTTTCATAATTAGTATTTTACCATAATTTTTTCTTAAAGTCAATGAATATATCTTGACCTTGATTTTCTTAAAATTTTTTTGTATTCTAAATATAGAAAATATCTATATTCTTTCTTATATATATTATATAATATTTTATTAAAAAAATAAACAAAAAAAAATAAATGGAGGATTTCTCCTCCATTTATATTAATCAGTAGTATTAATTTCGAGCTTGTTATCGCCAAACGTTGCAGTCCAGCTTGTGACTGTCGGATAATTCTTACGAACAAAATCAAGTTCCAAATCAGCCTTAGCCTTAGTATAGCGGATAAGTGCATTTTTATAAAGATTAGTAACTTTGGTTAATGTATCATTGTCACAATCTCTATCACGAACAATTACTTCAGCCATAATGTCTTTATAAGCTTCAGTCTCAAAATAACTATCCTTTAATTCATCAAGATATTCAGCAGGAATATCAATAAAATACTTCATAATTTATATCTCCTTTTTATCTTTTATAATATATTTTAATATATTATATTCTAAAAATCAAATACCGTAATCTGTATCTAATTCTTCAGCATTCTAAGTATCAGTATAAACTGTTAAATCAGTAGTAGCAGTAGAATTAGATGAAGAAGTAGAAACCTAATTATTTTTAATTAATTCTTTAATAACTTCATTAAAGTCAGTATTATTAGTATAAGTCATATTTAAATACTTCTCTAACTAATTATCTAATTCTTTCATTACAGTATCATATTTAATACCACCTTTTGTATTTTCAAGCATACTTTTTTTATAATAAAATACTTGACTAACTCCATAAGCTGCCCAAGGTAGAGAAGCCGAAGCAGTTATCCAAGGTAAAGATCCAGTATATCCTTGAACTATACAAAAAAATGCCAAAGCAATATATAAAAGGCTTGTTATCCAAATAAGAGCTGACTCTTGAATAAGCAAACCTTTTGAGTATTCTCTTTTTGGTTTTTTCTATTTAATATACATTTTATCTCTCCTTTTGGAGATTATTTATTATTCATAATACGATAAAGAACTTGAACCATTTCTTCACGAGTCATAAATTTCTTATACATCGTATGACCTTTGCCATCGCCTTTAATATAGCCATTACCCTCTGCCCAAGTACGAGCATCAGCAGACCATGCACTGGGATCTTTTGCGGCAAGTTCAGTTAAATAATTAGTCATAAGTTCATTAAATCTTTCTTGAGTCATATCTTCATCTTCCTCCTATACTCCTAATAATTCATTTACTTTTTCGGCAATCTCATAATGTTTGTTATATAAATAATCACCAGGACAAGATTTATTAGCAAACCATCTATGGACTGTCATGTTCTATTCTTCTGGATGACCAATTAAATTTTTATCAGCCTTCCATTTAAGTGATTTAATATTATTACGTTTACAAATATCAGCAAGTAATTTAATTAAAGAATTAAATGCTGCATCAGTTACTTTATATGGAGCAAAAGTATCACTGGCTACTTCAATAGTAATTGCTCTATTATCATTAGCTCCATTAGAAGAACACCAAGAACGGTCTTTCTCTTCAACATACATACCAATTCTACCATCTGAGCCGATACCATAATTAGAAGAAGCTTGTCTTGATGTTGGTGCGAATACTTCTCCTAAACTTTCTACAGAGCATTGACCTACTACACAATGAATAGTAACTGTATCGATTACATGATTACGTGGACTTGTTTTATTAGGGCTAATTTTAGTATAATTTACTAATGGACTATTGGTTTTACCATACCCATATCCAGCCATAGGGTCATTGTCAACAGTATCACTATCTTTAACAGCTGGGTTATAAATAAAACCAAGGAATTTATATCCAGAACCGGCACCCCAGTTGCCATTTCCTTTTTTACGTGTTGCATTCCAGAATGGATTTCTACTGCCCCAGCCACTTTCAGATGTAATAATCTCAGTAGGACTTATTACTTTTTCTACTATAGCTACGTGCCCGACGCCATCGCTGCCTTTCTTAGTAGCTCCTCCTTGCCAAACCATACAAGCTCCAAGTTTAGGTACTTGACCAACAGGAATACCAGTATTATTATATTCCATAAAACGTTCAGCATTAACAGGGCTTAAATATTTACAATAACCCCAATTACCAATTTCATTAAAACGACCATATGCATAGCCTACACAATTTGATAATACATCACATTTACTATCTGTTGGACTACCTTTAATAGCATATGAATAACCACCATTAGCTCTTGTAATATAATATTTATTACCTGCTTCTGGTCGTGTTGTTCTCATTTTAAAAGCCATTATTTATCTCCTTTCTCATTATATAAAATGAGAAGAAGGAAAACCTTCTTCTCACATTTGTTCTGTTAATTCAGCAATTTTAGAACGATGAATTTGTTTTAATTCAACTTCTCCATATATATCATTATTTCGTAATATTTCTGATGCACGACGCATACCATTATTTAATCCAGAGAAATTAATATCATCAACTTGGGTTTTTAAATCACCATCAATAATGCAGATGCTATCTTCTCCAATGCGTTGTAAACTTAATTTCATAAGGCCAATGTCCATATTCTATGCTTCAGAAATATAAATACCTGCACGCATACCTGTTGTGTCATAACCACGGATATCTGATAGTGGCAATAAAACCAATTTATTTTCATCAATTAATTTTTCTACCATCATTTTATCGCCAAGTTTACTACTTAATAGATTACCAATTTGGCTATCCAAAAGTTTTTCATCACGAGTACCTGGATAAAAACCTAATTTTGCGGAATTTTTAGTAGCAACAGTATTACAAAATACAATTATTTTATCAATTTTATTTCTTTCAAGAGCATTTAATAAAAATGCTAATGATAAAAATGTTTTACCAGAGCCGGCGGGCCCTTTAATCATAGTAATTTTATTATTTAAAAAGCTATCAACAGCTAAAGCTTGATAAGGGTCATTTTTAAATGGTTTTACATTACCAAAATAAGTAGAATTTAAATTACCATAAGAAATAGTTCTATATGTATCACCATCCCATACTATTTTATCTATTATTTCTTTCTCTTGGTTATAAATAATAGCATATTGATTAGTTAATAAATTAAATTTATTAATTTTTAAATCTTGATATAATTCAGTAATTTCATTTTCATTTAAAATTACTTCAATATATCCTGTATATGGGTCATGATGTTCTTCTTCTATGGATGATACATTTGATAAAAATAATTTAGCTATACATTTTAAAGTTAAATCATTAGTAATAAAATTATCAATAGGATGATTCTTATTCTATTTATTATAACTTAATGCGGTTGCTAATATTTTCATATCATTAGTTATTGATAAATCATATTTTTGTATTGGTTTTATCATTTTTTCTTTATAGATGATTACTTGACATAAATCAGGATTATCATTTAAAGTCCTTAATAACTAACGAGCTGTATATTTTGTATTAGCATCTTTATTAGCTGATGTTTTAATATTTTCTAATTCATCTAATGTAATAGATGAAATTATAATCTATTCATTTTTATCTTCTAATAAAGTTCCTTTAGTTAATAAACTACAAGTATCATAAAAATTATATATCATCTTCATATTCAACCTCGTCTTCCTATGGTATTGAGAAACCAATTACATGTGTATTGTTATCAGTTTCAGTCAAGTTTGTAATTTGGCTGTTGTATTCTGCTATTTTAACAGAAAACCAACCTTTGACCAATTCGGCAAGATTTGCTATTAATGCTGTAATGAAATCTAATAGAGTTAATCCAACAGTAGCAAATATAATACCTAAAATAAAATATAATATAAGAACCAACTCCTTTTGAGGATTTTTATTCCTATTATTCTTAGTTTTTATAATAGTATATTTATTTATTCTGGACCATTTGTTTATCCCAACTTTTGGACAAGTCCTCCAAAATTTCTCCAGTAGACCTAAAGCTTCCATCGGGGTTAGTAATATTAACTCCTAAATCTTGGAATAATTTCTCTTTTTCTGCTGCTTTTCTTAATCTAATAAATTTATTTACAGATTCTTTATCAGCTATATATCCTCTTAATTTACTTTGAGAATATTTAATTTTATTTTTAATAGCAGTATATTGATTTAATAGATTATCATATTCTGCTTTAATACGTTTAAATTCATATGATTGAGGATTTAATTGTTTACTATTTAACATAGTACTGATTAAATGTTCATATGCTTGAATTTGAGGGATAATTTGATTGTTTTTAATATGCTATAAAATTTTAATTTTACAACGACGTTCAGCAATTTCACAACCAGTATATTCACTCATACAATCTCGATCATCTGGATGACATCTTGCAGTTCCAATAAAAGTATTTTGCCCATCGGAAATAGTACAAGTTGTTGTGCCACGATGTTCATTATAATTAAATATAGGTTCTCCTATCATAAAAAGAAAATCCTCCTTTTTTATTTTAGTATATAATAAAAAAGGAGGATTGTCAATTTTATTTCACAGGAGCTACTAAATTATAAATATTTTTTAAACATTCAATCCAATATAATGCAGCATTTCTATCTACTGTATTTAATTGAATTGTTTTAGTTTTAGTAAAATCATTTGGATCTGGAATTTCTACATTCCAAATTTTTATTGGATTCATTTTGGTCTAATCAATATCAGTGCGATTCTAATTAAGATTATTTAAATTAGTAATAATTGTTTCAAATGTTTTATTTAATAATAAAGTGAATGTCATTTTCCCATCTTTATCTTCATTCCAATTATTAACTAATCCAGCTATTGTATTATCTCCAAATTCATTAATATAATCTTGATTTTTATATATTGTGCTAACTTTTAAATTTTCAAATAGACGAAAAATAATCTTTTTTAATGTATTAATATCATCGCTTTCAGCAATACGAGAAAGATGTAAATTTTCTATTAATCTATTTACTTCTTCGCTGGTGCAACCATGATTGCAATGTCCATAGCACCCGGCCGAGCATGAGCCAGAACATTTTTCCGCGCAAGTAGTAGTACAAGTTCCTTTGCAACTGCCAGAACAAGTATTGGTGCATCCAGAACAGGTATTAGAGCATCCTCCGCAGCTTTCAGTGCATCCATCACCACACCCTTCAGAACAAGCTCGTGAACAGGTGTTGCCAGGGCCACAATTCACATTACATTCGCCGCATCCAGCTACGCAATCATTATTGGAACAACTCTTACAAGTATTATTCTATTGATTGTCACCAGCAGAATTATAACATCCTTCAGCACAAGCTCCACCCCTAGTATTAGGATTGTAATCTTTATTGTTTTCCATTTTACTACTGCCTGGACCAGAATAACAAGCCATTATTATTCCTCCTTTATAAGATAATCATATTCTGATTTTGAAATTATATTTTTTACAAAATCAAAATTAAAGTTTCGATTTATTTGATTTAAAGTTTCTAAATCATTTAATTTTTTATAATAATAAATAGTTGCTAAGCATTCAACTTTATGACATTCACAAATAGTAGTAGTACGATGTTTTAAATTTTTAGTTAACTGATAGCTACATCCAGCACACCAAGCGCATCCTGACTCAATAGGGCATTCTAAACATTTTTTCTCTGAAACATTTTTTTTATTATAATTTTTAAATTCTTCTAACACCTATTTTTCTTCTGGCGTATAACCTATTCCATGATTTACATTACCTATAATTAATGGAGGAGCGTCATTACCTAAAGAGCTTTCCATAAAACGGATACAAGTAAATATGTCACCTTTCCAGTCAATTGAATACATACAAGAAGAAGTGCCGCACCATTGTTCTTCTCCGCTTTCCTCTTTTAATGGAGCATAATTAATAGGATCAAAAATTCTAAAATAGATTTTATCATTTAAATTGTTATCAATAAAATAATCAGCAATTTTTTTTAATTCATTATAATAATTAATAATATCTTGCTAATTATGCCAAACATTTTCAAAAACACAATTTGCATAAATATCTAAAAATCCAATATCAATCATATTTTTTATTCCTAAATATAGATAACTAATATTGTCAGGGCTTATTGTAATTTTTGTTCCAACACTACCTTTATTTAATCCATCTAATCCTGCCGCCAATGCGAGATCATAACTTCCTTGGCCATTGGGAAATAACCTACATTTATCATGTAAATCTTTACATCCATCTATTGTTATATTAATTTGACAGTTTTTTCCGTATTTTTTCATAAAACGTTGAACTTTAGGAGTAAAATATAATACTCCATTAGAGCATAAATTAATAGCCTAAAAATATTGCCAAGAACAATCTACTGGACATTCATTTAATTTCTATTGAAAATATTCACAAATCTAATCAATTAAATCAATTTCTAATAAAGGTTCCCCTCCAATAAAATCTAATATAAATCCTAATGTTTTTTCTTCATAGAATCTTGATTCAGGATTAGTTCGACCTTCAAAAACATAATCAATAAATTTTTTAGCTGTTTCAAAAGACATTTTATGGTGTCCTTTATTAATCTAATAACAATAAGAACAACATAAATTACAATCATCAGTTATTTGAAATGTTAAATCTCTTATCATTTTTTCAGGGGGATATTCTGGAAATAGGACTCCAATAAAATCAGCATACTAAAAACTCGGTTTAAGCATGATTATCCTCCTCAATAGTTATAAAATAGTTGGCAAAATTATATTTATATGTTTTATTTACTAAATTATATTTATTTAATAAATAATCTAAAGCATCATTGTATTCTTTATAATATTTTAAATATTCTTTTAAAAAATAATCATTATAAGAAAATAGCCAACGGAACTTACTCATTTCTATTAAATAATTTAATCGAAATAACTTATTAAAGTCTTCTTTTTCTACATTTATTTTCATTTATTTACTCCTTTTTCACTATATTCTTTATTTATATTAAAATTAAAAAATATAGGATAAATTAAAATTGCCCTTTTTATATAAAAAATTGCCTTGGGTGGGTAATTCTAAATCTCGGTCGTTGTTGGGTATAAAAAATAAGTAAGGGATTTAAATCCCTTACTTATTACTTCTTCAAACAATTACCAAGAACTTCCTTCAAATCAATACCTGTTGCTTCAGAAAGACCATTCATAATCTTATCTGCGGTCTGCATTACATCAGACACAAGCTTGGTGTTTCCACCTTCACCATAAACAGTAATCTTATCAACATTATTAAGAGGCTCTGCGGCGTTCTTAACAACTTCAGGAAGTGCCTTGAGATACATTTCAAGAACAGAAGCTTCGCCCATTTTCTTTTGTGCTTCAGCTTTCTTTTCAATAGCAGATGCTTCTGCTTCACCAACTGCGGCGATACCGGCAGCTTTCTGTTCAGCAGCATATTTTTCTGCTTCAGCTCTAGCCTTCATAGCCCGTGCTTCCTGTTCCATTTCATAAGCCTTAGCTTCTGCTTCCTTCTGACGCTTAATCAGATTTGCGGCAGCTTGCTGTTCAGCAGCATATTTATCAGCATCGGCCTGCTTACGAACGAGAGCATCCAGTTCATATTCCTTCAGCTGAATCTGCTTCTGCTTCAAGTCAGCTTCACGTTCTGCCTTAGCAATATTAGCATCAGTAGCAGCGACATCTCTCAACTTACGCTGGTTCTCAGCCTCAATGCTTGCTGCAGCATCAGCCTGAGCCTGACGAGTATCAGCTTCCTGCTTCAACTGAGACTGCTTAATAGCAAGGTCATTATTACGGATAGCCATATCTTCAGCGGCCTTGACACGTGCATCATTAGCATCCTTGGCATTTGCAGCTTCGGCAATTGCAATTTCACGCTGGGCATCAGACTTAGCGATTGCAGCCTTCTTACGAATCTGCTCAACATTATCAATACCAAGGTTAGTAATTACATCATTGTCATCAGAGAAATTCTGAACATTAAATGTAATTAGCTCAAGACCATATCGAGCAAGGTCCGGTACTGCATTTTCCTGAACCTTTTCGCTAAACAACTTGCGATCGCTTACCATATCAGTAAGATTCATCTGACCGACAATCTCACGAATATTACCTTCCAAAAGGTCATTAATCTTAGATGCAATTTCTTCTCTATCAACATTAAGGAAGTTCTGTGCCGCAAGAGTCATTAGTTCAGGCTTTTCGCTAACCTTAACAGAAACAGTAGAATCAACACGTACATTGATATACTCAGCTGTTGGAACAGATGAACCAGTCTTTACATCAATCTGAATAGCACCAAGATATAGCTTATCAAGTCGTTCAAAGAAAGGAACCTTAAGTCCAGCTTTACCAATAAGAATACGAGGTTTCTTATGAAGACCAGAGATAACATAGGCAACATCAGGCGGTGCCTTTACATATCCCGTACAGAAAAGAACAATAACTACCAATGCGATGATTGCGAAAGGCAAAATAGACAAAATAATCGTGCCCAATTTACTTATCTCCTTATATTTAATTTTTAATTTTTTTTATTTATTAAAGAAATGCTTTGCATTCTTCAACTTTAATTTTCATTTGTTCAATGATATCATCCAGAAGAACAGGCCAACCATTATGAGAATCAACTCCTACATGATACATATAAGGCCTATCTTCATAGAAATTAGTAGTTTGATGAGTATGCCCAAAAAGATTAAGAGTCATTTGATGGAGACTTTCTTTTTCAAGATTACCAGTAAGAGTTGGAAAATGGCTCATATAAAAATGATATTTCCTATAATTAAGCACAGAAGCCCAACCAAGAATTTCAGCATTAAATTCTTTATATCTTTCTTGACGATTTTGAGTATCATGATTGCCAAGAATAATATGTAAATTACCATTAAGGCGTTTAACGCATTCCATACCCTTATCAGTATCTCCAAGCATCAAATCACCAAGAACATATAAATCATCTTCTGGCTTGATAAGAGAATTAACTTTATCAATTTGGTCTTCATTCATTTCTTCAACTGAAGAATAATTACGAGCACCCCAAACAAATTCCCTATCATGGCAAAAATGCCAATCTGACGTTAGATAAATTGCCATCCTTTTACTCCTTTCTATACAAGACTTATACCGCCTTTTTCATTTACGATATAAATTTTATCATATTCATATCGTTCGCCATAATTGGGGCGATAAATACTTTCATACATTCGTTTAATTGCATCTTCCGGCACAAGGCTTAATCCTTCTCTTTTGGCATTACGCTCAAGAGCTACCTTAAGCGGCACATCCATATAGATACAATTAATAAGTTTGTCTTTAAGAAAATCTTTTCCAAGAGAATTAAGAAGTTTATTGCGTGAACGTTCATTTAAATGAGTGGCGTCGGCAACTACAATATCATACTCATTAAATGCTTCTCGAATTGCTTTACAAAATTTAGAGAATACAAGACTTTCTTTAGAGAAATATTCATCATCATTCCCAATAATAGAAAAACGAATTACATCTCTTGAAATAATTTTTACACTGGAGGAGTTTCCAAAATACTGGTTAAGAAAATAGCTCTTACCACTACCGGGACATCCGCACATAATGTAAAGAGTCTTCCGCTTCATCCTTATATACTCCTTTTTCAAAATTCTCTTTGAACTCATATACATCTTCGTCATTTTTACACTCAATGCAATTAAGTTCCAATTTACAATGTGGACAATAAAGCTTTTTCCGATGGAATCTTTCGTGCTGGAATCCTCTTTTACGAAATAACTCCATTGCTTTATTACCACATTTCATACAATAAAAACTATGTAAAACAATTTCTTTACCCATATTTATCAATCCTTTATTCTTTATATAAATATTATATAATATTTTTTTATAAAAATAAATTATTTGATTTGAAATATGTGTTCATCAAAAGTATCAAGGTCAAAGAGAATACTTACATTTGTAACATATGTACCACAATCAATATCAATTTTATGACCGTTATCAAAGTAATGGACACCATAATCTTTCTTAAATTCTTCTTCTGAAATAATATAAGGGATAGAAGTATGGCCAAATACTTGATAATCAAATTCACAAGGCTTATAAGCTACATTATGTTTACGGTTCCAAGTAAGTTCTTTCATCAGATATTCTTTCATCTCTTTTGATTCTTTATTGTATTGATTATTTTCAAAATGACGAATTGTATTCCAAGAGATACCTGCATGAGAAAGGAAGATTTTCTTACCTTCTGTATTTTTATAAATATAAAAAGGAATAGTTTTTTTGAGAAGGACTAACCAATTAGGCATATATCCATCATTAGTTGCTGTAACAAATGTCTCATATCCCCCATTTTGACATAGCAGATAAAAAGTATAATCACACATACCTTCATAATTGATATAATCATCAAGAGCATTAATAAGCATTTGTTCGTGATTGCCGCGTATATAAGTAATCCAACCATCATTTACACCACGCAGCATATCCTTAATAATTTCCCAGCCATCAAAACCGCGGTCTGCGCAATCACCAAGACAAATTAATTTATCTTCTTTTGGATTAATAAAATCTTTAATTTGACGCCAAAGATTAATATTACCATGAATATCTGATATACAATATGTAGACATTTTTATCAACTCCTTAAAAAATAAATTGAATAAGTAAATTTGTAATGTTCATAATAGCACAAGCAATCCACATATAGAGACAATATTTATTTTTAAGCTCATAATTATTTTTATTTAAATTCATTTCAGTTATAAAGAAAATCCAAAGAGCAAGTGAAATAAGCCAAATAATATAAAGAATAACTTCAAACATTATTTTTAATTTCCTCTCTTACTTGCATAAGTAATTGTCCTAACATATTTTTACCCATGATATCTTTGCATCTTGGACAATCGCAATTACCCCAATAGTTATCATGCCAATAGTTTCCTTCTTCAAGATATTGGTCACCAGTAGCAAGAAGTTTATCTCGTAATTCAGGAATGGCGAACTTATGTCTAAGACCATCAAGCATTACTTGCTCTTTAACACTTTCCCAATCGGGAGCAAGCTCAATTTGTCGTCCAAGCCGTTTAGCTAGACCGGGTGTTTTAGCCATTCTGATTTCTTCAAAATCAAACATATTAGTTGCTTTTTGTGCTTGAAAATAATGTTCTACGCTAGGATATGAATCTCCGCATTCGTCTGTAAAAGAACTTAAACTAAAATTACTTAAAAAACCATATTCTCTTTCAAATCTATCAATCATACTTCATACCCCTGTTCCGCCATTACCTTAGTGCTTTTATAAACCATATGGCCACTTACTCTATCTTTAGCTTTTTTAATTACACCGAATTCCACAAGATGATTAAGAATGCGGCTAAGTTTTTGTGAAGTAACATCATGAAGTACCATATCATTTCTTTGAATATCTGCGATACTCATTGCTTCTGGGCTATTCTCAAGAACATCGATACATCTTACTGTGAATTCGCTATTTTGCTGTGCTGAATATTTACTGGTTTTATAAGGCATATAATTATCACTCACTTTCTATATATATTATATAATATTTTTATAAAAAAATAAAGAGGGAATTTTTACATTCCCTCTTTATTATTAATCTTTCTTAGGAGCGAACTGCTTAATGATGCCTTCGAGAGTCGTTCCGTGCATAAGACGGTCTACAACATCTGCGGAGCTTTCACCATTAGCCAGAGCATAAGGTGCAATACCATCTGCAAGAGTCTTCATCAGTTCAGCATTACCATTAGCAATCAGAGCTTCAATCAGACCCGGCTGGATAGAATTCATAACCTTCTTAACAGTATCAGCATATGCTTCCTGCTTTGCCTTCTCAATCGCGGCAAGGGCCTGCTTATGAGCGATTTCAGCATCTGTTTCTTTCTTTTCACGCATCAGCTTAGCATCGTGAAGAGCATCAGTAAGAACAGACATATCACATTCAGCCTGTTTAATTGCCTGCTGTTCAGCTTCCTTCTTTCTATTGGCTTCACTCTGCATATCAAGTTTAGTCATAGTTTCAGTACGCTGAAGTTCCAACTTGTTGATAACCTGCTGACTACGAAGTTCCTGTTCCTTCTGTTCTGCTTCAGCCAGTTTACTAATAACAGCAATACGGCGTTCGGCATCAGACAATTCAAGAGACTTAGCAATCATTTCATTCTGATGCTTTAGAAGAAGTTCTTCAACATCATTATCTACATCAATGTCCAAAACTTCGCAGTCATAGACAAACATACCATTTTCCTTGAAGAACCGACCCGGCTTCTTCTTAGATTCAGCATCCTTATTTTCATCCATTTCATCAATGGCATAATTACGAATAAGAGTGCTATAATTCTGGTAGAAGTCTTCAATTGTGTAATTCTTTGCCATTCTCTTAATAATAGAGCGTTCTCTATCACAAAGATACTTAACATAATTATCAATAGAGAACCACTTATTCATATAATCTCTATCGAAGGATACACAATAAGAAACCTTAATATTTGCCTTTACGAAATCCTTGGTTTCAATTTCAATAATATCACTGATCTTGTTATTCTCATGGCGAAGGAATACAGTCTTAATAAGTCTATCAGTAGTCTTCGGCTTACCAGTACTCATCTGAAGAACTTCAAGAGTCTGATCATAATCAAGAAGAATAGTCTGCGGACCGCAAATAACCTTACGGTCACCATTCTTACTTACAACATCAACTGCATATCCAGTCCAAACATCAATAGATACAACACCATCATACTTATTATCAAGAGTGATAGTACGCGGCTTGGTATAAGAAGTACCACGAGAAATATTAGCCTTAGCTTCAAGGTTAGCAAGAGTAGATGCAGTAGAGTAAGATGCAGAATAAGCAGTCAGATTGTTAAGGGCATCAGCAGATGTTACGACTCCCTTTTCAACTGCCTTTTCATTAAGACCTCTATTATATTCAAGAGCTTCATTATTACCTGGATACCATAGAGCACACTGGCTATTAGTAAGCTTACGCTTAACAACAACTTCAGTCCGCGGGTCAGGCAGGTACATGGCTGGTCCCTTAACTGTATTAATTTCACCAGTAAGGCGGTTCATGATATATCTGCCTTCACCTTCTGGGATGGCAATAGCATGATGCATTAGCTTATTATCATAACTAATAATTGCATGTTCAGGACGCGGATAATAAATCATCTGGTCATCACCAGTAATGAAAAGCTCTTCACCTACAGGATGATGAGTTCCATCTTTATCATCATATTCAGCAATTACCTTAACATAAATACCAGAAATCTTAGAAAGCTCAATTGCACGGAAAATAAATCCACCCTTGGGAGAAGTTACAAATGTTTCAGTAGGCTCAGGGAATACAACCTTCGGACCATGGACATAACGCTTATTGCCATCTTCATCTTTAAGAATACAATACTCAAGACGTTCAAGAGTAACAGCTTCACGCACATAACCCTTATTTGCATCATTATTAATAGGAATTACTTCAATACCAGTAGGCGGAATATAGAAGGAAATATCAGTACCCTTAATAACGAGAATCTGACCATTTACACAATTAGTAATAGTATTCTCAATTTCCTTGCCTTCAGCATCTACTACCTTGCCCTGATTCTTATTAGCTTCATCAGCTTCATATACACGAGCAAGTAGATACTGGTTAGTGCGAAGTGCATGACCCTTAACTACCTTAGCCATCTGGCCCGGATACAACGCAAATGAAACAGGCCCGCGAATATTAACCTTGCGGCCATAAAGTAGTTCAGGAGCAGTGGATGCGGCACCAACATTAGGATGAGAACCATCCTTAGTAGGATTCTTTACAATTGCATACCAGTTTTCAGGCGGTAGTACGAACAGAGACTTGGCTTCTGTAAGATTCTGGACTGTCTTAAATTTCTTGCTCTTTTCATCAAAAACAACAAGACTGTCCTGTGCAGAAATAGTAATGGTAATAGGACCAGTATAGGTTTTAATAGAACCATTAGTATTATTCTGAACAAATACATATTCATTCGGAGAGAGGACAATATCTCGCTGCTGCGGGTTCATCATATTATTATTATAATTACTATTCATTTCCATAATTTTTAATCCTCATATTTATTAACTTCGTTTGCGGGAATAACACAAATGTGATTATAACTTTTAATAACAATTGCTTTGCTATTGGAAGAAATAATTTCTCCAATTTCAATCTTACCAGTTCTTGGATTAGTAAAACGAACAAACTTATCAAAAATAACAGACATAAGAATTATTCCTTTCTTTATTTTTTCTATAAATATTATATAAAATTTTAATTAAAAAATAAAATAATCGTCTTCTATCCAGGGGAATAAATTTTTGTTAGCTACAATGGAGCCAGAATTAGTTGAGTTAAAGTAAACTACAGGCTCGTCAAAGTTTAATTTTATTTTAGGAAGATCATTAAAAGAACGTTTGCCGTCTCCAATGACCATCTATGTATATTCTCCATCAATCTCTATAAAGCCTAATTCTCCATCCAATAGAATAGGATTAATATTTATCCAATTAGTTAAAATATCTCTACGCTAAAGTATTTTCATTATTTTCTCCTTGTATAAAAAATAAGGCGGATTGCTCCGCCTTATAAATTACTTAATACAAGCATAACGCTTATCATTAAGCTTATCATACATCAGATCCTGTGCCGTCTTGCCCTTCATAATCTGTTCAAAAAGAACAGGAGAGAAACCAGAAACATAAGACACATTCTCTTCATCCTTCATTGCAAAATTATCCTGACGAGCATCAACGTTCCAGAATACCAGCTTAGGCATCTGATAACCATAGCTTGCCCACTTAGCTCTCATTTTCTCGAACAGAGAATCTGAACCAGAAAGACGATAGCTATAACCATATCTGTCATAGTTATTGCTGGTTACGCAGCTATTGAACTCCATATCAGAAATGATAATCAAATTCTGAGGAATTTCATCAGAAGAACAATTATTGTCAATGGCAATTTTCAAAATCAAATCAAATGCTGCTTCAATATTAGTGCTGCCGCCCCAAGGAGCCTGCAGAATGCGACTAACCTTATCACAGAAATCAATGCCTTCAACCTTCATGAACTTAGGCTGACTATTGAAGGTCAGGAAATGACCTGCATAAGGTCCACGATTTTTTTCAGCACAATACATGCCAATAGAAATAGCAACATCAATAGGAGCCACAGTACGATTACCATAGCCACTACCACACATAGAACCAGAAGTATCTACGATGGCAATACCATTAAATGCTGCCCCATTGATATAGTCAGCAAGATTTTCCCAATACTTATTAACCATCAGCCGATCAACAGTATTAACGGTAGGAGTTCTATAACTATACCAACTATAACCGCATCCCAATGTTTCACGAGCCTTTTCAACACATTCATAAGGATATAGAACTTTAGCATTTACCTTAGTGGTAGTATCCTTTGCAAAATCCTCGTAGGTTCTTGCACCTGCTTTGGCACGCTCAACGTCATGTCTGGCAAAAGCATTCTTGTAAAGGAAGCCTGCACGAGAAGGAATCTTATCAAATTCAATCTCATCCCACTTGCCTGCGGACATTAGACGTTCAAGAACATTGATACGCTCACGCAGAGTAGAAAGAGTCTTACGATACTGCTTAGAAGTCATGCCAAGATAACGACGAGTCTTAGAAGCAAGCTCACGGGATTCCTGAGAGCTGGTGTTTTCAGACTTCAGCCACTTAGCCAGAAGAGAAGGAGTTTTACAAGTAAGATCCAGCGCAAGCTGTTCCTTCATAAACTTAAATGCTTCATCCTGACAAGGAGTACCAACAAACAGATACAAATCATCCCAACGTCCAAATTCAGGAACATACTTCAAATTGCGCTTTGCCGCGTCAATATTTTGAGTAGCCAGCCACTTCATGCAAACGCGGAAGAATCTACGTTCACCCTGGCCGCCACGTACATCACGCAGATAGAAAAGGCACTTCAATGCATAAGGTTCATTCTCTTCAAAAGCTTTCTTAAAAAGGAAAATGCAATCATCATCACTTCTGGAGCGATAACTACCACCAAGAGCAAACATATCATAAAGTGCAGTAAGGGTAGAACCATATGCAGTTGCACCATTTTCAGTAGTGATAGTATTTTCCATTGTATTAATGCCATTCATAAATTTATTCATAATTAAATCTCCTTTTTCTCATTGACTCCTCTTGGACAAGAGGAAATTTCTCATTTATTTTCTATATAAATTTTATAATATTTTTTATAAAATTTCAAATTTATTTTGCAATATTTAGTTCAATCCATTCAACTTTATCAATTGGACCATAGTCATCAATTCTCCAATCATCAACTACAAGGTCTAATTTAATATCATTATCATAAATAAAATCTTCAGGATTAGTTTTAAATTGTTCAAATTCTTTATCAGTTAGAGTAATAACACCTTCTCTATGGCCTGAATGCAAATGTTCAGCTACATAATCTAAGCGTGCATTAATAAGAATTCTTTTCATTATTTTTTCCTTTTTTATTTTATTATATAATATTTTTTAAAGAAAATAAAAAAAAGGACTGAATTTTTTCAGTCCTTTAAATTAATTAACCTACAGCAAAACCAGGATCAATAATACCAGAATCAGCTCTTTCAATGACAGTTAGACTATAATGAGTACTACCAACAACAGGAGTTAAAATAACAGTATCTCCAACATTAAAATAGTTATAAGTATAAACTGTAAAAGTGCCTTCATTTTTAATGGTTACAAAATAAGTAGTCCAGATATAAACTCCATCATCATACGGTTTTGTAGTAGAATCAATTACTACTTCTTCAACAGTTCCTTGGATATAGGCGGGATCAGCGATATTCTTACTGACATAAGAAACAATCCAAAGATAATCGCTATGATAAACAGTCTTCTTATCAGTATAAATTTCAATATAATCCTTGACTGCAAGCTTCATATCACTATTTACCAAATAAGTATTATAATCATTTAATGTAATAAGATAATAATAAGTATTAGTACGATAATAATCACTTACATCAACAAGGTCTGTAATAGTGCCAGTAGCATAAATATATTCTGGTTCATAGCTAAACCCCATCTTTTCATATAGAGTATAATTAGTTTCTACAATTCGAGAATTTATATACTCAACTACATAACAATCAAGGGCATTATAAAGCATCTGACAAGCTTCGCCACGAGTAATATATTCAGATCCACTGAAATAAATTGGAATATTAGTATAAAGGCCAAGACGAGTAGCAATACGTTCAATATTTACAGGCCATTCTCCTGAAAGCTGTGGAGCATTATAGCCAAGAGCATTTAGAACAAGAGTGGCCATCTGATCATATGTAATTTCATCATTAGGGGCAAAAGTTGTAATGCTATGGCCGTGCATAATATCATAATACACAGCAGTATTGATATAATCATAAAACCAATCACGATAAGGTACATCAGTAAAATTAATTACATTAGGTACAGTCTTTTCACCATAAAGAGCACGAACAATAATAGTACAAGCTTCAGCACGAGTAAGTGTATAATCAGTACCAAACTTAGTTGCACTATATCCATTTACAATATCAAGATTGTAAAGTTCGTTAATTGCGTCTTCATATCTACTTTTGGACACATCAGTGAATCCATTTGCGGCAAAAGTAATGGTAGCAAACGACATAACCATAATTACTGCCATAATAATAGCAATAAACTTCTTCATAATATTTTTTCTCCTTTGATTCTTTTATAAAATAGAAAATTGGGGAACAGTTAAGTTCCCCTTAATTTCTATATAAATTATATTATATTTTTTTTAAAAAGTAAAATTTTAAGTAAAAATGGCAGATACTTCTACCCAAGAACCACCCTCGCCGTCAGTATTAGGTTTCCAATAATTTAATACACCTTGTCCTTTAGAAGTATTAATCCAAAATAAATTATGTATTTTTTCTAATTCTTCTGAACTAAGAGCAGGATCAAGATCAGGCTATGTTGCTGAACTTATAAAGGGGCTTGGACTTATATTATTAATTTTAGTTGTTAAATCAACTTTCATTCTAGAAATTTTATCTTCTACATCTTTTTTGGTTAATACTTTATAATTTTCATTTGGCAAAGTAGAATTATTTCCGCCAGTTTTTATATATAAATCATTTGCAAAAACGCCATAATTAGCAGTATTTGAAGAAATAATTGCAAAAGCATTACATCTATTATTATCATCAGTACCTGAACCGATAGTCAATAAAGCATTATTTAATTTCATATTAAATCGTCCACTAATAATACTATTAGAAGAATTCTCTCCTTGTAATAGATTTTGCCCTAATATCATAGAATTATCAGAGTTTGTCGCTAAAGTATTTTTAGAACCAAAGATAAAATTACCTGTACCTATTGGATTATTTTTATTCATTTTATTAGTTAGAATAATATTCTAATTAATAATATTATTATACATTTTATCTAATGCTTTTGCATCAAAAATTAATGTATTATCATTATCGTCTTGTCCTTTTATAGCTGTTGAATATAAACTATTAACCTATTTACGATAATCTTTAGTAGTAGGAGAAACATCATTAACATTAATAAATAATTCATTTGTATCTTTAGTAAATAAAATTGCTCCAGCCTTATTATATTCAGCTTCAGCATTGTAAGTTAAATTTTTTGAAGTTCCAATATGAAATGAATAATTCTTATTCATTAATTAATTCCTCCTTTCAGCTATTTAAGCTATCTGGCGACCAAATAGCAGAAATTGGCGTCCATTTAACTGTTTGCGCAGCTATTTCATCGTAATGTCCTGCTGCATTTTCTCCTCCTTGGCGCCAATAAACAAGACCGTAACCGGATTGGGTATCAGTACAAATCCAAATTTTTGGGAAGAAATTTTTTGATAATACTGGACGTTCAGGCTAAGATACAATTAGATTTTTTAAACGGTTAAAAATATAACTATTTTGATTATTGAAATTAATTTCATTAATTTGATTTTGTAAATCATCACAACGCTTATTTAAATCTTCAATATCTTTTTCTATTTTTTCTATACGTTCTTTTAGTTCTTTTTCAAACCAAGCATTTATTTTATTGCTAATTAAATCAACTAACCATCTATAGAACCAAGAAGTTGGATCATAAGCAACACGGCCTTGATTATCTTGATAAATGAATCTATGCGCAATATATCCAGGATTTTCAGGATCATTTTCATTCCAATCACCAATTAATTCAGATAAATAAGCACTATTAAAGCTACGATTTTTATAATGAAAAATAATTTCTAAGTTTTTAGTTTGTTTTAAATAACCTTTTAAGCTGTCTAACCGCATATAAATTGCTCTATCTACTGGGTTAAGAATAATTTCATTATTAATTTCATAATAAATATTTTCTCCTTCGAACCCTTCTGCAATTGTATTCTCTTTATTTAAAGATAATTCTTGAATTAAATCATTAAGAATTTCTTCAGTAATTGCTGCTATTTCTGTTTCTCCTAATTTATTGCTTAAAGCGTTTCTAGAAATCTAAACCTATTTTAATAATTGAATTTCTTCATCTCCATTTAAAATATATTCAAAAATAGGTGTACCATCTTCATTATGTTTATAATTTAACGTAACTCTTTCAATTAAGAAATTTTTACCATTATTAACTGTAATATCAGAATTTAAACGAATTTTATTAACTAATTCTGCATTAAATCCTGAATACAATTTTATTACCTAATCATCAGTAAATTTTTTACCTTCAATAGCTCTAATAAGAATATCCTATTCATCCATTGTGAAACGATTATTATAAATATATAAATTATCTTTAATGATTTGACATAAGACTTGTTTTTCTTTGCTCTTTAAAATATTAGATTTATAAAACCAAAAACGAGGCTATTTATTTATTTCTAAACTGGTAATATTATTATCATTAATTGTTTTAACTAAAAGTTCTTTATCTTCAGAAGACAAATCAGTAGTTAATGGAGTTTTATTATTTAAATAATTAATGATAAATTCTATTTTAGAATCTAAGTTTTCATCGGTTAAATCATATTTATCCAATGGTTTATCAGTATTTTGATTATACTTATCTATTAATAAATTAATGTTTTTTATTCTATTATCAAGTTCTTCTTGGTTATTAGAAACATTAGGAATAATATCCTATAATTTGTATAATAAATAATTTTTATATTTTCCTTCTGTAATATAATTATTTATTTTTGTTTTTAATAAAGTTTGAAGAAGGACATTGTACTCTAAATAAATATCACGAGTTAAGTTATTATTAATCAGATAACTCAAATATTGAATTTCATTTGCATAAAATGGAGCTGTTTGGCCGAACATATGTATTTCGTAATAGCCCCAGTTATTATCTTTATAAATTAATAAATCATTAGGATGGAAATAATGATCGCTAATTTTAACATACTCTTCTTGATGGAATGTTCTTATGTTAGTCTAATCTTTAACAGTTATATTCATTATAGGAACAATATTTTCAAGAGTAGTTAATTTATTTAATTCTGTTAATAATATTTCTTTTTTATTTAATTCGATTTCCGCTGTTCCATTTTGTAATAAATTTGACATATAAACAAAATTTTCTTCAGAAATTTCTATATTAGAATTAATATCACAATAATTTCTTAATTTAGTTATAACATTAACTCTATTTTGGATATTTTCAGTAAATACTTTGGTATTTAAGTTTGTTTTATCCTTTAAATCATAAGAGCCAGCAGTAATAATATAAATTAAAGAAGCCTTTTCGGCGTTTGTAAGAGTATTATCATTTGTTTGAGGTTTATCAGAATAAGTAATATTAAATAAGTCTAATAAGCCTACAGTTATTAATTGATTTTTTTCATCATAAATACTTGATGAAGGTATAAGCAAAGTTTTTTCTGTGCTCTATTGGAATAAATCATCATTCATAATAGGTTTATTATGAATATAACTTGGATCTGTCGGATCAGCAGTAGTCCAATCTCCCTAAACATTGCCACTGGTTAAAGTTGGTAAATTTCTAAATATTGTAGAACCATCACCAATCTTTATTGCTACTGGTGCTACTTTATTTCTATCAGCAGTCTCAGTATGGAGAGTTAAATTTCCATTATCATCTGTTGTATATATAATATTAGAGTTTGTTGTATCTGTTGAAGTCGGTTCCTTAGTGGTATCTATTTTATCACTTGGAGGAACTATAATACACACTTCTCCTTTAGAAGGAGTGTAATTATCTCCAATAGTTTCCCAAACAGCAGAGTTTTTAGCTTTAGTATTTACAACAATATATCTATTCATATATTCACTCCTCCGTTTTATCTTTTTATACTTCTTCTAATAATAAAAAGATGGGTAAGTTCATTATTAGAACTTACCCATCTTTTCCAAAGAAACACCAAACAAACAAAAGGAGGATGACAATATTAGAATCTTAGTGGACCAGGATAGGAGAATCGAACTCCCAACAGATGATTGGAAATCACCAGTTTTACCATTAAACTAATCCTGGATATCTGATATTGGTGTAGGATTTGAACTGTATATTAAGAATAAACAATAGTATGGTAGCTATGACCCAGTTTCATGGTCGCTTTACAAGATGGCAGTCAAAGGCTGTTATCCTTCGCCTAAAATCTCCATCCAAACCTCATATAAGGAAAACATCTAAGCCGTATCATTTGGATTTCCCAACTCATTTCGACTTGCGGATTTGTTACCTACCGCTGTACTACCTGCTAACCTTTCTATGTTAGCCCCGACCCGTCTATTCAACTATCGTTAGCTACTATTGTTTAATGGTACCGGTGGCGGGACTCGAACCCGCACAGTGTTGCCACCGAGGGATTTTCTTGCTACTCTATGTCACCATAGCCACATTTCTGTGTTGTAGTCTGGACTATGTCTTAACCATATCTTATGACTTAGGTTGATGGTATATAGTCTCTACACATTTATTAAAATAAATATATATTTTAAATTTAGCTCGGCGTTAACTTAATAAGTCTTCCGCCGAATTAGCCATCATTCACTTAAGAAGTTTCCTATCTTAGTGCTCCGCAATAGACTTAATTTTTCTTCCTCTCCAATTATCTGTATAAGAATGACAATTAGGACATAATAATTCTAAATTTTCTAATCTATTATCTGTTCTAATTCCATTAAGATGATGAACTTCTAAATTAATAGGTTGTCCTAACCATTCAGTATTACCACAACATTCACATTTTCTTCCTCTTAATTTAATTAAAGGATTTAATGTAGAAATGCCATTTTTCTTTACAGAATTTATAGTAAATAAATCATAATCATAATTTTCTTTATTCCAAGACTATCCTAAAAAATGAGAAGTATCTAAATTTAATTCTAAACACATTTTTTTAAGAGAAGTAATAGTACCTCCTCCATCTCGAATATATCCTAACTTACCAGCTAATTCTCGATAGGATTTAGAATTATTTACTATTTTAGTAAGTTCTTCAACAGAAAATTTTCTCTATTTCGCAATATTACCCATTATTTTTAACCTCCAAATATATTATTGTTTAATATATTTGGAAGAGCGAATGGATAAAATAATCAAGTCTGCCCTGAAGTCCCTTGTGTCTACCAATTCCACCACACCGGCATTTTCAATATTCAATTGTCAAAATAATTAATCAAGACTCAATTTTGAAAAACAAGTAATTCATTTTAGGTGAACTTTCAAAAGTAAATTCGCTGTATGAGTCTTATACCTGGCGGAGGGAGTGGGTGCTGCCCCCACTTCACCGGTTTTAGAGACCGGAGCATTTGCTGCTATGCTATCCCTCAATGTTTTATATTAAATTCCATTCTTCATCAGAATAAGAATTTATTTGTTTTTTTGTTGATGGTAAATTATAATTTATACACCATTTCCGTATAGTATTATCACTTACATTATATTTTTGAGCAATTTTAGTAAAAGGTTCAATTCTAATCATTTCTTTTAAAAAAAATTTATCAGGACGATCTTCTACTTTTCTTTGTCTAATTTTTTCACAGCTCATACATCTAATAGCTTCATAAGTAATTTCTTTACCACAATCACAACAATATTTTTTTTCTTTTCGATTATTTCTTAAAGGATAATTATATCCTTCTAATCGACGACTTTTACCTTGGTTAATAGTAGAAATAATGTCCTATCCTACATTAAATTGCTATGCAATTTCATTCTAAGGTATATTAGTAGTTAATAATAATTTATAAATTTGTATTAAATCTTCTTTAGAAATTTTACTGCAATTATTACAATTACCCTAATTTCCTCCGGTAGTTTCATTATATCCATTAAAATAAGTATCATAAACTTTAATAAAGTATTTTTCTTTCACATCTAAATCTTTAACATCACATTCTTCTAATATTTCAAATTTAAAATTTTCTATACCATACTTTCTAAATGCTTTGCTTAAAGTTTTATTATACTCATTTGATTTTGGATTAAATGCTTTATTTTTTTCTTTAATCCATCGTCTTTGAATATTAATTGACTATCCAATATAAGATTTTTGATTTATTAAATTTGTAATTTTATAAATTCCGCAAGCCATTTTATCAAACTCCTCTCATTCTATTATTCTTAAAAAGAATAATAAATCAATTCATCTTTTTCGACCTCGAAATTAATAAATTATATGAATTACAAGACAGTTTAATAAAGTATCTTCTTATGAACCAAAAACATATGATTATCTTTAATAAAAATTTGCTGAAACTGTCTTTATCTTGTAAATATATTATACTAAATAATTTTTTAATTTTCAAATTACTCAGTAGAATGTATTTACAAAAATTAATATATCCAATAGAAATAAACTACACCATAGCCGCTAACCACTTGTAGGGTCGCCTCTATGCCTACCCGCGCCACTAAGTATCTCAGCTTACCTCGTTTATTAGCTATTGGAATATATTAAATTTTTGACCTATTATTAAACTTATAATATTCACCAATAGGAAATGAATATACAGTTTTTAATAATAGGATTTTAATCATTTAATTACAAACAAATAAATAATTAATCCTACCTATTATATGTCCTTTTCGTAGTCCATCACGTCTCATTTTCCACGTCTTTATATGAGAGATTACCAAGGATCTCAAATACGCTTACGGACTTGGTAATGGCTTTTTGGTATGTGAGCCACAAACATCCCTATTCAGCTTATTTATAGTGG